CAGGCTCTTCAACCTCTTCAGGCTCTTCAACCTCTTCAGGCTCTTCAACCTCTTCAGGCTCTTCAACCTCTTCAGGCTCTTCAACCTTAGGCTCAGCAGGCTCTTCAACGACAACAGGCTCTTCTGCGACGACACCGTCTCCATACTTTGCAGCGTACTCGGCTGCGGTGAGAACTTCGACGTAGCCTTTGCTCTCGTATCGGTGGACGTGATCGTGATCACGCGCCCAGTCGGGGAGTCTTTTTATGGACCCTTTTTGACCCGCAGGCTTGAGCTCGAATTTTCCATGAAACATGAAAATCTGCGTCTGCGAGATGTTGATGATGTAGTTGCTCATGATCGAGTCCCGTCGAGAAAGATACAAAAAGGGCGGAGGCCAAAACCCCCGCCCTAATGGTGTATCAGGTGATGGTGCACTTCACCAGGGAAGCGGTGTTACCGATTCCGATACCAGGCGCGGCGTACGAGAAGAACTCGATCATGTCCGCTTCCTGTTTGATGTAGAGCGTTGCGTCCTGAAGAAGGAAGAAGTTCCCCAGGTACTCTTGCGGCCCGAAGACCCAGAACTCATCGTTAGGCAGGATGTCGTTCTTGATGGTCGTGATGACGGGGAACCCGAAGAGAGTGTTCTCCGACTCCACACCTTCGTCGTAGTGCCGCGACGCAATCCGGTCACCAACCGACGTAGCCGGCAGCGCCAGGACGTCGTAGTAGAGTTCCTTCGTCATCAGAATCTTGCCGATCGGAATCCGACGGTTGAGAAGATTCTGGAACGCTTTGACGAACGCCTCAGCTTCAAGACCAGCATTCGTCACGATCTGCGTGGTTGCCGTCGCAATTGCGTCGATCGTCTCGTAGAACCGGCTATCCTCTTCATCGGCCATGTCCTTGACGGAGTTGTCCGACAGGATCTTGCGGATGTCGTTCTGGTACGTCATCAGCTCGAACTTCGACTTCTGGAATCGCTGTGATTCCGTCTTGCCGAAGTACACGGCGTAGCGCGGGCCTTTGAACCAGGTTCGAGGGCCAGTGCCTTTGAAAGGGACGAACGTTGCACGGGAATCCGGCTCGATCTCAACGATCTTTTTCGGCAGGTCCGTGTTTTCGTCGCGATCGATTTCGTCGTCGCTAAGCAACTGCGGCGGAAGAATTTCGCGAGCGAAGGACGACTGACGAAGCTTTGAGCGGATAAAGGCAGAGCCTTCCTGCTGGGCTTCTTTCACTCGGCCGTCTTCGATTTTACGAAGAAAGCTCGAGTTGATCAGCTGGGCCGTGACCCGCGAGGTCTCGGTGTTATATGACATGACATTCCTTGTGTCGTTGTTTGTAGTTACACGCCTCCGAAGAAGCGCTTACTCACCCCTCGCGGGGTTATCCAGCAGCGCCGCCAACAGTAATCGTCAGCACACCACCTGCATCTTCTTCCTTCCGCACTTCACCGAACTGTCGCAGTCCAGGGTTGTCAGTCGGAATTCGAGCAACAGCACCTGCGTTGGCGGTGACAGCTTCACCGACAGCGTAGGAGCCTGCATCGAAGTTTGTGGTCTCGAACTGGTAGTGGCCGCGAATAGCGACCAGCTTGTCCGCGATGTACTCAGAACCGTCTGAGCCGCCGCCCTGCTTGAGGCCGTCGTACTCGTTATCGGTGTTACCCGAGACAACGAGCCACAGCTGCGGAAGAGTGACAAGCGCCAGAGCGAGGTCTGCACCGCCGTCGCTCGCGGTGACAGCGCCCGCGAGGTCTGTTCCCGTTGCGCGGTCTACAGCGTCAGCTGCGTTGCCTGTGAGGTAGACAATGTCTCCCTCAGTAAGCGCGGTGGAAACGCCCGAGTCGGGCACGAAATTGTCTTCGATGGTTGATTCGTCGGGCCACCCGCGAATCACGTCGAATGCTGCGTTGAGAAGGCTCATGTGTATCTCCTAAACCTTTCGGTTGTGGTGTTAGCTCAATGCCCACTGAATGAAGCGAGCGTCTGCAATATCGCCGTTTGACGAAGCAGTTTTGGTGCGTCGAGGTGTTCCCAGAGCATCTGCCTCTTCAAACGCGGCGAGCTTGTCGAACACAGCTTTGACGTCATCATCGTCGCTAGACGCGATCTTTTTGAATACGTCCTCGGCCGCAGTGGCGTCGCCCGTTGCGCGCTTGTAGCGCTCTGCGAGCGCAGCGGCTTTGGTCGTGATTTCGGCGTCGCGCGCTTCTTGCTGTACGCGCTGCTGTTCCGTCGCCGTCTTTTCGAGTTCTTCGATGTAGTCGGCGCTGGCTTCGAGGACAGCCGCAATTTTTTCGAGAGGATGTGCACTCATGTCGTTACCTGTTTACTTTGCGTTTCAGCGTTTCCAGGCCCGTCAAAGCCTCGAGTAATTGCGCTGTCTTGATGGTCTTGTCGACCTGCGCGCGACTGCGGCATTGCTCTGCCAGCTTACGAAGTTTCTTAGTGTCCATGGAGCGACTCCAGCAGCGCAGCTACGTCACTGAGCATCACTTCAGACTCTGAAGTGCGGAGCTCCTGCGCAGCTTGCTTGAGTCGCTGTGCTGTTTGCGACGTATTTTCGTCAGGCGCATCGTGTGCGCTTGCGAGTTTTGTTTGTTCGCGCTCCTGCCGTCCTTCGTGGATAGCGGTAGCGACCATGTCGGCAATCGAACCCATCAGTAGTACCCCATCTGCGGACGTGAAGGCGGCCGTCCTGAGCCGCCAATAGAGTTAAGAACGCCACTTGCACGCTCCATGAGCTTAGGCGCTACAGCGCCAGTAGCCATACCCGCGCCAAATGCCAGGTTGCGGTTCTTCTCACCAATTTCTTGGCCCTGGTAGCGCCCCAGGCCGTATGCCCCGCCACCGATAGCGCCAGCTCCGAGAGCAGCAGGCAGGTAGCCAATACCGCTCCGCCCAGCTTCTTCGACGACTTCTTCAGTCGCGTCGTCTGCAGCATTTGCGTTAGGCGGTGCACCCGCCGGCGCCTTCTGCGTGGCATCGTCCGCTTTTCGCGTGGCATCGTCCGCTTTTCGCGCGGCATCGTCCGCTTTTCGCGCGGCATCATCAGCGGCGTTTGATGCGTCTTGAACTGCTTTTTGCGGTGCAGCTTTAGAGGCAGCAGCCGCGTCGTCCACACGTTTTACCGCCTGCGCGCCGTCCCCGATGTCACCGAGGAAGCTGCCAGCGCCTCCGCGGGAGGCTTTATTGACGAACCAATTCATACCGCGCGCAAGAGGGTTAGCCTCTTTCTGCATCAGCGGCGCCCCAACGTCAGCAAAGGCTGCGCGGTAGAGGCTTGCGTAATCGGCGAGAACGTCGGTCATGTTTACTGCCCGGCCAGGTGTGAGACGACTTCTTCAGCGTCAGCGAATCCCCGCTCGAAGCAGTCATCCGCGTACTCAGCAATCTTCTCCATGGCAGCGACCACACCGCGCGCGTCTTCGTCAGCTGCGTGCTTGGTGTTGCGGTACGCAGCTTCTTTCTGCTGACCAACAAGCTGGTTAAGCGCGTTCTCGGCTTCAGCGTAGCCAAGGTCTGCTGCCAGTTTGACTGACTCATGTGTGGAGCCGCCGCCCTGTTGGGCGTTGGCGACTTTCTGTCGCGGTGCTCCAGCAGCGTACTGATTGGCCCGCGAAACAAAGCCGTCAAAGACTGCAGCGCCGTAGAGCTGTGCTTCTTTGAGGGTCATCGTCTGCTCAGCGTCAGCGAGATCGCTTGCGACCTTTTCGAGCGTAGCAGTTGCCGACGCGTCGTTTTGGTTCGAGGCGACTTTGGTCTGCTGAGGGTGCACGCCTTCTAAAGCGCTTTCCAGAGCGGCCCGCTTTTGGTCGAGGTCGTGCACTGTTGCCGGTGCCGACGCGACTTTGGTCGTCTGTGAGTCAGCAACCCCATTGAGGTCGTTGAGGATGTCTTTGATCGAAGGCATGTCTATTCCTTGTTAACGTGGTGATCACGAGATCGGGTCACGGTAGCGCCATATTAAACGACAAGATCTGCAAATCCAAGTCCTTTTAGGACAGTATTGACTGACCAATCAAGGAGCAAAGATCATCAAGATCTACTTCATCGTAGGACATGGGGTCATGTGACGCCAGTTTAGTTGCGCGTTTGTACAGCTGATTAAGTAAGTGTCCAACGCCGCCTACACCAGCCGATGTGCCGATGGTAGTGGATATTGGGTTCGCACGTGCGACGTTCCCGAGACCTGCAGGGGCGACGGACCCGTGGTCTTGTGCGAGTAGTCCCGTCAGGAGAGCGCCGCCTGCAAGAGGCACGACAAGCTCCAACGGTACAGAGCTGCGTTTTTCAATAAACTCTGTATTTACAGGGACTTTGATGCCCTGGTCGGTGTCGAGCTTGTCCACGCCTTGGCCTTTTATGAGCCCATATGTGCCGCCCATGGCGCCAAGTGCTGCAGGCGCAGCGAGCCACGGGTACTTTGAGCTTAAGACTTTGTAGCCGCCGCCCATGATGGCAGACAATCCCGCCAGTTCGGCCATCTGTTTCTTTGTGTTCTCTGTGTCCGCACGCTCTGCTGCGCGGCGCGTTGTCTGGTACGTACGCCCCGATTTAGGGTCACGCCACTCGAGCACTTGATGTGTCGGGGTGTAGTACGCGCCGTCGGCAGACATCTCTTCGCCAGGCAAAAGCGCCATGATGTTGGATTTGTCGACCAGCGGGCCTATACTCTCGGGGATGTAGGTACGTGCCAGGTAGTCTTTGTACAACGCACGCTTCTCGCGCAGGGGCGCAGCCAGCCGCATGACGTCAGGCGAAACGTACTCTGACGCCACTTTAAAGAAGCCTACGTCTTCTAAGCGTTTGTAGACGTGAGGCATCTCGGCCATGACCGCGGCCACTTTGCCTTGCGACATCGCTATCCGCTTCTCGACTTCATTGTCTGTGGGAAGTCCATTTTGCGCGGTCAGGAAGCGGAAAATCTCGACCGTAGTCGGGATCATTCCGAGTGCGTTGAACGAGCTAAAGAGCTGCGGCGATGACACGTGACTGATGGACTGCATCTGCTCGTGGCTAAGCGTCGGCGTACCGCACAGCCACCCGTTCATCGTACGCAGCAGGTTCTTTGTGTGCTGGTACTCTTCTTCCGACATGGTTACGGAATTGGTCGTCGGGTTTACCATGTCGCCCGTGATGACCTTGTCGATGTCTGAGACTTTCTGCAGGATCGCGCGCTTCTCGGACAAGTCGTCGACACGCGCACCCAGCGCGGCACTTGTCTGCAGTGCGTACGGCTCCGCGACCTTTTTCATCGTGTAGCCGATACGGTCTGCTGGCTTGAATACGAAGCTGATGTCAAAGAGATGGGGTGCGGGGTTCCAGACGTAGTCACGGAAACCGTCAGGGGACAAGCGGTTCATCCCAAACTCAGGGTTCGACCCGTTGACGTGCTCGCAGTACTGCTCTCGAGTAGGCGCGCGGTTTCCGCACCGGTTGCACACATCGTACTTGATCCGGCAGCCCATCGAGACAGCGGGGAATTCCCCACCATCAATACGGCCTACGATGTCCATCGCCTTGGAATTTTCCAGGCTGAGCAGGAGCTCAACGCGGTGCATCTTCCAGTTGTAGAAGGATTTCATGACATCGCCAAAGCCCTTCTTCGGGTCTTTGTTGATGTGGTGACGGTAGGCCTTTGCGTGCTGCTCAAACGTCTTGTGGTGCTCAGGGAGCGTCTCGCCTGGTGCGACCGCCCACTGCCCTGCAATCTTTACAGGCTTTTCCGCGAAGGCGTCGCCGTTGCGGTTTGGCCCGTAGTACTCACTGGCGGACATCGCCAGGACGAGCACAATGGTGCGCCCCTCGACAGCATCAATCGTCGAGCAGTAATCCAGTGTGTCCGACGACGCGTATTTGTAGAGTGCACGGTCCCGGGGGTCGATGATTTGACACCGCGCCTCGCCCGTACGCTCAAAGTGTTCGTCGAACTGTAGGATCTTTGGGAGCATGGGTTACCCAGGTAGTTGAGCGGCAGGACCGACCATGGAGTAACCTTTTCGTAGGGCGTTATCTATATGCTTGTACTCGTCTGTGGCCGCATCACTGAGGCCGCCCGCTTCGTACAGCATCTGCGCGCGAGTTTTTGCCTCTTTTGTGCGCTGATGTGTAGACAGTCCCGCACACCTCATCGCGCGATTGTATCTGTGCTCAAACATCAGTTTGTCCCTTCGTAAGCCATGAGGTTTTGGAGCCGAGATTCCATCGGGAGGTTGACCGGCGGAAGCTGGTTTAGCGCGTTACGAACAGTGTTGCCCATTGTATCGGCAGGCTGCAACCCGTAGTAGGCGCCGGTGCCCGCGCCGCCAAGCAAAAGCATGTTGCGAAGCGCGTTTGACGCCTCCGGCGTGGCGTCGGCGAAAGACGGAGCGTCTAAGTCGGGGATGTCGTCCACGACGCTTTCCCGCATCGTTGGCTCGCCGGGGATGTCGTCCACGACGCTTTCCCGCATCGTTAGCGCGGGCGTTTCGTCTGCGTAGGTTACCTCGGGTATCTCGTCCACGACGCTTTCCCGCATCGTTAGCGTGGGTCTTCTTTGTTCCATCCGCCGCTGCGACTCCGCTTTTAAACGTGCCTCCTGAGTGGCGTACCGCTTTTCTACAGCCCGGCGCGGGCCGCCAGGCAGTATTTCCGCGGGGCCGACCATGTTGTACTCCTCGGCGTTAGCACGCTCGATGTTGTGCGGTACGTATGTTGTATCATAAGCGTTGGCAGCGTAGTAACCACCCTCACCCTCGCGCATTTTACTACGGCCACCGCGCCTCTGACGGTAAAGCTCGGGCGTGTACATCGTGTCGCGCCACGGATCGGTGAGGTACGGGTCCTTCCAGTACTTGTATCCAGGCCCCGCCTTGTCCTCAGGGGCGGCGACAAAACCGTCCCGAAGGAGGCGGGCAACTGCGTTATCACTGAGATCCCCTGCCTCAAACAACTCCTGCGCGCGCGACTTCGCTTCTTTCGTGCGAAGAGGCAGCAGTCCCGCACACCTCATCGCCCTGTTGTACCCGTTCTCAAACATCAGTTGTCTCCTCAGGAACATGCGTTACTGCGTCAAAAGCTCTTCGACAACGAACTCGCGGTTAAGCGCACGGATACTCGCGACTTTCTCGGTCTGCTCTACGCCGTCCAAAAGCTCGTCGAGGTAGCAGGCGGTGGCCAGGTGTGCTGCTTTTTCTCGGTTCAAGACTTGTCCAAGGATGGGCTCTTGGGCCGACCCCATCTTTTCGCCGCGCCGAAACTGGTCCATCGCAGCGTAGTTTTTCTGGCGCTGTGAGTCGATGGCCTGGTCGTCGATCATCTTTTTGCCGCCGTACCCCAGAAGGCCCAGCCCGCCTACGCCCACGGCGGTTTGCAGAGCTCGGTTGCGTGCATCTTCGGTGAAGTCGTCACTCAACGCGCTTCCCGCGGCGTACCCCGGGACGGCGAGCCCTGTGCCAACAGCGCCTGCCTGGAGCAACTTCTTGCCTGCGTCACGTAAGACAGGGTTTTTGGAGATACCATCTAAGATACCGCCCATGCCTGCTTCCTTGATACCGTCTACGATCTCTTTGTAGAGAGCGTGCTTGGCGGTCGCGACCTTTTCTTGGCCTTCAAATGCTGGGTGGGACAGCCTTGCTGCGACTTTGATTTTGTCTGCGAGCGTGAACGCAGTCTTCTTTGGCCGGATGTTCAAGGCCGCGGCGGCCTTGATTCCGTTATGGATGGCGCGCTGCTCACGCTTACGAATGTGCGCGTGCTTGGCGACGTGTCCCACAGCGTCCGCTACGGAGAAGTCTTGGCGTGCACCAAGGATGTCGAGTAGCGGCGCCGACTTTAGGTACGCCACTTTTTGCGTCCCAATAGCACCTTCAAGCGCTTGCCAGAGTAGTTCTTGGTCTACCATCATTTCTCTCCTGTCATAGCGCGATTGACGCGTGCAAGGTTTCCGAGTGTGCCGTAGTCCGGCCCGTTGGCAGCCATCATGGCTTCACGCAGGAAGTTTTTGACGGCGAATTCATCTGTCGCCACCTCCGGCGCGAACCGAACCATCGAAGCAAACGCGCGACGAAGCATGTCGAGCTCACTGTCGCTAGCTTCGCGTAAGAGTGGATCACTGTCCAGAGCCCGCTGAAACATGGCGTCTTGTGAGAACGACATCGTGGCGTTGCGGGCAGCGCCTACTGCTCCGCCCAACGCTTGGCCCAACAAGTCGTTGATCATCGTGGCGGTGTTCGAGCCTGCCGTTGACGCGAGGGACTGGACGTATTTGTCTTGGGCCTGCGTTCGGGTGTTGACGCCAAACAGCTCTTTTTCAGCCATGTAGGACAGCGGCTCGTCTACTGCAGCGATGCCTGTCGCGGCCGCCAAGCCCCCAAGACCTGTTAGCGCTGCTTTGCCCGGCGCAAACTCGTCTGCACTGCGCATTAGCTTGTCGCCTTGGAGCGTGTAGTCAGCGCCCTGTCCAAACATCTGCTTGGCGGTGTCTATAATGGAGCCTGTATCGAAGTCACGCAGCGCGGTTGCTTTGGGATCGCTACCATGCGCCATCAGCTCTTCGAGCACCTTGCTGCCTACCGGCTTGTTGCTCTGGCGGGTGACAAAGTTCTTGAGAAGACCACTTAGCGCGTCGACAGCGCCTCCGGTTACTTTACCGACGGGGGCACCTATGCCCGCCACCTTTTGGCGCCGACGAACGAATGTGTTGAACGGGTCAGACATGGGCGTTTCTCCTCGCATTTGTGCTTCGTTGAGCGGGCCAAGTACACGGTTGTGCTTGAACGCCCGGTCTGCGCCGGCGACGTATCCGCCGCCGCTTATAACGGCGGCCAGACCCAGCGGCGTGAATAGGGAGCTAAGCACAGGAGACTCGTCCATGTACTCAGCAATTCTGGGGTCGCCGGGCTTTAAAGTCCCTTTAACAGCTTTGCCTACTGGGGTAACAGCATCGCGTATGCTTTTTAAAAGCTTGGGGTTGCGCACATTCTCCGCGCGCTGGCGCATTTGGCCGGCTAAGAACCCGTGGCCTTCCTCCGCAAGCTGCTCCGCGACGTCGTCGAAACGCCCGGACACCAGGTCTCGGCCCGCCCCCGCAAACTTGTACGCGTCATCATGCATCAAGTTGCAAGCCCCGAGTGTACTGGTTATGCCACTCGAGGCCGCGACCAACGTCACAGGCAGTTTGGTATGCTGCAACAGCTTCCTTGAAAAGCGCGTGTTCCCGCCGCTCGATGACGAACTCCGTCGGATTTTCCCAGGCTTCGGCGGTCTTCTCTTGAGGCAGCCGCATCAGCTCACGCAGCTTCTCAATGGTGTGCTCAGCGTGTTTACCGAGTAAACCGTAGGCGTCGCGTGCAAACTCGTCGAACTCGATTGCGTCGGTGTACCGGAACTGTTCACGTAACGCAGCGACCTTGTCGTTGTAGTTGAGGTACGCCTCGTGGAGCCGCGTCTCGAGCTCGTCTGTTGTCTTGGCTACTTTGTCTGCCGCGGCCATGACGTGGCGTGCCGCAACCTTTTCTTGCTGAGGTTCCTCTACATGAGGCACCGCTTCACTCGCTACTTTCTGGACACGCTCGCGTACCTGGTCCCAACGCTCATCAGGGAGCTCAGTGAAGAGCACCGCTGCCGTCTTCTCTAGCGGCGAATTTTTGTCCACCGTCGCGGGGCTTGCAAACAGGCAATCCAGAACGCCAGTAGGGTCAACTACGTCGAACTCAACGTAACGGTGCTCCGCCATCTTCTCGAACAGCTCGAGGTGGGCGTGCACGTTGGTTGCCTCGACAAGCCGACGTGTTTCGTTGGCGTTTAGACTTAAGTCCTGCGCGACCTTGACGACCCCTGCGTCTAAGGCGCACCGCTTTTCGATGAAGTCTGAAATGATGGCTTTAGCCATGCTTTGGTACTGTCGATCGTTGTAGCTCATGGCGTGCTGCCTTCGTCAGGATGAATGATGTCGTCGTCGTTGATCTCGCCCTTTGATGCGGTGCTGTTAACCATCTCAAGCCGGATTTTAAGCTCTTCGCGGTGGCTTTGGTTGGATTCGAGCACGTCGGGAAGCGTACGTATTGCGCCGATCAGTGTCGAGCTCCACTGCCGTGCTTCTTTCGTGAAGTCACTATCCAAGCGGCTTCCGAACGGTACCTTGGAGAACCGATAACTCTGTCCAATCAACTCTTTAAGGGCAGCATCAGGGGGCACTTCGTAATCTGTACGAGCAAACGTTGCGGACAGATAGTGAATACCCATCTCAACGGCAGCCGTCATGACTTCGCGCCCGAATGTGTCGCCGCTGGGGTCGTCGGGGTAGCTCCGTACGTACGCTTCTAAGTCGAGACGGTCTTTGAATTCGTCGGGGTCAAAGAAGACGTGTGTGTAGATGCGGACAACATCTGTTCGGATCGACAATACGCTTTCAATCTCTTCAGCGCGTGCGCGCGCAAGAATAAACGCCTCGAGAATGGAACGCTTGTAGTGATTCTTGAAGATCGAGTATGCGTACAAAACGTCCGCGGGGACAGAGGTGTCGCCGCGTAAAACAGACGCCATTGCAAACAAGACGGGGTCGTCAGACGAGAACGTGTCGGACTCGACTGCCTCTTGCAGCGCCTCGAACTTGTGCCGAGGATTTGGTGGTGCACCAAAATCCACGTCTTAGCTCCCCTCAGATACAAAGCCACTCAGAGACTGCAGCGCACCGCCAAGGTCAGAGAACAGCGTTTCGAGCTGGTTACGAATCTCAGTGTACGCCGCGTCCCCCACTTGGCTGCGCATGTCTGTGCCCTTCATACGCACCTCGGTGAGCATACGCCCAACAGAGTCCAGCGCGTCACGAAGCATCGGCATCTGCGCCGTGATGGCGTTGTCGAAGGGGTTTTCTTTTGCAAGCGACGCCATCGCAGCCGCGTCAAACAGCTCTGGGTCCTCAAGCTGCATGGCGGACTCCATCATGCCGGGCTGCTCTACGGGCATGGCTTCACCGGGAGGCGGCGCAGCACCGGGAGGCGGCGCAGCACCGGGAGGCGGCGCAGCACCGGGAGGCGGTCCCATGAGCTCAGGGGGCAACATCGGAGGCGGAGCACCCATCGACGCTGCAATCTCGTTTGCACGCCCGGCGACCATTTGAATGGCGCTAAGCTGTGTCTGTAGATTTTCCTGCTGTGAGGCCATTTGCTGCATGAGCTCATCTGTTTCCATCATGAGCATGTCTGCAACTTCAGAGGCAGCAATCTCCACTGGAGTAGGCTCCGGTGGGGGAGGCGGTGCCATGCCCATGCCCCCGCCCTGCAACATAGCAGGGTCAACAGGCTGACCTGTGGCTGGGTCAATCATCTGTCCCGTCTGAACGTCGATAAGCAGCCCCGTTTGCGGGTCGTAAGGCATGCCCGTAGCAGGGTCGATGGGCAGCCCCGTTTGCGGGTCAATCTGTTCTTGCGGCGGTGCTCCACCCTGCGGCGGTGCGCCACCCTGCGGCGGGGGCGCTTGTCCTGCCGGAGGCGCCATCATGCCAGGGCCCTGGGCAAGCTTCGTGGCGCGGTGTGTGAATGTACGCATGGCCTGGCTCGACACAGCGTACCGGGTCGACTTACCGTCAGCCTGTGCCTGTTTCACCATCTCAAGCGCGCCGGGAGACTCAGCGTCGTAGACGTCGATGAGGTGTTTTACTGCGGCCATTTTGGACGTCAAAAGCTGGCCGTTGCAGTAGAACTCACCTGCGCCCGCCGACTTCATCTGGATTCGCGGAGCACCCGAGAGTGTCAGCGCGTCGTAGTACATCGACATGATCGCTTCAGGATCTTTTAAGATCTCATTTGGCGAACGCACCGCTGCTGCCGCAATGAAGCGGTAGTTCTCTGGGATGAGGATGACAGTCTCGACGCCGAACGGCTCAGATTGCTTACGCTCAGCCTGCGTCTGGAATTCGTGCGGGACATACTCCGCGTTGTCGCGCCCGTGTGGTCCGCGTTTGCCTGTGAACAGGCGCGGCGCCGAGATGGGGCTGTTTTTGTGCTGGATGAGAAGCACGCGGTTACCCGAGTAGGTCTCCCCGTAAACGTGCCGGTCCCCGTCCTTGGTCTTGACCAGGTCGATCTTGATGGGCTCAAACGCCACCATGTTCTTGTGGTCAGGATTGAAGAAGAAGCCGCGCTGTCCGTTGCGGGGTGTTCCCTGCTGGGGCTTGGTGACGTACTTCTCAAGTTTCTCGGGGGTTTCTTGCGCGTCGAGGTGTTGCGCGGAGAACCCTTTCTTGGACAGCACCATCTCGCCGTCTTCGGTGAGCACCATGCGACACGTTTCGTTGTACTCTTCGTACTTGCCGTAGCTGTTGCCTGGACGCGGGTTCTTGTCGTAGCGCAGGTCGTCGGAAGTCAGAACGCGTGTGAAGACGAGTGACTTGCGTACCTTACCGTCGGTGAAGAAGACGTTGTAGAAGCCAACAGAGCTCGGAACCTCAAGCTCCAACGGGCGCTCTGTCGACACCATCAGTGCAGGGTCAGGGCGCTGGTCGTTGATAGCGAAGCCTTCCGATGCGATCGCTGCCTGCGCTTCAGGGGTGCGGTCACCGAAGAATGCACGCGTCTCTGCGACGGGCGTCTCCATCGTGATGAAGGTCACTTCAGCCGTCGAGGACGCTTGTTTGACAGTTTCAGGGTGCGGGATAAGCGCAGCTTTGAGCGTGTTTACCCCGTAAACACTGAACGCGTGTTTCGCCAGAAGCGGATTCGCTTCCATCGTTTTGACAAACGCTTGTTTGACGCGGTTGTGCGCGCAGTCCAGGTACGTCGGGAGCTGTAGCCCTGCACTCGCGTAGCTGTAGCGCCCCGTGGTTGGGGGCACAACGACGTTACGGATGTCCAAATCAGACGTCGCGTAGTCAGATGGCTTGACCGGACTGCCAAGCTTCGACGCGTCCATACGGTCGAGTTCGGCCAGGTAGTCAGGCGTAAGGGGCAGCATCATGTCGAGCGACTTCACGTACATCGTGTCGAACGGCATGATTTCGTTGTCGCTTAGGACAACGGGAATGTGCACCTCGTCATCGCCACGCATGACGATGAAGGTGCCGGTGGCCGAATTGGATTCGGAGTCGAGATCGAGGATTTTGAGTGTGGCGACCTCGTCTGCGATTTCCGGGTTTTTCGTGATGAGCTGGTTCATAGCGAGGTCTTGAAACGCCGCTTCGAAAAGCTCTTCAGGAGACCCGCCGCCTTCGCTCATCATAGACTGCGTACGTGGCGACAAAGCAGACATAGCGTTCCTCGTTCAGCTCAGAATTTCTCGTATCGCCGGTACCGCTTGCAGAAGGGCTTCGACGCCGACGTCTTTGACGGCACTACGTGCTTGTGCAGCGCGTGCCTCTGGCGGTGCTTGTCTGACAGCCCGAAGACCGCCTGACATTTTATCTCCCACCAACGGCGCGCCAGTCATGACGTTGAGTAGGTCCAGAATCTTAAGCAGCTGACGCCGCTGTTCTGGGTCTTCGATGAACACTTGGGCCCCAAGAGTAGCAGGTACTTGTGCTGCTACGGTCATTCGGTTCAGCGCACGGATGATGCGCAGTAAGTCACCGTACGCACCGGATGCTGCTTGTGGTACGCGTCCGCGTTGCTGTTCCTGACCCGCCTGCAGCAGTGCTTGGAGGATCTCTTGCTGGTCTTGGGACCCAAAGTTCATGTTTGAATTACCCGGTTAGCCGGCCGATTTGCGCGAGCAAGTCAGAAGCGGTCTGGTCGACTGGGCGGTAAGCTTCTGCAACTTTCTGCAAAAACTCTTCACGCTCGAACGGCTCTTTCGACATGCACGCTTTCACGGCAGCGACTTTCTCGTTCTTGGGCATGTTCTTGGGCAGACGAGGTGCAATCTCGTGTGCGGTGCGCGAGAAGAAGTCTTCCCACGAAGCCTGCTTCGACGCTTCGGCCACCGAGTTCGAGCTGGCGCCGCTGTGGCTAGGCTGGTCTGGGTGATCGACTTCTTCACCGACGTTGGCTGCGCCTGTCTCGTTGAGGTTGGCGTTGCCTTGCCCGACGTTCGCGTACCCTTCCGGGCGACGCTTAGCGTCCATGGCCGCCTCGGAGTTAGCCGAGTCGTTCATGAGGTTCTGCTGTTCCGGGTCGTCGCCCATGATGGTCGACGGGCCGCCACCACCTCCACCTTCTCCGCCCATCGCGAGCTTACGCAGCGCGTTGGCGATTCCGGCGGACTTTTGACGTGCCGAAGATGGTGACGTCTGCGTCGACGCCGCCACAGCGGAGTTGCTTCCAGCGCCGCCATGCGACGGGGCTTTCGGGTGTGCCATTTCTTGGCCGACTCGAGCGGTGTCGTCTTCGCCGATGTTGGTGTTTCCACCCTGACCGACAAGCGCGTAGTTCTCGGGGCGGTCATCGAGCATCGCCTCAGCGTTGGCCGAGTCGCTCAGAAGGTTTTTCTGGCCGGGCTTGCCGTCCATGATTGTCGAGGGACCCGACTCCATGGCGAGCTTCATGACGCCTTCGACCATGTCGCCGTAGGCAAGTCGCGCGTTCTGTCCGATGGACGCGCCCTGATTGACCGACGCAAATTTGCCGGTCGACTTGAGCTGGCGATCGAACTGCACCAGGTGCTGGGCGACCTTGATGGTGTCTTCCCATGGTACTGCGTCGGCCGATGGCTCAATGCTAATTTCATATGATGCGACGGCGCATGCCTGCTTGAGCATGTCATGCGTAGGAATTTTGGTAACTCCGCTACGCTGCAGGTATTCACCAACGCCGCGGGCGAAGGATTGACGAGTGATATTAGGCACGGTTGCTCCTTGAGAGATCCTCGAAGTACGCGTGAAGTATAAGATCTGCGTTGATCTAAAACAACAACGTTTTAGCGCGCAGGTCGGGTGTTGGCAACCCCGGAGGGTGCTTGCTGCTGTTGTTGTTGTTGTTGCTGCGTTCGGCGGCGTCTCAGTTCGTCGTAGTATTGCTGCGCGCTCGTACGCGCTGACTGTAGGTCAGAGTACTGCTCCATGACAGGACTAGACTGCCAACCCCGTGAGTAGGCAGACCGTAGACGGTCTGAAACGGCGTGGTCTCCTGCGTCTTGAGGCGGCGTGTAGTTCGGGTCGAGACCACGCCCGATTGCTTTACCTCCCGCGATGACGGGCGAGGCAAACGCGACGCCGCCAAGGTTGAACGGGCTGGCCGCGGCCCACCCAAGAACGTCACCGACAGCACCGCCTACGTTCTCGTAGCGCGACTCGTTCTCGCCGACAGGTTCCGTTGCGGCGTAATAAAGAGCCTGGGCGGGCGCGACGAACGTGTAGTACTTGGCCGCCGCTTCCATTGCAGCGGGCGCAGCCAGTTCCTTTAGCGATCCCTTACCTGCGCGCCAACGTTTGTAAGATCGCAGCGTATCCGGGTCGATCGCGAAGTCTCCCGCCATAACACCGCCACGTCCAAGTATACCGCCTGTACGGTAGCGCTGGCGAAGTACCTCTAACGGGTCCTCGCCAAAGACCATGTCTTTTGCGAAGCGGCCAATAGGGCGCCCGCGTCGCTGCGCCTGCATGTAGTCTTCGTACATCTGCGGCGTAATGCGCTGCCCCAACCCCGGTTTAATGGCGTCAAACTCTTTGGGATCGAAATCAGGAATGGCCTCGCCTTTGTACTGGCGACGTAGGCCCGGACGACTCTCGTCGAGCTTGCGTATGAAAGCGTCGCCTTCAGAGGTCATGATGCCGCGGTCCGTTAGCCCAGCGTCTTCTAAGTCCAATCCGCCCATACGATCGGCCGCGCGGCGAAGCTCAACTGCGCGCGAGTCGACGCCGCCGCTGGGCGAGATAATCTTAAACGTGTCGTCATCAAGCGCTTTTCGGAGTTTGTTTGCGCCAGATACACCCGCACCGCGCCCGAACATTACACGTTTAAGCGTGCTCAGCGATGCCTGCTTTGCCTCCATGGGCACGCCGTCGACCAGAGCTGCAGCGTCCAGGGCAGACTCCTCTGGAGCAGGCGGGGGCGGGGCAGGCGCTGCTTTTGGTTTCGGGGCTTCGGCCACTTCTGCGTCCGGGTTGTCGACGAAGAACTGTACGATAGATTCGAGCAGGCCTGGCTCTCCTTCGTCTTCTCGCCGCTGCTGCGCGTCGCGACGCAGCTCACGTGTGGGCCGGTTAATAGGCGCGGTCAGCGTGTCGACAACGAATTGGTCAACTTCGGATGCGTACTTGCCCTGCTGCCCCGTCGCGAACGGGCGTCCCTCGATGTAGGCAGGTACCGGAGACGTCGACGAAACATCTGTCGTCATGCCAAAGCCGGCCCCGTCGACGAGCGTCTTACGCAGGTACCGGTGGGACAGTCGGCTCATCCAGTCGTCACTCAACAGAGGCGTCTGGATCATCGACTTCATGATTGGCTCAATGCGCGGCCCTTTGGTTGCTACCTCTACTTCTTTAACGTTTTGGCGCTTGAGCTCAGATATTACGCTCTGCGTGACGCGGGTGCCTTCTGTGTAGTGAAGTACAGGGGCGGCGAGCGTCTTACCCTGTGCTTGTCCGACGGGGATACGTTTAGGTGACTTGCCGAACGCTCCCTTTATTTTGTTGAACTCAACAACGTCGCCTGGAATGAACTGGCCTGAGTCGTCGTCTTCGACCCGAACGTAGTTCATCGCCTTACGGGACAGGAGCTCCGTGTGACGCCGGTCAATGTCGACGCCCTGACGCCGGTAGAGCTTGGTGAGCGAGTCCGACAGGTAGCGTCTACCTTCGCCGATGCCTTTGTGCCGTACGACGGCGTCGGGCATGGGCGTGCCATCGGTGAGCGCGTCGCCTGCTTCAACTCGGTCGCCGACCTTTACAATGGGGTCGAGTTTGGGCGGCGTGTAGTAGCGCTTGCCAGCAAGCGTAATGTAGTGGCCGCCCTGCGGCGCCTTAACGATGCTCTCGATTTTGCCGTCTTTTTCCGCGATAGCGGCTTTGTCCGTAAACGACTTTGGCACTTCGGTGAGCGTCTTAAAACCCGACAGCCCACGGAGCTTGTTGTCGTCGCCGCCTGCCAGTCGGACGCCGTGTTTTGCGTTCAGGACGAACTGTGTAAGCGGCTCCGTCAGAGCCTGCGCACTGCGAGAGCCGACGTTTGTCCCGACAGGGTAGGGCTTGCCCCACTCGTTTAGGCCCATGCATTTACGGCATACACCGTCCTTGGCTTCACACGTAGAGGGCGAGCGCACGAGTATGCGGTCGACCCCCTTCTTGTTGAGCGTGTTGACGACGTCTGGTGTGACGAGCTCGTTCCGGGGCAGGCCTGATTCTGAGCGTGCCAAAAAGCGGTCGGCAATCTGGTCATCGGTGTCGAGCATGATGCCTGAGCGTGTGCCGCAATCTTCCTGCGTAACGACCAGGTCTTCCATATTCGACACGACCACCTTTGCAGCGGCGCCCGGCTCGACGACCGACCCCGTGGACGCAATCGCGTTACGACGTGATTCGACGCCCGTCACCCACGCATCAGCAGGGTTAAGGCCTTGCGCATATGATTTGGTGACGAGCCACGGCGTGACCTCGCCGTGTGCGGTCGCCACCACAGGGGAAGCCACAGTCTTCATCAACTGCGGAATGGAGCCCCGGCCTCCTGACCTGGCCATGATGGTCATGTCAGAGGGGTGATTTTTTGTGATGTCTACAAACTTGTTCTGCGTGTCGAGCAAGATGCCGCGCTTTTCTTCGTCGGACTTGGCCGCCTTCATTTTACGCAGCGCGTCCTGCATGACAGGGTCACGGTTTTTGTAGTCAGGCGCGATGTCATCAAGCCCCACAGAGATACCTTCCCAGGTAGCTACCTGGTCCCCCACACGCTTGATCTCTTGAATTGCCTTTACGTACTCACGGGGGTTGCTCTTGGCGTATGTGGTCATCGCCTTGCGCAGCTTTCCCTTTGTGATGGGGCCGTCAATGGTGACGCCCGAAGGAAGCGCGTCCTGCATGAGCATTTGCCCAAACGTCAAATCAACCATACCCGCCCCCTGCGCCCATTCGACTGTACCGATTTGCGCCGTATGCAAAGCCCGGAGCGGCCAGTGCACCTGCGGTAAGCGGCGCGTCCACTACGTCGAACGCTTGCATCGCTTTGCCTCCCGCTGTTGTCGGCTTCGCCGTTTGATCCGCAAGACGCGTCGCTCTGAAGTACTGTCGGGAGCTTTTGCCAGCGTTGTTTACGGCACGCGCACCGGCAGCTACCCCTTTCCCGGTTGTTTTAGCTCCCCAACCAAGCGCTTTGCCGACGCCTTTTGCTGCAGCGCCTATTCCCTGCGCGACCGCTCCCATGACAGCCGCTTCTTTGATGATCTCTTCTTCTGTCATGTAGGCCAGACGGTGCGTTACAGCAGCAGTCTTGACCCCTTGCATGGGCATGTGCACGTTCTGCTGTGCAATACTTTGCGACTCTAGAGACGCAGCAGGGCCCCAGTAAACCGGCTCTTCGTACGACGGCACGATGCGCCTGGCGTCACGAATATTCGTGCTCGCGTTTTGTACCGCTTCAATAAAATCGGAAGTACTTTTCATGACTTGCCTTTGATCTTAACACGCGAGTTCATTTTTATCTCCCCACGCTTGTACGCAGCGAGCGCATCAGCCTTCGTCGCGAATGTTTTCGTCTTGCCCGTAGCGCTGTCCTTGGTGGCCATGTAGGCGCCAATGAGCGCCTCATGTGCGGGGAAGACCATTAGATCATCTTTTGAGCGGTCACCAAACAAAAGATTGGAGAGCGTAATGGATTTGGCCTCGTTCTTGGCGGCGTCACTCACCGGCGTGTGGAGCTGGACAGTATCGCCATCATAGTCAGCATTCATTCCACTTTCAGCAAACGGGTTGAGCCGAATTGTCTTACCCGGCACAAGCTTAGGGTACGCAGCGACCATGTTAAAGCGGTGCAGCGACGGTGCCCGGTTGAACAGGACAGGCCGGTCTTGGATCTCAATGTCGAGCTCACGCTTGGCTGCAGGCGCTTGGTCTTTGTAGAGCTGACGCGCTTCGGTCGCAGAGTAGCCGTTCTTGATGAGGCGCTTCACGATGAAGGGCTCGTACATGCGCCAACCCATCTGCTCCGGCACACCAAGCTCGTCCAGCCCCAGCGTGTGGTCGGGTGCGATGGTTGCACGCCCTGACAGGTCTTGGCGCTTCTTGAGCATACGTGAGTGGAAGAACCCGCCTTTGGGTGACCCGGTGCCGGTGATTTGGCGCAAGTGACCTTTGACGCCCCGGCCTTTGTTCTGCGGGCTGACGGGATCGTTGGTCCCAAATAGCGCCCCAACGGTGTCGTGCAAGTGGCGCCGCTGCAGCTTCATCTCATCAGGGTAGCGCAGTTCTTCGGGCGTCTCTTTGATGGACTCATTGGCGAGCATGACGTCGCGATAGAGATAGTTGGCGTCAGACACCAGCGTCGTACCATCTGGGTTGGGCGTGATAGGACGCACTTTAGGGGGCGTGACGGGCAGCTTTGTAAGTACGTACGCGTCGCCTGGGCGCATCTGTTCTTTGCTAAGCGCCCGGATGTACTTCAGCTTCTTGACGGCAGTGTTCCGTGCTGAGCCGCTCCGGGACCGAACCTGCTCTTGGAGATCTTTCTCGAGCTTGTTTAGGTCGAGGTTGTTGAGCATACGCTTGACCTCTGCGGCGCCCTTGTCGTCGCGGAAATCTTGGAACTCAGACTTTGTCATGCCCAAGAGACGCCGGGCAGGCTCGACAAACACAGGGTTTACGACGGGCTCTGCTAGGTCAATCTTTGAGTACTTGTCCCCGTCTAAGCCGCCTGTCGCGGCCGGGTCAAAAAGTCCGCCTTTCTCGGGCGCAATCGTGGGCACACCGTCAATCTTTTTGGGCTTTACCAGCAAGGCGTTATTGATGGTGCGCTCTGCCATGTCGTCGATGTCACGATCTGTCAGCGGCGCCAAGGTGCGCTTGGTTCCATCTTTGTTGACCTTGATGCCTGCGCCGTGGAGCGTCTTGGTAAACTTGTCGTACGCGAAGTTTGTAGACGGAGTGGGCGCAGGCAGGCCAAGCTGTAATCGACGCCAGTACTCATCGTTCTTTTGGCCTTTGATCGACGTCACATCAGACAAGATGTTTCGAGCGTTGTGCGCGATGAGCGCATTGAACTCCATCTTACCTATAGATTTGGCGCCCTCATCGCCGCCCTTTGTAGGCTGCATGTTGGCGTCGTAGCCAGGACCGATGCCGCGCGCGGCGTAGTTGGTGTCCGTCGACTTGAACAGCTTGTAGACGTACTGGCGTCCGACGTGGATGTTGGGGATTTTCTTGTCTGAGAGTGGGTCGTAGACAGTCTCCTTGTCTTTGACCCCATGCTGCTTCATCAAGTCTTTGGCCCACTGAACGTTGTCGTGGTCGGCAAACTGGTCAATGACGACGGGCTTGCCTGTTTTCTCCGCTACTTTTCCTACCGCGGTTTCTAGGATCTGATTAGGGTTGATTCGAGTGATGATGCCCGCGGACGTCATCAGGATGTCGAGGGGCTTTTCCTTCTCGTCGCGCACCATCTGGTCGTCGGGGACGATTTTGGAGACGACGCCTTTGGCCCCGTACCGGTTCGCTAGCTTGTCGCCCACGCGCATGGGCTCGTCGGTACGGATGGTGACGAGTACTTGGCTACTCGTGATAGCGACGTCTTCGACTGTGCCTGGGTTGTGGTGGTCCCACGTCACGGCGGCGTCGCGGTACGGCTTGACCAGGGACTTGTGAAGGCGCCCAAGCATCTGTTGCTTGGAACTGGCCTGCGAAGACTTCATGGCGGCGATGACAATCTCGCCGTTGTTGATGCGCTGGCCTTTCTTGATGACGCCTTTGCGGTCCAGCCGGTTGTACTCCGCTTTCGAGTAACGCGACCCGAAGTAGGCTTTGTGCTTGTCACGGTCGAGAACAGTCGACGGGTCGATGTCGATCTTCTCTTTGTACATGTGCATCGACGTCATCTTCGACGCAGCGCCCTCCGAGATAACGACAGCGTCGTTTGAGTTCAGCCCGTTGTACGGCATGTACCCCACCGACATGTTCTTCCCCAACGCGAGTTTACCGTTACGGGTGAAGTTGTTGTCTGCCAGCACCTGGTTCTTTTTGACGCGGTCACCCTTCTTTACTTTGAGCTCGTCGTTCAGGTACGTCTTCGACATCAACGGAAACATCTGCGAGTAGGGGACTTTGTGAAGCTCCGCGTCGTCCGCGGCTTGTTTCATCATGCGGCCGGGCTCGTCTGGGTCATACGAAGAGAGCCCCATTCCCTCGTATATTTTCATGAGCGTTTCTTTGTCGACCGCTTTGTCCTTGTAAGGACGTGCACGTAGCCGCAGTACCTCGCCGCGGTGGTCCTCTGTTATGCGCGCCATAAGCTCACGCGCCAACCCTTGCCCGCGGTTGTCTGGATTTACCCAGACGCCGCTGATCCAAGGCCCATCGCCCTCTGTAGAGGTAGGTTTTAGCGACGCATACGCTACGTTTTTTCCATCTATGTGCGCATCGTACCTACGCATGAGTTCTTCGTCGTCGTCAGACCCGTGGTCATCAAATACGCTGTACGTTACTTCTGATGCGCTTTTCATCCGGTCCGGCCGAATGTAAACGAAGTCTCCGTCGATCTTGTCGATGGTGCCGTCGACAGGTGAGATTGGAACAGTCATCTCACCGAATTCTTGTTCAACGGTACGATCGTCCCCCGCCCAGCTACGCACTTGGACGTACGGCTCTTCACGCTCTTTAAGGGGCAGCGCCTGGGTCTGCATCTTCGAGCCCATGATGTTTCGGTTGCCCTGCGCCGACTCCAAAAACGGCACCAGATTCGTAGTAGGCGAGTACATCGACGCGGAGGTGGGGATGCTGTAATCGACCTCAGTAGGCTTCACCGATACAACTTTGCCGCGACGCATGGCGTCGACGTACTTACTTCCCGTCAGCTTTTGGTTAGGGAACGCAATCGTCTTGTCTTCCAACTCGTCTGCCCGCTTGTACTCAACCTGGCCTGTTCGCCGGTTCTTAAGCGGCGCATACATATTGCCGTCGTCATCGCGCGCCGTGTGCAGCGCCGTGCGGACATCGATACCTGCTTTGCCTGACTCGGGCGTACGGACAGGGTCAATCATTCCGAAGTGGGAGTAGTGGACATCGCGCGCTTCGTCGGGGACGGCCAGGGTCGAGGAGATGCCGCCCTCACCCAGCGACGTCACTTTGACGGACTGGTCGATAATCTCCATCGGGTTGATCTGCATAGGCGTAGCAGACAGGGCCGACGTCGTGAGGAAGTTGTGCACGGACTTTGAGAACGGCGCGTTGGGCAGCACGTCGCCTACTTTGAGCGCGTCCTTTGTCTTGGACCGGTTCATTTTTCGTCGGACTTTGGAGCGCACGTCGCGTGCTGCGTCTTTCTCGATGCGCTCTTTGAAGAACGACTCAACGGTATGCAGCGTCTTAAATGCAGTGGAGTCGCGGTCGTCCTGCTCTTCTTTGTCGTTGTAAACGTTGAGAAGCTTCTGGCTTGCACGCAGGAGCGCCTTGGGCTGGACCGTGTCGAACTTTTGGCCCAGCGTCATCTGCGTAACGTTGGCGTCCATGCTCGTCGTTTTGTACGACTCTTTGATGGCCTCAATGCGCTCTTCGTGGGACAGCCCTGTCTTACGTGCAAAAGACGGGATGACCTTTTCGTAGAGCTTTCGGATGTGTTTGTTTTCTTTGCCCGACGAGTACGACTTGTTGATCTTTGTGACGTCCGCATTCCACATGCGGGTCATCTTGGAGTCGCTCACGCCAAGGGCAGACAAGACCGCGTACAGCGGAATGCGTGTCGTGCCGTACTGCATGAAGAACACGCCGCGCTCAGGGTCCATCTCCAGGCGGAAGTTGCGTCCTTTGGAGAGGTTAAATGACGCCTCGAGCTGGCCATTTTCGCGTTGGCGTGTGTAGACGCCGGGCTTGATTCGGACCTGGTTTGCGACCGTGTAGTCGTTACCTCCCATTACAAATGTGTGCCGCTCCGTAAAGTAAGGTAGGTGCACGAGTGTACGCTTTGATCGGTCGAGGATCTTACCTGACTTCTTGTCCTTGAGAGTCACGGTGCCCTTCAAAGGCTCCACCAGCGTACGGCCTTCCATGAGCGCCAGCTTCTGCTCAGACGGAGAAAAGACAGTCGGCTTGTAATCGAAGTCTTCAACGTCGAGTTCGTAGTCGTCCGTCGACAGCGAGGGGATGACGTTCCGGATACCGTCCATTGCGTGTTGCCGGATGCGCTCGCGGCGGTCTTCTGCGCGGGTCATCAGCTCATACAGGCGTGGTTTGTCGTCAGCCATACCGTTCCTTATCCGTCAATTGTCGCGCCCAAGTCTACACCCAGCGCTGCCAAACTGCCACCCGATCCGTGGTATAAGTGTGTGCAACACACTCCCCTTGCTCGCATGTCCCAATGCGCAAGCGGGAGTTTTATTCATTCAAGGGACAACGGAGAAAGCGATGTTCGGTAAGAACAAGGAAACAGTCGCGCCGCAAAACGGCTGGCACCGTCTGGTGCAACGTCTGCGTATGAAAGTCCAAGAGCTGTGCGTGCAGCTCGAAGACGCATACGAAGCCCACGCACAGGACGTCGCGGCCAGGGAGGACGCGCTCAACAGCTTGAAAGTAACCGCACTGCGCATGCGGCAACGCCTGCGCGAGTACAAAGAAGAGGTCGAAGCCCACGCTTCCGACAAGAAGCTCCTTCTGGAGCGAGCAGGGCGCATTGCTCTGCTAGAACAAAAGCTGCTTCGCCTGCAAAAGGCGATTGCAGCGCGCGACGCCTGGGAGGGTTGCGACGTAGCAACCCCGGCAGGCAGGGGCACGTGCGTCGGAGTAGGCGCGACCGTGGACGTGCTGCTCGAAGCAGGGCACGTATGGCGCGGAACGTGCTTCGACGAGCTCAAACGCTTGACGGCACCCGATGCAGACCGCGCACGCGAGCTGCGTCTCCTCCTCGAGGAGCTTCGTGAAGACGGCGCAATCGAGGACCAGCCCATAACGGGCGACGTCGAGCTTCTTTATTATGGCGAGCAGGCAACGCCAGAGGAGATAAACTAGTGGATTTCACCGAAATCACTGATCTCAGGCCGCCCCCCAATACGGCCTTAATTTCAAAAAACCGCACCCCAAATGCGGTATAAGAACACGCAACGAGACATGTAGCACTGCCCCTCCAGGCCTACATGTCCAACAATTCAAGAGGGATTAAAGGAGAGTTCCTATGGGAATTCGTAACGCGCTTATTCGAAAGCTTACCAAAAAAGTAACTGGAGCGGACGCTGTCCGAGCGATCGGGCACGCCGTGAAGGGGGCGGCTATGAACGCCCCCCCTGCCGTGAAGGGCGCTGGCGCACTCGCAGCGCTAGGCGGCGCTGTGTACGGAGCTTCCTCCGTACGGAACGCTTACAAACTAAACGCGGAATGGGTAAACCAAGAGGTGGATACACCTCTTGGTCGCGGCGTCTGCACTTCCGTGCAGGGCTGGGACAACGGAGGGTGCATCCTCCGTTGCCAGGTAGCACGTGGCGGAAGTGCAGACATCTACCTGTTCCGCACAGAACAGCTCACGCCCGTGCGTGAGCTACCAGAAGTCCCGGAGCTCACGCAGCCTTCGGCTGAAGAGCCGAAGGCTGAGGTTGAAGAGCCTGAAGAGGTTGAAGAGCCTGAAGAGGTTGAAGAGCCTGAAGAGCCTGAAGAGGTTGAAGAGCCTGAAGAGGTTGAAGAGCCTGAAGAGCCGAGGGCCCGCGCTTCCCGCCGTAAGGCGGAGAAGGCGGACGACGTGAAGGATGCGTCGTAAGCCGTAAGCAGCACAGCCTCTCCCCACTTCCGGGGAGAGGCTTTCTTTTTGCTCACATCGTATCTTCAAAGGACGCAACCCCTTTGGGGTCTTTGTTCTTGTCCTTGTCTTTGTCTTTTTTAGGTGTCTTGTCGATCCAGGCAAGCGTCACGGTGGTGAGTCCGTCTTTGTCGTGTGCCCACTTCTCTTGTCGGACCATCTTTTTCCCCATCAAGACGGCCGTCATGATCTCTTCAAGCGACGACACGTCTGACGCCTGAGTGAGGTCAAACATCTCGTAACGCGCGTTGATGTGAAAGCCCTCAAACATGTCTGCGTCTTCCTCGACCTTCTGGCCAGGGTGAGAGCGCAGCTGTTTTTTGACGCGAGCGTCGACGGGGCTTTGCGGTGCTTCAGGGCTATTGAAGTGTACGTTGTCTCGAAATCCCATAGTGGTCCTTTATTGTACGGGCTGCCCAGACTGTTGCTGCGCCAGCTCGAGGCGTTGAATGACGACGGAGTAGAAGACAAAGTCTTCGTTTTGCATCTGCGCCAGCATACTGCGGCGCTCGCCGTATGGCATCTGCATAAGCTGCTCGACCTGCATGTCCGCGTCGGCAATCATCTTCTGCTGATCGTATCCGTAACCCTGGCCGTGCCCGGCTTCCTGCGCGGCCTGCTCAGCGATCGAGGTCTGAATCTTCTGCATCTCTCGGTCCTGCTTGAGCTGCATACGCATCTGGTTAAGCGCTTCTTGCTGTATTTGGTCTTGCTCTTCGTCGTAGTCGAGGTCGAGGGTCTCCGAGATGGTGCGTCGTGACATCAAGTTGTAGGAGGCGTCGGCCTGGAGCATCATCTGCTTCTGCTGGATGTCGTCGATAAACTTGAAGTTGGTGATGTCTGCTTCGACGGTGTCCCACCCCATGTAGCCAGCAATCGAGTCGCACATCCACTGCAACACATCTTTGATGTCTGCGGTGTGTGAGCGGAGCTGGTTCTCGAGCATCCGAAGAGTCACCGAAGATCCGGTATAAGAAAGTCCGCCGTACAAAAACTCTCGTGGCACTCCAAGCCCTGCGATGATGTTGTCCTCTGCTTCTTTGATCTCCCCAAGCGTCATCAGCGTTCGGCCCTGGCCGCCCATCTGTGTTACGCCAAGTGCAACAGGCGCGAACATGATGTGGAGCGGGTCTTGGCGCCAACGTTTGATCGATTTGCGCGTCTCTTTGACCCACTGCGCATACGAGATTGTAATCGCAGGGTCACTCGAGCCAGACGTCTGCGCAGGATGCAGAACCCGCATAGGAACAAGGTGGTCCATCGCGATGGCTTCGTTTGCCTTGCGTAATATCTCGGCGTAGTAGAACTGTTTCATCACCGCCATCAGAGACGGGAACCCCCACGCACTGGCAACACCTGCTGGGGCATGCGTCTTCATGTGGAAGATTTTCCCCTCGTCGAACTCGAACGTGGCGTCGTCTTGGAGTGCTGCGCGGATAAACCCTTTGGGCGTATCGTTGAGCATCGTAACGTCTCCCTCGCGGATGCGTTCTTTGAGCGCCGCAGGGATGTTGTAGTGATATATGATGCGCCCGGTGATGGGGTTTTCCTGCAGGTCAATCTGCTTCGGGTCCCACCGGATGATGTTGATACGGTCCGGGTCGTAAATCTTAACGTCTACGACATCGTCGAGCTTTGTAGCCGACGTCTGACCGCAGTTCTTACATGAGAATTTGATGCTGGGATTGTTTTTGTCTTTAGCCTGAAACGAGTACTCGCCGATGCGCCGGATGTCCCACTGCGACCCGCAGTTTGAGCACGGGACCAAACGCTTGAACGGGAAGTACATCGACGAGAAGCTGTTGCCGTAGAGCTTGCGGTCCCGGGAGAGCGCTTTTAGCAGGGATGCGCCATGCATCGATTTGTTAATCAGGTCGTCGTACTTGCCGCGCAGAACATCGTTTGGTGTGGTGAACGTTATGTCCGTGATAACGTAGTCGCCCATCTTCTCGAGCGCCTGCATGATGTGCGGAGAGTTGTAATAAACGTACTCAATCCACCGGAACAAATCCTTGAGCTTTCGCGGCATGAACCCCGTCAAGTAATTGAACATAGGGTTCGGGTGCGAATTTGACCCACCGAATAGGTCGGTAGGCTCTCGTACAATCGAACTCATTAGGCACTCCTCGCGTAGTCTTTGCCGTATCTCAATGTACTACCCAACCCGAACAACCTAAAGGACGCATCATGGTTGATGACATCACCGTGCAATTCGCACACGACTGGGGCACGCCTGTGTTCCTGGTTAAAAACGACGATCCAGAACTCGCCCGCATCATCGGCTTTCGGAAGAAGGGGCGTACGGGCTTGGCTACCTTTCCAGCTTTCTTCCCGTTTGTCGACCGCGTGGTCGACGACCTGCGTCTGGTCTACAAAGACCGGCTGCAGTGGACAGACGAGGCGCAAACTTTTTTAGACGAGCTCCCTGCTCTACGCAAAGCGTGGCAGGCGCGTAGCATGCCGAAAGGCTTCTTGTACGTCACAGACCCCTTTGATCATCAGATAGAAGGCGTCGAGCGTGCCTTCCACGAGTACCGCACCGCACTCTTCTTTGACTGCGGCTTAGGTAAAACCAAGACGGCCATCGACCTTATCCGGGCCATCAAACAGGCTGAGCCAGGCGCTACTGTACTCGTAACCTGTCCCCCGACACTGCCGCACAACTGGCGCCGTGAAATCGACAAGCACGCAGGAGGGGAGCTCAGCGTCATGACGCTGGCGAACACCGACAACTCAGCGCTTCCGGTACAAACGCGTCACGACATGTACACCGGAACACGTGACCCGGACACCGACCCTGACTCGTGGGTTTACCAGGTAAACAAAGACCTGCTCTACACCCCACTCGACGTCGAGCCTGTGTGCGCTACGTCAAAAGAGCTGCTTAAGCTTGAGCGCGCCTACCTCGACAATGTCTGTGCCGATGGTGACGTCAAAGAACGAACCTCGATTCGAGGTAAGATGGGACGTCGCGCCAAAAAGATCGGCGTCGAACTTACGCCGTATGCGCGCATGCTTGCCCCGAAGACGCCACCGGCAAACGCACACGACGTCGTTATCGTGAGCCACTCGCTGCTATGGAACGACGTGGACTACCTGGCAAATACAGTGAGCGCCAACGCTGTCATCGTCGATGAGTCACACGCTTTTCGGACCAAGTCATCCAACCGCTCCAAGGCGCTCCTGCGTGTCGCAAAGCACGCTAAGCGTCGCCACCTGTTGTCAGGCACGCCCACGCTTGGTGACCCGATGCACCTGTTCGTGCAGCTCTTCATTTTGGCGCCCTGGCTCACCGACGCGTGGTACCGCTTCCGTAAACGCTACGTCGTCCTAAAAGAGACAACGACGGGGCCGCGCACGTTCGACATGCCCGTGGGCTACAAAAGCATGAGCCTCCTAAACGAGATCGTGAACGAAGTAGCTGTCCGTAAGAAAGCCAGTGAATGCTTGGATCTACCTCCCGTACGCATCGTGGATCATTACGTTGACGTGGGCCCAAAAACGCGTGAGGTCTACAACGATTTCATCCGAAACTGGGGCACCGAGATGGGCGACCAGCAAATGCGCGTTGCGCACGCGGCGGACCGTCTGACCAAACTTTTCCAGACGTTGTCCGGGTTCTTCATCAACTCAAACAAGAACTACGAGCTGTGCAACGACTGTCCGCATCTGATGAATTGCGTCGCAAACCGAATTGCGCCGTACACCCCGGAGTGCAAGGTAGAACAGGCGGAACCGCCTAAGGAGACAGTTCGTATCGGCGAGACAGACAGGCGCGACTCATGTCTGGAATTGGTGGACTCCATCATGGCGGGCGCCACCAACAAGGTCATCATCTGGTGCGCGTACACCGAAGAGCTCGACATGATTGAGGAGGGAATTCAGGCACACAACAACACATGCTCCGAGGAAGATAAGTGGGGCTACGTCCGAGTCGACGGCGCAACCAAAGACAAAATCGCAGCCGAAGACGCGTTCCAGGCAGACGACGACAACTGCCGGATCTACCTGAGCCAGATCGCAACAGGTATCGGCATCACACTAACTGCTGCCAACTACATGATTTACTACTCTGTGACGTTTGATTTGGAGCATTACGAGCAGTCATCCAAGCGCGCTGACCGTATCGGGCAGACACGTCCGCTGACCATCTACCACATGATTACGGAGGGCTCCGTAAATGAGTATATCTTCCGTTCCTTACGGAAGAAAGTTGACATATCTGCTACACTGACCGACCACATTCGGTGTGCTACATGTGAGCGTGAGCCAGTGTGTGCGGCGGCTAATATAAAGCCGTTCGACGAGGACTGTGTGTACTCGGACACGGACTCACGTGTGACGACGCAACCCAAACTACTTCGATAGGCCCCTACCATGGCATTCAAACTACAAGCACAACTCGTTTTCGCTGCTCAAGACCTAGAGGAGCTCATCGCAGACAAAGTTGCCGAGTCTGGCTATGTGATGACTGACCTGGAGTGGACCGATGACACCGACGCGACGGTTCACGTCCGCCCCATGACACAAGAAGAGAGGGAAGAACACGGCTTGAAGACGCCGCCAGCGACTGCGGACATCATCGCTATCGTAAACGCACGTTTTGAGGAGTTGTTTGAAGCCCTTTTCTCCGTCGACATGGCGCTACAAGACAAAGTGGCCACGCTTACAGAGACGGTACGAAACATGCCGCAACAAGTGGTACAAGATGTCCCGCCTACTCCACTTAGCCCGAGTGTGCCACCCCGTGATGTATCGACGGATGCGCTAAGTGTGGGCAACGAACTCAACGGCGGGCACGTTGCGGCAACGTCTATCAAAGACTTGCTCGAGCAGAACAGTGAGATGTCCGGCACCGCGCGTCAAAGCGCTATCGACAAGGCCAAATCACGTCAGCGTATCCAAGAGATTAGAAGTGAGCAGGGCAGTCTTGAAGACGCGCCTGTCGTGTCTCTTGTCTCAGAAGACGGAGAACGCTTTCTTGGCCCAAACGAATCGTACGAATACCCCGACTAACTACCCCCGGAGGCCTGCATGACAAAAGGATTAGAAGGTGCTGACTTAGAAGACATCGACGAGGTGGAACAAGCGTCGTCGATCTACGACCTGCCCAAAGACCACTTCTCACACTCACAGATAAACCTGTGGTTCATCTGTGGGCACCGGTACTACCTCAAGTACGTACAGGGGGAGCGGCGTCCAGGGTCGTCAAACATGGTGCATGGACAGATCGTCCACCGCGCTGTCGAGGCGATGAACAACTACAAGATCGAGAACACGTGGGACATCCCGCCCGAGGAGCTTGGAAACGACGTTATCTCCGATGCTCTGGCGGAGGACCGGACAAAGGACATTGAAGTTTGGGACCCAAAAATCCCGGACTCAAAGTCTCTGGAGAAGGGCGCACGCTTGATGTCGGGGCTGTACTACAAAGAACGTCTCCCCGAGACGCGTCCCCGCGTTACCGAGCTGAAAGTAGAGACTCTGGTACGTAACTCCATCAACATGCTGGGGTACATCGACTTGGTCGAAGACTCCCCCATGGCGCCTGTCGAAGGCGTGCCTGTTAAGACCGTCGACGACATTCGCCGCACGGACTTCATCACAGACTTGAAGAACACCGGGCGTACGTACGGTAAACAACGCGTCGCCAACTCCCTGCAGCTCACGCTGTACTCTGCTGTGACGGGGGCGGAACACGTTGCCTACGATCTGCTCGTACAGACCAAGAAGCCCAAGTTTGTGCGACAGGAATCGTGGCGTCCGCAGTCTGAACGTGAACACGCGCTCGACGTTGTTGAAGACGTCGCTGCTGCGATCACCAAAGGCGTCTTCCCCAAAACCGACCCCGAGTCGTGGGCATGCTCTGAGAAGTGGTGCCCCTACTGGAGCCAGTGCCGGGGCAAGCGCACTACAACTCACCACGTCAAAGGTATGGACTGATGGAAAAGTACGGAGTCGACGAAGAACCCCAAGACAAGACCGCCTCGCAGGGATGTCCTGTGTGCGGAGAGGAGCTCATTTATGCAGGCTCTATTCGACGATGCCCAACGCATGGCACCCGACCATTCGAGGTGGATGCGCCAGCAAGCCCAGGACCCGAAGGTGACGCCGACAACGGCGTGGCTGGGGGTGGTGGTCAAGGCAACGCGGACGACTGAGGACCCGCGTAAAAAGGCATTCGTGCCCGTGATGCGTATCGACGAGGCGGAGTACCGCGTCGTAAATGAGATCAAGCGCCTGACTGTGAAGTCAGGCGTTTTTCTTTGGGACCTAAACGACCAGAAACGCTACCAGTGGCTCACCTCATCGGGCAAACCCATGCGGGTGTCCAACGCAGCGTATGAGCTGCCTGCGTTGCTCATACCGGACCCGGATGTAGCACCCGTGTGCTGTGACAACGTATGTGACACGTGCCCGTTGTGGTTACCGTGTCGCAACTCAAATGCCATGCGCACCGCACATCTGTACGGCGTCAGCCTATCGACATTTCATTTCACAAAACGAGGGAGGTATCCCGACACCAAAACATGGAAGGCGCCTGGCGAGGAGATAACCGGGCTGGGCATGAAGTACTTCGGCCCTCCCCGCGTCATCGATTCCGGCGTCGTCTTCCAGTACGTACCGCAATTCATCAAGGATGATACTTAACGAGACCAGCATGTACTTCTACTTCCGGGCACGACGCTTCATTCGCAATATAATTTGGCACGCAAAGCAAATTGTTCCTTGCGATGAAGAGCCCGAGGAGTCGGCCCAGGACGATCCTATAAACATCGTCTTCCTGGATGTATGGAGAAACAAATGAAACTAATCGACATCGAAGACATTTTCGTCCCCGATGACAACGTCCGTTCCGAAAACCCGGAGACAGATGAAGACCTTGAATCACTGAAAGCGTCCATCCACGCGACGCGCCAGATGGCCGGCGGTGAGCCCTTGAAAGCGCTGCTGCAACCCATCTCTGTACGCAATGCAACGCCGGACGATGACACCGACAAAAAGTACGTCCTACGATACGGGTTCCGGCGGTTCCACGCCTTCCTGTCCATCTTCCAGGACTCGCCGACCAAGAACATCTGGGCGCGGCGTATCCCGGGTATCGTCGACGTCTTCATTGACGACGAGCAGACTGGCGCAGAGCTGCATTACCGCATCATCGAAAACCTTCAGCGCAAGGACATGAACATCCTGGACGAGGCCCGAGCGATTGAGAAGCTCATGAAGGTCACCAAGTCCAACCAGTCACAGGTCGCCAAGCTTCTTGGGCAGACCAAGGGCTGGGTGTCGCAGCGTCTCAAGCTGTTGAAGATGGCGCCAGAAGTCCAGACCAAGATCGAAGAAGGAGAGCTTGGGCAGGGCAAGGCTCGTGAGATCGCACGGATCTCTGACCACGACAAACAACGCGAGGTCTTAGAAGAGCTCGAAGGAGAGGACAAACCCACCGTCAAAGACGTCAAGAAAAAGGTCCGAAAGGCCAAGCGAGAGGAGCGCAAAGAAGACACCGAAGACACCGACACCGAAGACACCGAGGAGCTCACACACGAAGAGAAAGTCGAAGCCGTCAAGAAACGCGCGGAGTCCAACGACACCCCACCTGGGCCTCCTGAGCCCGACCCCGTCATCGAACGCGTGACCACGGAAATGGCAGCGCTACAGAAGCGCGTGAAGTCCGCCAAGAGCAAGGACGAGCGCGAGAAAGCGATCTTCTATTCGGGCGCAGAGCAAGCTCTTCGCTACGCAAATGGAGAGATCAAAACCGTCCGGTTTGATAGCCGGATGTTTGAGGATTGACGACCAAAACACCTGCCTGATATACCTCAAAGGCACCCTGCACACATGGCGTAGGCAGGCTCCAAACAAGGGGAATCGGGCTATAGGTACGTTCTACGTATCGTGGTGCTTTTGTGTGTCCCTACAACCAAAAAACAAGACCAACAAGGAAATGAAATGGCAACAGATTTGAAAGAATTGCTCGAGATTGTGCCTTCCCTCGACCAGGCCCCTGAAGAAACACAGCAAGCGTACATCACCATGTACGACGCGATGACCAAGCCTCCCAAGGGCATGGACCCAGAGAACTGGCGGTGGTCGCCGGACGTGGTCAAGATTCGTCACCGCATGACCTCGGACAGCGCCATGCCAGAAGAGGCCGCTATCGGCGACGTCTGGTCCGCCAACCGCGTGCTTTGGTCCGCTAAAGAAGACGGCAAAGAAAAGCCGTTTCGGTTCGTCCCGTTCAAGCGCTGGCTCTCGCACGCACGCTTTGTGAAGGGCTCGACACGCCCCGATTGCACGTCGATGGACGCCAAGACGGGCTTTGGTGACAACGGCACCGGCACCGGCGAAGGCCCGCATGATTGCAACACGTGCCCGCAGCGCCCGTGGGCCGACGGCAAGAAAACAGACTGCATGCGTAGCCAGAACTACTACGTGTTCGACTTGGACAACACATGCATCCGCATGATCAATTTCTCCAAGTCTAACTACAAAGCGGGCTCGGTCATCGTAGACGTTTCGTCGACGAAGAATGCGATCTGGGACACGGTCTTTGGTGTGACGACCAAGATTCAGTCCGCCAAGGACTACGAGTACCCTGTCTACGTACTCCGTGAAGTCGAATCGCAGCAGGACCCGTGGGTCGCTGAGTTCTGCGACCACGCCTACGACATGCTCTCTGCACGGCGCGACGAAGCTGTTGCGCGAATGAAGCAACGTGCGTTGGCTGCTGAAGAGGCTCTTCAAGGTCCCGCACCCGCACTCGAAGATCTCGAGGATGCAGAAGAGGTCGACGGTTTCGACGACATGTAAGACACTGCTCTGCCGGGGCCCCTATTAATGGGTCCCGGCATTTTCTTTACCTCACACACAGAACAATATTATGTCTTACGCCCCCTGGAGCATCTCGAAAGCAGACGTCGCTCTCGCGTGTAATCTGCGGTTCAAATTACGGTACGACGTTGGCGAGAAAGGCCAGGCCATCACCAGTGGCGCAGGACGCATTGGCTCCGCTGCACACATCGTTTTAGAGACGATGCTCGAAGGCGGTAGCTTCGAAGCTGGCTTTAAGAAGGGCGTGATGAAAGCCGCCCTGACGCACAAAGAAACCTACGAACTCAAAACGTATCGAGAGCCCGTCGACCGGTTCATGAAGAAGTACGGCGACTGGAAGTCTCGGTACAACGTCTTAGAAGAGCACGTTGAGAAGCAGGTCTCGATCAATAAGGACCTCGACATCATCGGCTACTGGGACAAGCCCGGCTACTTTCGCGGCGTCTTCGACTTGGGTGTCTTAGTTGAGCGCGCGGGCAAGAAGTACCTCATCGTCATCGACCACAAGTCCGGTGACCCCAAGCCCATAGAGAACTACACCAAGCAGCTCCACTCCTACATGGTGTGTGCACTGAGTCTGTACCCCGACATTGCCGGGGCGCAGGCGGCTATTCATTGGCTACGTGCACAGGAAGATCTCGACCAAAAACCGATTGAGTGGACTCAAATGTACTCTGCAGAAACCATCCAGAATAAACTCGTCCCCTGGCTTCACGACTATTTGGGAGAAGCCCAGGAACGCGGCGACGCCGCTCCTGAAGCGAATGAAGGGTGGTACTGCACATTCTGTGAATACCAGTATAAATGCCCAAAGAAAGGGGCTTAGCGTTGCAAGGAGGCGTACGTGAAAAAGGTAACACTCACCACCAAGGAGAAGTCCCGGCTACTGCACGACGCTGGGATTGAGCAGGTATTCGACTTATGCCAAGAGCACAAGCCCGGACACCAATGGCGCATGTCGGGCCAGAAAATTCAGGGGCAGTGCCTCTTTCCTAACCACAAAGATTCAAACCCATCTTTTGCGCTGTTGTTCGTGGGAAACCGCGTCGTCGGAAAGTGCTTAAGCTGCGGGCAGATAGTCTCCGACGGCTTCAAAATCCTGGCGCTCATCACAGGCGTAAAAGATGAGCTTCGTCTGCTGCACGACGTGCTGGGCACCCGGATGCGGGTTAAGTTCGACGACTCAGTCGAAGACGCGCTGGTTCTTGAAGACCAGTTCCAGACCGTCAAAAAGGCGATGCTCCACGCCAGCACCCAGGTGCTGCACAACGCCATGCACAGCCACGACGATGAGTGGGGCTATGCTCAGGACGCCGTTCAGTACTTTCAAAAGCGCGGCATCATGCCGCAGGCGCTGCCGCTTCTCGACGTGGGGATCTACCCCAACATGCGTCACTTCCATGACTTCAGCTCAACCCGTTACCCCGAAGCGATGATGCATTGGGAGTCCTACTTTGGCCCCACGGTCTTTGACCGGCAGCCTCAAGCCAAAGGTAAGTTCGGCGGGTGGATGCTCTTTGGTTACCGCTTGGACCGCTCACGTATCGGACGCTTCAAGCTGCGCAACCCGAACAACAAAGACGACCAGGTAACGCTTGGGGCAGACCGTACCGAGACGTTGGGCTTCTTTGGGATGCATGCTGTGTCGTACTCCGAGGACGCCAAAACAGGCGTCGTAGTCGAAGGTGAGTTCGACCAGATAGCCCTGTTTCAAGACCAGAAGTTCAACGGACGCACCCGTCAGCCCGTCATCGTTGCATGCGGCGGAAGTGGCAAGGTCACGGACTTAGACGTCATGGCAGACATTGGCGTGGAGAACGTCATCATCGCTGCTGACAATGACAAGGGCGGGTTCACCGCCACAGAGTCGATTCTAAAGCGCGCATCCCAAGATGAGATCACGGACATACGTGTCTACGACTGGTCGGACAAACTGCGCGCTGCGGGCATCAAAGACCCTGACGAGGCTATCCGCAAGAACATGGCACAGGAATTTGTGTCGTCTCTGTATAGCGCAGCCTTCACGCTCACGGTTCCACTGTGGGCAGTCGAGGCGACCAAGCGTGTCCTTAGCGGTGTGAGTGACCCTGACGCCGCACAGGTAGCTCGTGCGGCACACCCCTACGCAAACATCCTGGCAGACCCCGCGAGCAAAGAAGAGTTCTGCATCAAGATCTCGACCACGTTCGACGTCGACCAGGGCATCATCAACAAGCGCATCGGACAGGCAAACTCTGACGTCCAACTCATCTACAACATTGAGGCATTGCTTAAGCGCACCTGCACGCCTCTGTACCGCTCCGGCACGCACACCATTACGGTGTACGCGCACGACTCACGGCGCGTCTGCGAAGTCGACACGGGCACCATGCGCAAGCACTTGAGCTCGTGGCGGTTTGTCTTTGGTACGACGGTGTGGGACTTCATCGAGGATCGCTTAGGCATCCCGACGTGGGTCCGTATTGACACAGGTAAGAAGCAACCCACCGAACGATCACGCGCAGTACAAAAGCGCATGATTGAAGAGGCATTCGACGACGCCGTCCAGATGTTCACCGCGACGGTACGCTCTCGAGAGGACCTTATCGTCTGCCGGCAGGGCGTTCACTGGGCGAACGCAGACGACAACTCGCGTGACGACGCACTCATCCCAGATGACGTACCACGGCAACGTGTTTACGTCGTAAACGGCGACCGTGTTTACCGGGGAGAAGAAGACCCCGTTACAGGCTACGCACACTACACAGAGCTGGCACGCCCCCGGGAAGGCGCCTACGTCTTCGACCTCGAACCACAGCCGTGGTCAAAGGCGATTACCCGGCCGCAGGACATGGACAACGGAGGCAAGCTCACGCACAAAGAGTGTTTTGAGATGCGCCATAAGATGCTCGACTGCTGGAAGTTTAAAGCACAAGAGCCCACGCAGACCTTCCTCGCTGCCCAGCTTGATGTCCTGCTGCCCTGCTTAGCGTTTGAGTATCTGCCGTTCATCTTCTTCACTGCTCAGACGCAGTCCGGTAAGTCCACGCTTCTTAAAGGACTGATCGGCGGGGCAGACCCAAAAGAGATTGGGACGGTGGAAGGCGCGTTTGTCTCCGAAGACTACACGTCTGCAGGCGTAATGCAGCACGCTACAGGTGTTGCACTGCCGATGTGCCTGGACGAATTTGAAGACCCTGCATCATGCGACAGCCCTCGTAAGGCGACCGCTGTGCGTGGTCTTTTGGAGATGTCACGTAACGCGTCTACCGGGTCCATGCAGTTGCGCGGCACCCGCGACGGTGAGGGCCGCGAGGCCATGCGCCGGTTCATGTTGATCACCGCAGGGATTGCGCCGTTCCAACAAGGCCAAGACCTAAACCGTTGGTTCACCATTGAGCTCGAAAACGTCGAAGGCAAAGACGCTCCCGAGATTGTCATTGCGCAGACGTACTCCCAGGACCAAATCGAGGAGTTGCGCATGTCCACGACACTCAACAGCCTGCGCGACATATTTAAGATGCGTAAGCGGGGCGCGGCGTACCGCAAGGAAGCACTCAAAGGTAAAAATAACGGGGGCAAGCTCGAGGTTACGCAGACGCGATTTGCTAAAGCGATGGAGTCTGTTCTTGCCGCGCTTGATATGGCGGAGTACCCCGACGTCTGGGGCTTTGCGCAGGAGTTTTTGAACCTGAACGAAGACTACGTCACTCGGGCATCCTCCACCGAGGAAGAGCTCATGTACGGTGCGGTGATGGACACGCCATGCTTTACTGTGGGCACGGAGAAGGCACGCTACAGCCTCGTCCAGATGCTGGTCGACCCTGACCGGCGCCCGTTCATCAACTCAAACGGCTACGGGGTGTTCCACGTCCCCGGCGAAGAGATCGTTGTCATCTGGCCGCAGCAAGTTCTGCGTCTCTTGAACGAGAGCGCGAAGTTTCGTCGTACCCAGTCGGCTCACCAGGTCTCAGATATGTTGGCGCGTAATCCTCAAGTACACCACAACCCGGCGTTTCTTGAGGCTAAGCCTAGTTTGATGCAATACTTACGCGATTTCATGTCTAACGTAGACGCCAACCGGTTGCTGTACGTGAAGTGGTCAGACTTGCCGTTCACACAGCCTAATCTGATCAACTACTCCTCGGAGAAGTTCGATGAATAACGACGACACCAAACTACAGAAGCAGTTCCTCTCCTCGTTTAGCGACTTAGACGACTTCGAAGGCGTCCACGTCAAGGGAGGGGAACTGACTGTCTGGGTACGTGACACAAAGACGGCAGACAAAATTACAACCCGCATCGCCGATGACGAGAACCTCCAACAACTTTTCCAACCCGACAACTTAGTCTTCAAATATGGCTGATACCGAAACGATTTCCCCTCCCAGCTGGAAGCGTGCAAAGAAAGCCCACAGCTGCGTTGGATGTCCTTTCCAACGTTCGCAGTGCATGCTCTCCGGCCTCTATAACCCCAACGCAACACTCACCATCGTCGCTGAAGCACCCGCTCCTGACACCATGTCCGCACGGCTGCCGTTCCAAGACAGAGAGGCGGCTGTCATCCGAGAGATTATTCGTAAGGTCCGTGTCCAACACGGCTTGCCTGTTCAGTACAACGCAGCATACGTCGTCGGCGCCGCCCACCAGCGTGCGCCAAAGAAAGCAATCGTCACGCAGTGCTTCCCCTACTTAGAAGAAAAGCTTGGTGAGCACCGCAAGTACTACGACCACTTCAAACCTGACTGTGACAACATGCACGTCATCGTCACGCTCGGTAAAACGGCCACGCAAGCGTTCTTACCTCGCATGGGGTCGCTTAAAAGCGCACGGGGCAAAGCCATTGAGATAACGGTGGGGGACCGGGACTTCATCATCATCCCGACGTACGGCCCGCTTCAGCTTCTGTACACGCCGGGCCTGTCCCGTACGATCAAGCGTGACATCCACAAGGCGTGGCGCCTGTCCCGTCAATCGTCTCTGGACGCGCGAGCGCCTCTTGAGGAGCTCACCGCTGAGTATGTGTACCCCAAGACCCTCGAGGAGGTCGAAGCAGTCTGTACGGAGATTCTGTCGTACACAGACCCGGATAAACGTCCCGACCCAGACGACTGGCCCATCGCAGTCGACATCGAGACCAACACACTTCATCCCTACCAGCCCGACGCGCGTGTAAACGTTGTGTCGATTGCGTGGGACGATGGTCTTGCGACGTCCATCCTGCTCGACCACCCCGACGTTGCGTACGACACCGCGCAAGCGTGGCCGCACGTCGCCAAAGTCTTGGCCTCGAACAAGCCAAAGGTCTTCCACAACGGCCGCTTCGACATTCAGTTCCTGGAGCACCGCTTAGGTCACAAGGTCAACAACCTGTGGTGGGACACCATGTTGGCGGAGCACTTCTTGGACGAGGACAAGAAAGGGGAGTACAGCCTCAAAGTTCTGGCAGGGCACTACACTGAGGAGTACGCAGGCTACGAGAACATCTTGCAGCAAGCGTTCTTTGATGACGAGCTTGAGCGTCGCCGCGCCGACTTACCCGAAGGGCAAACCGCCCCTGACTGCGAGCAGTCCTGGGCACTCATGGCGTTCTTCCCTGGGCTAGACTACAAACCGTCATTTCTGCAGGTCGATGAGGACGAGGATTTAGAGCTCAAGAAAGAGCTTTTCAACCTCGACAAGGACTACCTCAACGCCCACGTCAACAACTACAGCAAGGGCAAAACCAGTGCGCGCGGCAAGATTAACCGCCGGTGCGACAAGCACGACTTAGAACGTCCTGACACGGTAGACGACCTCGACTTCCAGCGCGTCGGGGACAACGGCTTTGAGCACATTCCAACGCCGGTGCTGTTGCGTTACGCAGCGGTCGACGCCGACATCACGCGTCAGATTGTACGGTCGCAGCGCCAGCGCATGGTCTTGGCGGACGTTGAGGAGCAGACGGTGTTCCGAGACGGTAAGCGCACGATGACTGAGCTGTACGTGCCAGGGACAATGGCCCTGTCTCGCATGGAGTACAAAGGCACACGGATGAACATTGAGCTCATCGAGACGTACCGCGAAGAAGCGGCAGTGCTCGAGGACAAAGCGCTGGCTGCGCTGCGTCAGTTGATCTGCCAACCTGAGTTCAACCCAAACTCGACCAACGACTTAGCGCAGGTCGTTGAGTACGCTCTCGACATCCCAAGAGGCGATCTACAGTACACCGACGAAGGGTCTATCAGCGTGACCAAGGATTGGTACAACGCCATGGCCACGAAGTTTGAAGGCTCGTACACCGGCGAGTTCATGTACTACCTGCAGGTCTTTAAAGCGGCAGCCAAAACACGATCGTCGTTCCTAAAGAAGTTCGTTGAGATGGCCAAGCTCGACGGACGCATCCACACACGTTTCAACCTAAACGGTACAGCGACGGGACGTCTGTCGTCTGCTGGGCCCAACCTGCAAAACGTGCCACTGTACATGTGCCGCTTCCAGCCTCCGCCTGGCATTGAGCTTGGCCACTCCGGCATGAACATCAAAGCAGCCTTTATCCCGTCGACAGACGACAAGGTGTTCTTCCAGCTCGACATTGCTGCTGCTGAGATTCGAGTGCTGTGTGCCTACGCTCGCGACCCCAAGCTGATTAAGGCGTTGCGTGAAGGCCTGGACGTCCACTCCTTTGTGGCGTCCGAGATCTTCGATATTCCGTATGACGAGGTCTACGCCAACAAGGACATCGACCCCGAGATGAAGCTCAAGCGTACGGCCACCAAGCGTGTGGTCTTCGGGATGATTTACGGGGCGGGGCCATACAAGATCGCCGAGCAAATCTACGGTGCGCTGGCACCAGAGGACTCGGACGAGTTTCACAAGCAGGTGGGTTTTGCCAAAGAAGTGATGAGCCTTTTGTTTGACCGGTTCTCCGGCATCCAGAAGTACATCGACGAGACGCATCGCACCGTAGACAGCCGCGGCTTCGTGACCACCTACTTTGGGCGGTACCGACGCTTCCCGCTCAAAGACACGTCGTGGAAGCTTGCACGACGTGCTGAGCGCATGGCGGTTAACTTCAAGATCCAGTCCACGGCGTCGGACATCGTGCTGTCGCAGTTGTGCGAGGTCGAAGAACACATCCACGAAATAGGAGGAGACTTACTGCTGACCGTCCACGACTCCGTGGCCGGCGAGATTGACCGTGACCGCGTCCCTGAGATGCGAGCGTTCTTTGACCACTACATTGTAGAGCGGGTCAAAGAGCGGTTCCCCTGGCTGCCTGTGCCGTTCAAGTACGACCTTGAGGTAGGCCCAAGCTACGGAGAGCTCGTGGCTTACGAAGTTCTAGAAAAAGGCCCCGACGCGGTACCCGACGGCATGCGGCCCAAGATTGATGACTACATGTCCCGTGCGGGGCTCACATATTTTTAACACGTAGGAGTGCACATGATTGACGATAAGCACCTGCTCATACTGGCGTTCTCCACACCGGGGCGCTACCTCATGGGGTTGTCCAAGGTCTCCGCCGATGCGTACAACGCCGACTCTATGGTCACGCTGTATAGCCCAGTGCACATGACGTACATGGACGATCGCATCACGATTCAGCCCATTTCGTTCATGAAAGTATTTCTGGCTTCGATGGATGCTTACGCAGGCATGGGCGATGCCGATAAGCAGGCGGAGGACGCGTACGCCTCGTGGTACCAACTTCGCAAAAATCCTCCGAAATTTGAGGTAGAAGAAGATGTATCTTAACCCAGTCATGCTCAGGCACTGACACGGGTTGCAGCAATAGAACACCACGGCACCGGTGTTAGTAGGCGTTACGCCTACGCTTTTCACCGCCTGGCCCAGCGCTCGCGAGAGACCCTGGGAGGCGTAGTGGAAAAGGGCCAGGCGCCTGAACGGCGCCATCTCCTCTTATACACTCCTGCAGTTTGGAGGGTTCCTGGAAGTGATGAAATCCAGAAGCTCCGAGCTCGAGACGGGGGGGAGTAGAAATAGTATTGCTGATGCACAGTATGAACGTAGAACACCACGGCACCGGTGTTAGTAGGCGTTACGCCTACGTTTTTCACCGCCTGGCCAGGAGCTTGCGAGAGTCCCTGGGAGGCGTAGTGTAAAGGGCCAGGCGCTCTTCGAGCGCTCCTCCGCCGCCGGCCATCGTATCCTCATCCGAGGACTCGATACATTCGTCCATGGAAAGAACGTGATATTACGCGAATCTTTTCAGAAGGAGCCCGGGCGGCCGAGAAATAGTACGTTCACGTAGTAAGTTCCTAGACGCTTTCGTGAAAGCGAGACAGCGTTACGCTGTCGTTTCTTACTTCACCAGCTTTGATCATAAGTCCTGGCTGACTTATGATCATGCGCACGTAGTAGGAACTTTCCCTCACACGAGCTAGTCGTGTCTCCTGGCTCAGTCAGTAGGGACTTCACGCTCAACGCCTCAAACCCGAGCTTGCCCTGGCGCCTGTTCGCTACGCTCACGTCAGCCTGTGCAAGATCGGTTTGCGGATGTAGTAGGGACTTCACGCTCAACAAGCAATTCACACTGACGTTTCCAGTGTGAATCGCATGTAGTAGGCTTACTAAGTTGCACCACCAGAGACGGGTCTGTAACACCCCCCGACCCGTTGACCAGCGTTACAGGCATGGTCACGCTACGTCTCTGGTGGTGCTTTTTTCTTTCCTTTTTTACCTCGAACAGACGGTAGGATCTCCGAGTAGGCGCTACGCCTACGCACGCCGCACACCCTTTCTTCGAAAGGATGGATGCACCTGATCCCACGCCGAGAAGGATATGGAGACGCAATCCCCCAGCTCCCTGGCGGCCCAGTTGTAAAATAGTGTTCAGAGGTTTACCACGTAAACAGACGACGTCGCGCGCGTCGTAGTAGGCGTTACGCCTACGCTTTTACCGCGCGCAGCACCTCCGTTGGAGGTGCTGATCAGATGCGCCTACACGCACTAAGTCGTGCATACGCGTATTTTTAACTGCCCCGGGCCCCGCATAAATAGTGTTTACGTGCCTGTCATATTGATGGGGTAGAACTCCATCGTTCCCTTCGCCACTTCCATACCCACGCGACCAAACACCTGCGCGTGAAGCGCATCGTCGGGGACAGACGGGAAGTGGCGCCACACACGACGTCCGTCCCCTTTTTTGGTGACCTCTTCGTACTCAGCAAGGATGTCGTCTATCGCGGGCTTCATCTGCGTGGGGTGTGCGAAAAAGACGTTCCCGTTTTTGTAGTCAAGCATCATGGCATCAATGGCCGCTGTGCGGTCCACGCTGTAGCGGTCTTTGCCGTTCCAGCGGATGTGCTGTGAGATAGAACCGTACTGGGCTTGCATGACTTTGTGTGAGCCCAGCCCTTCCACCAACATGGCGTTTGCGACCGCGCCTCCACCTGCATCACCGCAAACCAGGTCGACCCCGTAGTCTTTGCATATGCTTATGATTTCTCGCACATCCGCCACCGCGTTCGCCGTCGGGAAGATGTGGTAGTACAACGTCTTCATGCGCCCGTCTGGCATCAATCCCCAGATGTGAATCACGGTACGCGACGCGTACTCCGACGACCCGCCGCCGGACCAGTCTACCCCTGCAACAATCTTTGAGACTTTCCGGAACATCTTCTTGTCCGGCTTGCGCTTGATCTTGTAGTCCCGGCACAGATTCTCCAGGTCTTCTTGAGACACCATGCGCGTACCGATGGCATCGGATACACCTAAGACCTCGTTTTTAAACTTCGACTCAGAGTACGTGTCGTACTTGTAGAGCACTCGACTCCAGCGTTTCTCAGACTCATTGTTGAGCGGCATGATGAGCTGAGAGACATGGAACCCGCGGATGTATGCGCCGGGGTTCATGGAGTACCAGATCCCTTTACGGGGATTTAAGTTCTTGCCGCACTTAACGCAGATGATACCCGTCTTGCCGATGTGACGATCGTCGATGACGTAGTTGTATTTGTTGCACCCCTCACACTTCATCAACCACTCGTCCTGAGTGGAATGCTGCCACAAGTACTCGATGGTGTTCTCCATCGACTTGGGCGTTCCGAAGTACCACGTCCACCCGTACTCGGACTCCGCCATACACTCGTTCACGACGGGGACGACGGCATCGTAGATGATGTCCTGAATCTCATCCCAGACGAGCTGGTCAGCCGAAACACCACGCACCCGGTCAGGATCGTCTGATGCGTAGCTTAGGACCACTTCGGCACCGTTTGAGAAGTGCTTCATCCCAACGTTCATCGGGATGGATGGGTCCGTAAAGTTGTTGCGGATGTGTGGTGAGTACGTGATCCCCTTCTGCAAACGGGAGTGGGAGAAGCGTGCCGTCTGTCCCTGCGACGGGGACACGAACAACGTACGAAAGTGCGGTATCGCAATGGAGTTTGTCAGGATCATATTGTTGCCAGTCGTAGACTTGGCAACCTGACGCCCGCACTTCATCAGCAGAGCCTGCCAGTTCCCATCGTAAATGGGACGGTAGAACTCGTAGTTTTGAAAGCTAAACGGCTCGCCTTCGAGGTGTATTAACGCTTCAGTGAGCTGCGATCTGGTATAAGAACCTAGATCGTTTGGGTCAGCTTTGCGGTTAACATTTAACAGCACCGGAGATACCTATGAATTGGTTTTTCTCAGCAATCATGACCGTTGTAGTGTGGTCGGCGATGATCGCCTTCGCACTCGCTCACCCTGTACTTGGCGGTCTTTTCATCCTCGGCGCAGTGCTGGTCGCTGCCCGATAACTGGCGCTTCATGCGCCCTTCCTCCACTACGGAGATGTTACAGCATGTCTGATAACGCACAAAATGTCACCTCGTATGCCGATAAGATCGGCCTGGAACCCGTTAGCTTGAGCGTCGCACGCGGCGTTGCACAACTGTGTTGGTACGACCGGCACGTCCCGATGTTCATCTCAGAGTCGGGTATCGGCAAGACGGCGCTCATGAAGTCGCTCGGCCGTGCCCACGATATGGACGTCATCATCTACTCACTGGCCCACTGTGAGCCAAGCGACATCACCGGCCCCATGTGGCCGACCAAAGACGGCACCGCATTCACCAACCTGCGTGACGAGCGCGTCCCCATTGAAGGCGAAGACGACCGGGCGCTGGCGTTTTGCGACGAGCCAAACCGCGCCGATATGACGACGCTCAACGCTGTCTTCCCTCTGTGGACAGAGCGGCGGCTGGGCTCGCACAAGATTGGTGAAAACGTTGTCGTCGCGGCAGCTATGAATCCACCTGAGGGGGATTACGCAGTTACCTCACAGTTCTCCACTGACCCGGCCATGCGCCGGCGTACGTGTCAGATCTACGTTATCTTCAACCTCAACGAGTGGGCACGCCACGCCAAAAATCCTGGCCAGGCAGCAGAGATCGACCACTTCCCTCGGCTCGACAACAAAGAGCGGTTCGCCAATCGTGACCCGTACCGTCCGATGCACCATGCAGTCATCGAGTTTGTTGAGGCGCATGCAGACCTCGCGCTCGACGTGAAGTCGCGTCAGGCAGGTAAGGTGTACGCAAACCCCGCGTCCTGGGAGCAGGTCTCCGACACGTTCCACACCATTGAGGAGCTTGAGCTCGACACCGATTCCGCGTACGTCGAGCGCGTGGTGAAGACCAAGATCGCAGGCCACATCGGCGCAGCACTCTCCAACGATGTCTGGGCGTACTACCGGAAGCACGCAGACGTCATCGACCCGCGCGAAGTCTTGCTCGAGTACAAAACAGGCGCGCCTATCCACGAGAAAATCCACCGCATGATTCAGCGTGGACACGTCGGCCAGCTCGCTTCGTTGACCAATGTCATGGCGTCGGTGTGGGTCAGCACGCCCGACATGGACGACAAGGTCGTCGCCAAGTGTCTGGGTCTGTTCTTGTCTGAGGTACCCATGCAGGTAGCCTCGCAGGTCATCGAGCATCTCACCGCACACGACGCTGAGTCATCCGCGGGCGGCGCCTCTGTGACGTCTGAACGCCTGGCCAAATTGTCGTTGTATTTGTCGTCAGACGACAACTTCAAGAAGTACCGTCGTCACCGAAACGAGACCGTCACTGAGAACGCGGCAGCTGCGAAAGCAGCTCAGAGCGATGCTAGCTGACGCTCTCTCTTCGCTTTCATCTCTTCGACGTAGAGCTCTATCCCTGCCATCAACGCGAGTTGTATGCCGGTAGGGCTCTCGTCGAATGGGGTGTCAGCGAGCTTGTCTTGGTCAAGCCTACCCCACCCCTTTTTTACCTTCTGAACAACGTCCTTATCCACACGCGTCAGCTCGTGCAGGCGCTCTTCACAGAACTCTAAGCTCGGAGGCACACAGCACATACCGTCGTGCATGCACGAGGCCGCCGCGTAGCCTGCAGGTTCGTAGTCGAGGTACTCGTCCGGGGTGCCCTCATCGAACATGTCCTGTGTCAACTCGTTGATCTCGTTGACTGCCCACGCGATGTAGTCGGGTGATGCTTGTTGGTAGGCGTCTGGGATAACCGGGGTGCCGTTGAACGCTAAGACTGTGTTCTCAAAGACCGACGCGTCGGTGAACGCGCTGGCCTGTTCCCGTATCGTAATCGCTGCGTGCAGTGCGTCCCACGCCGCGGGCGCCATCTCAATCCCCATCTCCACGAAGTCGAGCTCGAGTGTCTCCGGCTCGGTGTCGTGTAGCTCATCGCTGTAGAGCGCACGTGCTGCGAGGTAGCGTATCGACGCACATGTGTCGTCGTCACCTAACAGCTTCTTTGCCTGGTCTTTGGAGATCACAGGTACGGCTTCAGTTGTGTGTAGAGCATCTTCTGCAGGTCGCCCGGCAGCGTCTCAATGAGCGCCTTGAACTGCGCAGGGTCGATGTCATCGCCGACTTTGCAGTGATCTAAGACATCTTCTCCCAAGACGTCCTCGACTTCAGGCGCCATAGCCATGAGCTCTTTCATTGGCACGTCGTGCCCTGCGAGCTGGATGGTGCGTGTGCTGGCGATCTTGTCCATGTTGAACACTGTCTCGACCGGGTTAAGCAATGTCCGGTCGTAACGCGGCCAGAACTCTGCCTGCTGGTCGAGGTCCTCGAGCATCCCTGCCAGCTTAATGAGCTGGTCACGGTCTTTGATGACGCCGCCACGTGGGAAGTTGTTCTCGATGGCCCACGCAAACTTCTGGAAGTCTGCAGCGCTCTCCACAGTCGGAGCGGCGCCAATGCGGGCTTCCACCCAATCAAGTAAGACGCCTGCATCGCAGGGGGTAAGACCTGCAAATTTGTAGATGTCTTTGGGCAGCTGGTCTTCGTCGAGACCAAATGACGCTGCCTTCTCTACAAGCCTGGACGCCGCTTGGGTAAGTGTCGGCGCCATGAGCTTGTTCTTTTGCTCCAACAGAGCATGCGCGGACACGTCCACATCGCTCGCCTCTTTAACGAGAAGCGCGCCGTATTGTGGTAGAAGAAAGTGTTCAGCATCAGGCTGCTGGTCGGGTAACATTTCCGCCGCAGTCTTCTTTGGGTGCATCTCTTTTGCATCCAGTCCGAACATCTCCAGAGCGTTGTCGATGCGTTGCATCACGTTCTGGGGAACATGTGAAGCCTGCTTGGTCGCGTACGCCTTCGAAAGTAGACTGTGCTCCGGCGTGTGCACAGGAAAACGACGTACTTCGGGAAACGCGAATGCGGTGCCGGGCAGTCCCGGATCGTCCACAGATGCAGTCTTCACCTGCTGAATTGTTGTTGGATACTCACGAGCTATTTGCTGCAGAAGCAAGTGCTTCGTATCCGTAAACTGGTCAACTAACATAAGGAACCACCATGCGAGTGGATGTAGAGGGCAATGCCCTGGAACCAGACGAAACCGTATCAGAAGAGCCCACAGACGAGAAGGATCAAGACGATTACGTTGTCTTTGACCCCCAGCAAGATGCGCTGGGCAAATGGCTGGCGACGTTTACACACAACGACTTCGCCCGGGATAACCCGGACATGTCGGTGTACGCACGCATCATCCGGCAGCTCCGTATCGAACAGATGCCCGACAAGATGATGGCTGTGACCATCAAAAACGGGCGCCACACCCTCATGTACAACAACGAGTGGGCTGCCCAGTCCACGTTCCTCGAAGTCGTGGCGACGTTCGCGCACGAGGCGTTTCACATTCTCAACCGCGACATCCCTACGATGCTGCGCTACCTGTCCGGGTTCCCCGCCGACATGCGTGGTTTCATCCACAGCCTCTACAACGTGGCGATGGACGCCGCGAACAACTGGCTGCTTGTCCAGAAGATGAGCCACATGAAGTACGGCTCAACAGGCCACTGGGTGCTGCCTGAGCCGATGGGCTTTCCCGGTAACCTGGACACCGACATCTATCAGCAGATGTTGTTGGAGCGTGCCGACCAGCTCAAGCAACTGATGGACGAGATTGACGAGCAGATGGCGAAGTCCGGTGGACAGGGTCAACAGCCTCAACCAGGCCAAGGCCAGCCAGAAGACGGCCAGCCAGGTGAAGGAGAAGGTCAAGGCCAAGACCAGCCAGAAGACGGCGAGCCAGGTGAAGGAGAAGGTCAAGGCCAAGACCAGCCAGGAGACGGCGAGCCAGGTGAAGGAGAAGGTCAAGGCGACGGCGGAGGTCCCGGGCAAGGACAGCCGCAGCCCGGTGGGCCAGGCGGAGGTGACCCCATGGACAACATCGACTGGGATAAGTACGGCCCGGTCGTTGAAGCCGTGATGAAGCTGCGTGCACAGGAAAAGCACGACTGGTTCGATGAAAAACTCAACCAGATGGCGCCGGAAGAGCTTGAGGCGCGGGCAGCCAACGCCGAGTCACAAGCACGTATGATCTCCATCAAAGCGCTTAAGGACCACAAGAAGCAGATCGGCAACCTGCCCGCGCACCTCGATCACCGTCTGAAAACACTCCTCGAAGAGGAAGCGGTTCCGTGGACAGCGATCCTGTCCAAGCTCATCGCAGCGCAGATGCTTGCGCGGCGTCGTGCCACGATGACCCGCCCTGCCAAGCGTCGCTTCATTCTCTTCACCGAGGACGAGCAGGGTAACTACGTACGACGTGACATGCCTGCGCCGGCTTACCCAGGCTCCAAGCGTGAGCGTGAATTCGTCATCCTGTTCGCGATTGACACCTCCGGGTCGATGTCTGACCAGGAAGTCATGGAGGGCCTGTCTGAGATTCAAGGGCTCTTAAAGCGCGCCCCGCACTCCCACTGTATTGTCCTACAGTGCGACACGCACATCTCCGCAGCGCATGTGCTTGGTCCTGACATGGACGTTGAGAAGTACGTTGAGGACATCGGACGTACATCCGGCGGCGGCACGCACTTCCTTGAGCCGTTCCGGCTTGCGCGTGCACTGGGCGGGCGGAGTAAAATGCCGCAGCTCCCCGAGGGGGCGCGCGAGATTCTTAAGCCGTACAAAAAAGCGGACCTCGTCGTCTATCACACCGACACCTACGGCGCGACGCCTGAGATGGACTTGCACCCTGGGTGCCCGACTCTCTGGACTGTGCCACGTGGCGGTAGCGTCTCCTTCAACCCCGCGTTTGGCCATGTCATCGTTCGAGAGTGACCATGCGTCGTGGGGCGTGTCCGTTAGGTGGCGTACGCACAACGGGGCGCTGCACTGGCTTACCCTTTATCACCTAAACAGCACGTGGTGGCTTACCCATGCCATCACGGGCAACACTTGGACGAGTAAAGCAGACAACGAACTTCAATTCACTGACGTAAAGGATGCGCATGCCGCGTTTTGTGCGTGTATGCGCGCCCTTTGCACGACCCCCTCACTGTGAGGATGTATGTACAAACTACGAGCCCACCGAGGCGACCAAGGCCTCCGTACACCGTTTCCCTTGATGTACTTTTTCACCCCCAAAGAAGCTCCAGAGTTTCGCAAAGCGTTTGAGACGTTCATTGGTTTCCCTGCACGCCACGCTCAGTCCATTAAGTGGGACGAGCTGCGTGTGCACCAGGTCGACGGAAAGACTCTTCCTGAGACCAAGACAGTCTTGGACATTATCCCTGACTTACTCGACCCGCGCCTCAAGTGGTCGGTGGCAATACCCATCTTGGCAGTGTCGCAATGGGGCAAGCTCTTCACGCCCAACGACGCAGACGTTGCAGGTCTTCAAGCACAGAACGCAGAGCTTGAAGACGCCGACGCCCGGACGTGCGCGAAGTTTCTCGTGTCACGTAGCTGGGGCAACTACAAAGCCACACGCGGACAACCCCAGCCGCGCCCGGCCTACCCGATGACAGCCTACCTCGTTGATCGGGACGGCGTGCATGCTCCGCTGTGCAACGCATGTCCCCGTGTGCTTCTGCACGAGGCAGGCCAGTGCCAGATCGGTGACAACATATGCTTTGCTCACCTGCAAAACTTTGCGGCGGACAACACCTTCTACAAGAAACTCTCAAAATACCAAGACCTCGAAGGAGACGAAGACGATGGCGTACAAAAAGGGAATGCTGGACAACCTCAAGACCCCGAAGATACCGGCACACCTGAGCCTCCCCAAGCCGATTGACGACGTGTCTTTGGCGTTCAGCCTCGGCATCCAAAACAAGACGATGTGGTGGCTCGTTCACATCAACGACTACACGCTCATCCAGGCAGGATCAGGGGCCTACACCTTGTTCGACATCCCCAAAAAGAGCGGAGGAAAACGCACCATCCACGCGCCGCACCCGCGCTTAAAAGAGGTGCAGAAGGCTATCCTCGTCACGTACCTCGAGCCCTTCCCGGTGCCCGAGCATGTCGGGGCGTTTGTGAAAGGGCGCGGACTCAACCACACCAGCGAACAACACGTCGGGGCGAAGTACCAGATCACACTGGACCTAAAAGACTTCTTCACGACGACACGGCGCCAGTGGGTGCGCGATGTGCTCTACAAGGTAGGCTACAACCGTGACGTGGTGCGGCCTTTGGCCTCGCTTATGACGGTACCCATCGCTCTTAAAAATGGACATAAAGTAGGCGTCGTTCCGCAGGGTGGTCCTACCTCAGGCATGATTGCCAACCTGGTTGCTATGGACCGGCTAGACACTCCCATCCACAACTTCTTGGAGACGAGCGTTGGGACGGACAACTTTGTCTACACCCGGTACGCTGATGACCTTGTCGTGTCCTTTTTCGTTAACCTAGACGACGCGCGTATCAAGCAGATCACAGACGACCTGTTCGACATCATCACGACGTCTGGGTACGCGGTGAACTTCAAGAAGGTTCGTCACACCAAAGAAGGTGCGCCGATGAAGGTCTTGGGGCACACCGTCAACGTGAAGGTCAACGTTCCTCAGGAAGTTTACCGGCGGCTACGCGCCATCGCACACAACTGTGCGACCCACGGACTGGAGACGCAGTACCAACGATATGGCGCGGGCGATGTCGCTCAACTCATCAACAAACTACGCGGAGAAATTACTTACTGGAGCTCTGTAAACCCGGAGCGTATGTCAGATATCGTCGTTGATTTCCAACACGCATTGGAGAACCGATGCAGTACTACACCTTAACGCATGTTCGGAGCGCCAACACACGTACCGCGTGTAAAAATGTGGTCGTGCTTTCTTCCCCCAAACACACACCTATTACCTGCCAGGACATTGACGTTGTGCTACGCAAAGTAGGCGCGCATGACTACTGGGAGCACCCTTGGGCAAGCGTAACCGTTGACGCGTCTGTCCTGAGAAGCAACACGCAGGGGTACCGAGTTGCGTCCTCTGAGCCCCGCCACACCGCTGTAGTGGCGCCCAGCGTCGACGTGTTTACGGACGTAGACATGACGACGCCTCTGACAGGCTTTCGGCTCGGCTTCCACGTCAAGGGAGCTGAGTCGATAAGCTGGCCCTTTGAAGAGCTGCGTTCAGAGTGTCACCTCGTGTGGGCGCTTACGTCGTCCGTATGTAAGACCTGCAAAATGAACAACCAGTTGGCGTGCCGGTGGGCGCTCTTCACGAAAAAACTTCGTGGGATGGGTGTCACAAAAGCCCACGAGCAGTTTTATGCGTGGTCTTCGCTGCATTTTCAGCAGAAGAATCTGCGCGATCCTGCACCTATTGTCCCTGTTGAAGGTCTTCCCCTTAACGCTGAGACGTGTATTGGACGCCGCGCATGGAACCTGGCGTACGACGAGACGATGGTAAAGCGGGCAGGGGACGTGGGCACGTATGAGTACATTTCGGCGTATTACACCAGCGCGTGGAGCGCAACGAACACGCGCTGGAAAACCGACACGGGTGCGTGCAGCGTCATCAAGCATGACCCCGACACTATTCAAAGACGCGTCCGGGCCAAGTCCAACCAGGCGTCTAACGCAGCGACTGCGCGGGAGCGGCGTTCCGATATTTGCGGCACGAAAGAGGAGGCGTGCTATCTCGAAGACAGGTGTTCGCTGTGGCGTCGTCAAAACTCATGCGTACGTATGCAATCCGAGAGTGACTTTTCGGCGTATGCGGAGCAGCACTTCGACGAAAACCCAGAGGAGCTGGCGCCTCCTCAGATGCTCTACTTGTCGTCTTTGGTAGCAGGTCGTGAGTTTGACCTCATTGACGAGCGCACGGAGCACGTCCGTGGAAGCACGATGGGTGGCGCGGCGAAGCAGTCGCGTTACGCGTCGTCTCTTTTTTGGAGCATCCTAACGGACTCAGGACGCCGGACGCTGCGGTTTCATTCGTGGCTTGAGCTTACGCAGCACATCCGCCGGTATGCTCCCTGGGAGTTGTCGTTCTTTGAAGATGCGAAGAAGAAGGCGGATGCGTTGGTGTGCGACGTAAACCCGGAGTCGTTGCGTCTTTCTACGCTGCGCCTTTCGGGGCGTGTGCGCGTGCGCTCAGGGTTTGGCTACAGCTCGTATAGTCCCATTGGCATATGTGTCTACCCGCTGCCTGCGTATCCCGAAGACCCCAACTATGTATGGTCGTTTAAGCCAAGCATGCGGTTTGAGGATGGCTCATCGCGCTCTCCGCACACCGTTCGGTCTTACATGTACGGCTACAAGTTCTTAGGGCTAACGCCGCCGCACCTCTTCACGCCTAAGCCAGGCTCTCCCCTAAAGGTTTACACCTACGATGTGGGCGGCGAGTAGGCCGGGCACAGGTCCACAACTTCAGCCAGCAAGCGCGTCTCTTCGCGCTCCAAGGATTCTTGGACCTGCTGGGAATCAGAGAGCTCTCGCGTGCACGTTTCAAGTGCCGTGAGAGCCTCATTTTTAGCTGTGGTAGCTGCGTCGCGTATCGTTGTCTGCGCGGAGATCTGCGTGGTCACGGCTGCGATCTCTGCAGTGATTGTAGAGATGCTGTTACTCAAAGTGACAACCGCATCCTCAAAGCCGCCGGTGTCGTAGTACTCGACGTACAGTGCGCCGGTGGGGTTTAGAAGCTCATCGTCAACGGTGTCACGTGGCACACCCGCGGCGAATGATACGCGCTGGTTGTTCCATGTGCTGATGGCCGCAACGATGTCTGCTGCAAGGCTTGTCGACGCAGACTGTATGGCAGTCAAAGCGTTGAGCCCAGCAGTCAGTGCTGTCTTGCTGCGATCGAGCGCACTGAGCGTCGTGTTGGCGTCAGCCTCGGTTGCGGCGGCGTCGTCGTAGGTGTCTTGGAGTTCGTCACACGACGCCTGCTTCTCGGTGACCGTTGTGTCCTGTGCGGTGCGCTCGTCGCGTTTTTCTGTGTACGCAGAGATCGCTGGCGTGAGTATGCCGATGTCTGCAGCAGGGAACGACAGATTCTCTGCTGGGTCGGACAAGAACACGTCAATGAAGGCCTGGTAGTCGACGACCAGGGCGTTGACGCGCTCCTGCAAGAAGTCCTTCCCTGCGATAGCAGTGTTGATGTTTTCGTAGCGGTTGATGACCGTCGAGGAACGGAAGAATGACGCTTCGTTCGTGACCGCCAGAGCCCGGCTTGTTGCGAGCACTGCCAGGTCCGCGGGCGTTGCCACCCGTGCCAAGATGTCTTGCTTAGGATCGTCTTCGTCGATGATCTCTAATACAAACGCGCCAAAGTCTGGCAAGTCGCCGCGGTCCGTGACCGTAGATGTAACAACATACTCGACGGTGACGCCGTCGATCTCTGCCGTGCGTAGCTGTGTTGCCAGCGTAGGTGCCATTAGGAGTACGTATTCGTGTTGGAACCAAGGAACGTAGTGAGGCCCGCGTTGTACTCTGTGACGAGCGTTGTCAAAGCCGCGTCCACATTCGTGCGCGCAGTATCGCCGTCTGTAATAGAGTCGTAGCGCCCCGTGACTTCTGACTGGCGGTAGAACGCTGTGCCGTCTGTGCGCGTCGTCGGGTAGATCAAGTCGCCGGGTGTAATGGTCCGTATAAACGTGTTGTCTGAGAAGCGCAGAAGGAAGACTTCTTCCGGCATATCGGTGGCAGTATCAACGGTCCATGTTACCGTGTAGACGGTGTTCCCGTCGCCGTCGGTCTCCGTACCGCCTTCGTCTGTGACTTCAATGGACGCCATTTCAACCTCGTTGTGTGCGCGATCACTATACTGAAACCCTACGGCACTGCGCAATGAACTTCATCGGCATTGACCAATCTATGCGGCACACAGGTGTGTGTTTACTGAGTAAACACGACGAACCAAAGCTGTGGCTCATCGAGCCTGAGCATAAAGGGCCCGTGCTGCTGGGTTACATTTTCGACCGCATCGCTGGCATCCTTGATGTTACAACACCTGTGGCTGCTGCCGTAGAGGGCGGATCATTTGGCAGCCGAGGTCGGTTGTTTGACTTAGGTGAGGTCCACGGCGTGGTGATGTTGGCTCTGCTCCAGGCCCGCACAAGCATTGTTGATGTTGCCCCGTCGCAGCTAAAGAAATTCCAGACGGGCAAGTCTGGTGCACGCAAAGAGTGGATGGTCGAAGCCGCCAACGACTTTCTTGGCTACGAGATAGACGACGACAACCTGGCTGATGCGGTGGGCCTTGCGCGCATCGCTCGAGCCGTCCACCTACAGGACGCTACGACGCGCGCCGAAGCCGAGGTCGTACACAAACTTACAAACTCTGATCGGTACTACAAACTATGAAACCTGAACAACGTATTGGACTTACGCCCATTCACGTACGCTTGGCAGCGTCGATGCTCACCAAAGGCGAGGGCCACCACCCGTGTGAACGCCTTGGGTACACTACCGCACTTGTTGAAACCGTTGAGGATTGGCACAACCGCGCGCTCGATGACCAGCCCGCTGCGTACTTCATGGAGATGCGGGTTAATTTCTACTCAGGGACACGTCGTGTACGCTGGGTAGACTTCAAGCTCAGCATGACGGGCGGGGGCGGTCAGCCTGCGTTCACAGTCCACGAGGCCGACGATGAGTAACTACCAGCCCTACCGCAACTTCATAGAATTTCGGTACGCCTACGGGCGCGTGCTAATTCTTCGTGATGCGCTGCCCACAGGGAGACAGCTCAGCACGGCGTGCCGAGCGCTGTGCGCGGTGTTCGGTCAACACACAAAGCGCATCAACGAAGACAACCCCATCATCAGTGTCGGCAAGCCTGGTATCAGTGTCTTAAAGAAGAAGTGGTTGTTCTTGGAGATTTACGATGCTGCGGGCTTGGACGACGAGTTCAAAGAGACAATCCTGCGCGGCATACCGCGGCCTATGCTAGACGCTGTTTACGCCTCAGGAATCATGCTCGCTGACGACATCAAGCTCTTTCCACCTGTCGTAGATCACGCCAGCGACACGCTCGTCTGACCACCCCCACAGAAGATAGTTCGACACTGTGAGGACAGCGGTTGTGCTTTGGAGTCCGCGGCCATCTCTTTTGTATGCCTCGACTTCCAGTTCAACGCGGCCGCGGCGCGTGATGTATTTCCACACAAACTTCCACAGCCCCATGCGGTCACGCTGCTCAACGTGTACTTGCTCGTGTCGGTAGACGCGGTCACCTGGCTCTGCAAGGCCATCAGGCGGCGAGTAGATCGTGCGGGTAAAGACCGACACCGTATGGAACGTGCGGCGGTACTTCTTCCACCACGTACACGCGACGAGTGCCGCGCCGTAGTAGAATATGCCAAGCCAAAGCCAGTCCAGCGCCTTGTATTTTCCGTGTGGGCGTACGTCTAATTCACTCATGGCTTCACCATCCAACCACCGATAAACCCGGCGGCAGCGCCTGTGATGAGCGCCGCGACAAGCCAGGGTAGTCCGCCTCCAAACACGGACATCGCTTTGGCTTCTTCGGCTTCCTTGACAGCGTCTAAGTACTTGGGAAAGATCTCGTCGGCACGCTTCTCCATCTTGTCGGCGCGTTTCTTCTGTGCAAGCCGTGCCTGCTCCTCGAGCTCAAACGATTCTTGCAGATACTCCAGCGACACCTGCAGGGCTGGCACCGCCCGGTGCAGCCAGACGTACTGGTTGCGCAGCTCGAGGTAGACTTTGAAGTTGTCCTTGTCGAGGCACTTACGCTCCGGGGCACAGTCTGTGAAGACAGGCCGCTCTACGAACTCAAACTCCGCAGTGTCTGAGCTGTCTTGTGCCAACGTAACGGAAGGAGCCAGCGCGATGAGCACGGCGAAGAAGACGATAAGTTGTCGCATGGTGTGCCTGTAGGGGCTAATTGATTTCGCTCTCCAAACGCTCGAGCTCGTCCCACGAGTCGGCGCCTTTGATGGCCGCGACGATAGATTGGCGTCGCTCCTTCGCTTCGTTGAGCTCAGCTTGGATCTTTGCAGCTTCCTTGGACGCTTCGATTGCTTCTTTGTGTAGCCGCTCCGACTCTTCCTGGCTGGCGGCGCTCTCTGCTTTGAGCTGGGCTTGCTTGGCGGCGTCTTCTGCGGTGCGGCCTTTGGCTTTAAGGCGCGCCTCTTTTTTAGCTGCCACAACCCACACGATGACAATCACAAGGAACAGCACGGCCAAGACAATCGCCCACCACCACCGGATGTACCACGGTGATTTGGCGTCGCCGATGACCTTACGTCGTATGTCTAAGAAAATGGGTTCCATTATAGACCCGAGTCTCCAAGAGGCGTCGCGAGCAGGCGGTACACGTTTAACTGGTCGGACGCTGTCAGACGGCGGAACAGCTGGTCGTGGCGATACACTCGTAGCAGCGAGATGCGGCCGGTGCCACCGCTGAAGCCCGTGAGAATAAAGAAATCGCCATTACGTTCAATACGCGGGTTGGTGTACCCCGAGGCGATGGCGAACGCTGCGCGGAACCCAAAGTTACGCTTACCGTATAGCTGGATGCTATTCGCTGGGTCGACGTACGCGACGTAGTCCTGGTCCACGGCCAACCCGTTCGGGACAGACGCGCCGGGCGCTGGAGTAGGCACTGCCTGAAGTAGACCTGTGAGAGAACTCTCGGTTGTCTCCTCGCCGCTCCACTTGTTCAGGACCAGCACGTACCCCAAGTCTGCTCCGTCGCTCACCTGAAGCCACAGGTGCTGCGGGTCACATTTCATAGCCCGGTTTGTGAAAACGTCGGTGGTACCTGTGAAAGCGTAGTCCCATGAGGACGAAGAGCCGGCGCCTTTGTTTGCGAGTGCGCGGACGTTGAACGACCCTGTCCCAGCAGGTCCCGCTACGTACACGTAGAACCCGTCGGTACATACGGAGATAAGTGCGGCGCCATGCGCGTACGCCCAATCGTCAGTCGCGGACCCTGCAGTCATGTCTAAACGGCTCACGGTCCCGTCCAACAAGACCAAGAACAAGTACTCGTCGTCCATGCACATATCGCGCACGTCAGAGCCTGATGTGTACGTCCACACGGATGCGCCAGTCGACGCGTTGTAAAGCTCTACGTCTGTACCGTCCGCCACAGCAAAGTAGGCGCCGTTTGTGCACAGCGAAGAATCCGGAGCGGCAGCGACCGCCGTCGCGTATGTTTGCTCAACAACGCTTAGGTTAGTGAGGTCACGCCGCTCGGCGGTCGAACCGCCGTCATCGTACAGCAAGTACACGTAGCGACCGTCTGTACACGCGTTTAAGCTAACGACTGCTGCGCCGAAAGACTCCGTGCGTTCAAACATGTAGAACGAGATATCCGTCGGCTCCAGCGTCTTAACGAGCAGAACTTCTTTGTTCGTCGTGCCCGCGATGAACTCGTGGACCGAGCTGGCGACCGCCGTGTTGTCTTGCAGCGTAGAAATAGCTGCAGCGTTTGTTGTGATTTCGGTGTCAACAGCCTCGTTAAACTCTTGCTGCGACTCTAACGCTGTGCTGATTGTAACAAAAGGAGTTGCGTCGATGCCGAGACGTTTGGCCCCTTCATCAACACCTGACGCCGGCGGCGCCGCAATCGGCCGTTCGTAGTCCGCACGAATGCTGTTCGCCGTCGCTTCCAAGATACCGAAGTTTGCAAGTCGGATGTCCGTCACAGGAAACGATTTAATCAGCACGCTCCCGTCTGCCAGCGTGAAAGAATCGTCAACGACACGCCCAACGACCACGCAGTCCGGCGCCTTCTCAGGCTCTGCCGACAGGTTCACCAGGCTTGCGCCCGGGATGAGATGCTCGTTGGAGTTTTCTTCGACAGACTCCCGTCGGTTCTGGACCGTTGAGTACCAGATGGCGAGCGTGTCCCCTTCGTTGAGTTCGTTGTCTGACGTTGCAGCAAAGAACGCTGCCAAGGCGGTATCTGTAATTTCGTGGAACAGACCGTCCCCGCCTGAGGTGAGCGTCGTCGGCCCGAGGTCGACCATCGCCCCGTCTGTGCCAGTCGTTGCGCTGACCAAAACATTGACGGTGCCGTCCGCGTTGATGGCGTCGACGATGTCTTGCGTCGTGTGGCCCAGGCCCGAGTCGTACTGGACCACGATCTCATGTAAGCCAGGCTGTACAGCTTCGTTGCTTACGACCTCGCCATTTAGGTCGATGTTAATCGCGCCGGCACCGGACAAGTCGACAGTCTCCACAGACAGATTAAAGCTGCCGTCAAAATCAAAGACGACGGCTGTCACCGTAAAGTCGTTGACGCCTACGGTACCCAACGTTGCGGTAGCGTAACGCGTCGGGAAGCGTGTGCCGCCTCCCTCGTTGGAGTCTCCGCGTGCCTCGCCGGGCGTCGTACCCGGCACTGCAATGAGCGACGCGCCAGAGGACAGCGCAAGTGCTCCCGTACCGCCGCTGGCAGTGACTCCTCCCCAGGCGATGGATCCGCCGCTTGAGAGCTGGAAGAACAGTGAGCGGTCGTTGTCACGCAGCCACCGTGCTTCGTTTGATTCAATGCGCAGCGCCTCAGAGCGTGCACGCAGCACCTCGTCCGGGCGGGACAGTGTCGCCTGGTCCGCCTGCTCCCCGTTTTGGATGGGCGAGATTGAGTCGGTAGAGGCTTCGCCCGAGTCATTGCCCGACGGCGTAGTCTGGAAGTCGATTACTTTAGTCATCTTGAAATCCTTATCAGACGATGGAGTACTGCACGTCCCACACGTAGCTTATGGCGAGGTCGGCGGTTTTGGTGATGGCGGGGTAGACCTGTCGGCACACAAGTAGTTCGTTGGCTGCGCCTGCCAGGCCATCGGATACTGTGTAGATGCCCGCTGCGCGGAGGGTAGACCCGTTTGCTTCGCCAGTCCCTACCTCTGCGCGGAACTGCACCAGCCCTGAGATGCCGCCCAAGTCAATGTCCACATCAGCTGCGCGGTCGAACACGTAGTCTTTGACTACCGTACCCGTAGGGCCGGTGTCGCTGGCCGACGCGCCTGACGCAAAGGGCGTAGCGCTTGCTTCAATCTGCATGCTGTTAAACGCCAGCTCCGTGACGTCTGCCACCGCAGCTTTCTGCGTAATCAGGGCAGCAAGCACTTCCAGGTGCACGGTCGTGATCTGATTTTTCTTTGCGGAGACACAGGTCTTCTCTCCGGTCGACGTGTTTACCACGTAAACCTTTAGGAAGCCTTGCATAAGTGCGTTTTCAGATTTCATGGGCTGCTCACAGTTTCGCCAGGTGTGTAATCTACCGAGCGGCGAATGTTTTTACCATGCGTGATCGCGTGTAACCACTGTATCACGTACCGCCGTTGTAGAGTGCGAGAACGTCGGCAGGTGTAGAATGCGCATCTGTAAACGTAACCTCGTCAATCCTACCAACCCAAAGCTGCGCGGCGATTGCTGCCTCGCGCCAGGCGAGCAGGAGTTGTTCGGTCGTGTAGGTCAAAACGGACCCCCCCACTCAGACTCAAGGAAGCCCCAAACCTCGTCGCGCTGCGCCTCGGTGAGCGTGCCATCGTAGACGACCAGCTCGTGGATATAGCCCGTCCACGGAGTCGCGTTGTATCCGGCGCCCACAAACACGCGGGTAGGCGACGGGCCTTCCGGCAATCCGTCGCCCCCGGCAATCGTCGAGTCAACCCGCGTCCGGGCATCATATAGCCCGGTCACAGACGTGGTCCCGTGAATCGCAGTCAGCATATTTCTTGCGTTGTTCGAGAATGAGCCGCCCGCGAAAAACTCGACCCCCGACACGCGATCTATCGCAGAGACGAATCCGGTGGTCGCGGTCGCGGAGCCCGCATACATCTCGAATGTTGAGTCCGACGCAGAGTCGCTGCCTCCGTCCATCATAACAACACCCTGGTACAGCACCCCCGCGGTGTGTTCTGCCACGGCGAAAACTGTAATCCCGGTCGAAAAATCCGGAGAAAACGCCGACGATAGCTTGTCGTCGGCCCCGTCGTATTGGACAGCGGCGACACCAGCGACCGTTGTTTTCGTCGGTCGCGCGGACCCTGAGCCTGCGACCGCCAACCCGCTGTGTCGGTCGGTCCAGCTGTCGACCGGGTCACTGTCGGCCAGCGCGGCGAGGCTTTTCGCAGACCAGTCCCACGACGTGACGCCAGCGAATTCAGGCGCAAACAACACTGGCGCCTGCAGAAACACCTGGTTGTTTGTGCTTTGAAGCGTCACAAGAACAGGCCAGCTTGTGATGTAATTACCTGAGGACGTCTTCTCGACGACAGGGTTTGCGCCTCCGACGGCCGTATGTGTGAACGACGTTCGAGGCGCCGAGAAGTAGTACTCAACGCCAGTCTCAGATGTGAGTGCGGGGGCAGCGCCTGTGACAACACCGACCAGCGTTGCCTTCCCGCCACTGCTAACGTCGACGATGCGGAAACGTCGCGGCGTGCCCTGCACCTTAATGACGACTTCGTGGCGGAAATCGAACTGATTGAGCTCAACGTCAAACGTCGCGGTGTCACCTACGATGTTTACAGAGCCACCAAAGGTCGGTGCGACGCGCTGCAGTACCGACGGTGTACCCGCGATGTAGCCCACCGACACGCCTTCAACCGTTGCGCCCGTGTTAAATGACGTCACCTTTGCGGCCAGAAGCCGTCCGTGTGTGAGTACGGCCTTCTGGTTAGTGCCAGGCGCCAACGTGAACATCTCACCCGTGGCAACGAATGATGCGCCCGCCCACGCGTACAATTCTACTTGTGCACGTGGGTCGACGCCGCCGCTTTCCTGGTACATGAACACCAGTGTTTCGACTTCACCGGAGTCCGGAAGCTCTGTGACCGTACCAAAGTCGTCTTTCCGGACAGTGGTGTACCACGCAAGCTGCGGGCCCGAGTACGTGTAGTACGTCCCAATCTCGGTACCGCCACCTACTTCAAACGCGCTGTCTACCTCCGACATAAGCTCGGCGTCTAAGTCAGGTTTGCCGACGATGAGGAGCTCGTCGTCGCCGACACCAACCTCGTCTTGAAACTGCCCGGCTGCGTCGACAAGCAGGTACGTGTAGGCGGACCTGCCTTCAAGCAACACGTCGCGGATGTCGCGTTGAGCACGTGGGAACTCAATGTCGGGGTAGGCGGCGAAGTCGTAGCTGACGTTGAAGATGTGGTTCTTCAATAGCCGGCTCATGTAATTGTAGCCGGGACTATGCGTCAGCGCCGGGCGGCCTTCGATGGACCACTCCGCGCCGACTAAGCCGGTTGCCGATGGTTCCAAGAAAAACGACGGGGTTGTACCGTCTAAGTTGTCTACGAGGACCCGATTACTTGCCAGCACGCCGGTGACAACGTAGTCGCCTGTCGGTATGGCCGACGCAGATACGACGCGTATGACCGTGCCAATGTCCGCCCGCGTAAACGACGGTCCAAACGTAATAACAAATTCGTTTGAGCCCAGCGTGACAACACTCAGCTTAAAGGAGTAGTTACTCGCCAAAAATCCGGAGATGTCCAACGGCGACGACGTGCCGTCCGTGATGGAGAAGTTGTCACGGTCTACCGCGGACACGATCTCATATTCTGTGCCCGCAATGGTGATCGTTTTTGTCTCATCAGATGTCCGGACGACGTCACCTACGACCTCTAACTGCGCCGTGACGCTTAAGTTGTAGAACAGAGACTTACCTGTGCGCCGCGCCGGCACGGTTCCGTAGCTGTCTCCGCCTACGGTGTAGAATAAGTCGCCCACTTTAAAGCGTGGGTTGCCTACCCGGTTCTCGTACAACGTTGTGTCGACGCTACGCCGTTGCGCCGTCTCTCCCGGCCAGAGCTCATCCGGGATGACTTCGGTGTAGTACCAGGTCGGGTTTGAGATGTAGTCGTCGACCTCAAACACAATCGATAACGGCTGGAACGCTTCGAGCGTGTCCCCTACAGAGAGCGCGGGGTCGATGGACCCGGCAGGCAGTCTGTACACTTCGATGTCTGTTACGACGATGTCCGCAGCGCCGCCCGTTGTGATGGACGCAATGACTTCGCCGTCCTGACGCGCAACGGGTATGCCGCTGATAACGTTAAGCGCCGACTCAATACGCCGAAGCGACGGGCCCAAGATGAAGTAGCGAAAGATGCCCTGCAGAAGCGCGCGATACGATTCCGTACTTGGCTCGTACCGGTTCAACAGATACCCGAAGGACAGCCACAAGTTCTCTCGGTCAAAGAGCGCGTCGGGTATCCAGTAAGAGAGCTGTGTCACCCGTGACGGTGACTGGTGCGTCCACTGCAACGTGTCATCGTCTACAGGGTCGAACACCGTCTCTTCGGTAAACGTGACCTGCAGCCCTGAGTCAACGGTTTCAATGGTGTAGAGCAGCTCACGGTCTTGACGTGTGGGGTCAACGAACAAGATCTGTGTACCGACATCGAACTGCGTAAAGTACTCCGTGTCGCGTACTTCCCACCGCACGCCCGTCGCTGCGCTTACGTATGAACCATCGAGCACCACCGTGCGCGCGTCGACAACGCTCAAAATCTCACGTTCAAGTGTCGCCCCGCTGTCGGGATGTGACAGTACACGACCAACGTCATCGGCAGTGAAGGCGGCGCGTGCGGACACAAACGAGTTGCTTGCGGGGAACGTTCCATCGGTCCCACTTCTAACAACTCCGCGTGTAACAAACACGTCAGCGGTGGGCGTTACCTTTCCGTCCCCAGCATTCCGAAACACCGTAGGGACAATGTCTATCTCGCGCGACGCGACACCGTTCGTTGTGTTGAACGGGTCAGCGAAGAAGCGCAGCTCGTCGGCGTCGGCGTCGATATCGAAGTCGATGTCGACCTCAAGCGACACCGTTGGGTCGTAGACGCGGTTGAGCAGGAACATCGCTTCACGCAGCTTGTCGTCGAGCGCTAAGTTCCACGTCTGGGACTCAAGGTCATACCGGACCTGGTCTTGGCGCACCGTCAGCAAGTACCAGTACTCTTTGTTGAACAGCGGGACGTCGTCTAAGTTTGCGTTCAGAACCTGGGTAACCATGTCCAGGTACGCCTGTCCCAACTGAACTTCCGTGGCGGCATAAAGCCCGTTCAAGATGTCCCGGTCAGCAAAGAATCGCTGCCAGAAATCTGATAAGCCAGTCAGAAGTGTTTGTGCCTGGTTGGTCAGCACGGCCATTAGGACACCTGAGTCAGAGTGATCAAATCTATGGACGAGAGGTAGCGCACATTAGGGTCAACGACGCCGAGTGTGAGCGGATCTTCTAAGCGGTCAATGGCATCGGGCAACGCCAACTTGTCGCGCGAGATTTCGACTGCGTCTGTTGTCTCATACGTAATCAAGCGTCCGTCTGGCGCGTAGAAATCATACGTGACCGTAATCGGCAGCTCGACGTAGCCCACCTCGGCAGAGTTCTGGCTCTGGAACGCGGTCACGATGTCTGAGACGTGGATGGTATCGTCGGCGGGGAAGGCGTTGATGTAGTTAATCAACCCAAGCTTGGCGACCTCTGCGTCGAAGAACGCGTTTGCGTTATCTCGCAAAGCATACCGGATCTCAAAGCTTAAGTACGCAGGGTGGAGCCCACGAAGAAGCGTGTTTGCGCACGCCACACGTTCGTTGTCGTCTTCGACAAACGTGTTGATGACGTCAAACTGTGACAGCGTGTCGTACACGACGCGTAGCGTTTTGTTGTTGTACTTGGTGTCCCACACCAGTTCCCACTCAAGATTTATCTCAGTAGGAGGAAACAGCGACGGGTCCGCTGCGTTCTCGATGACGACTTCGTCGGGTGCGTTGTACGTAATGATCCGCCAGTCACCGTTGGTGCCTGTTTGGAACGAGTTTTTAATCCGTACAAGTTTGCCGCTGCCCGCGTCGGATGGGGAGAAGACGTTGGCGTTCGCAAAGAACGTGTTCAGAGTGGAGATGTTACCTTCTGTCCCCTCGAACTCGGGTGCGTAGCCCACGTCGCATACCATCATGTGCTGGGCGGACTGGCCCTCAAGGGGGACCAGGTTCTCTACCTTGTACTCGAGGGGCGCGGTCGGGTCAGGGTCAGGCTGCGTGTTGACGCGGTCCCCAAACTGTACGCGCCCTGACGCAGGGTCGGTATCCGGGTCGGCGAGGTCCAGCAGCGACACTTCGTGGATGAAGTAGATAGGCTCGCCGGGAAGCAAAATCTGTCCGTCGGCCTGGTAGTCGCGTGTAAATTCCCCTGTCGTTGCGGGACTTACTTTGTTGTCGTACGCGGGACCGATGTCCCCAATGGAGTACTCGACGACGTCGATAAGTATCTGAAACGTCAGGCCAGCCTCTACTGTTAATCCAGAAGGCACACTCAGCGTCACTTCGTCAGCACCTGAATCGTATGACAGGATGCGGTAGTCCCCATCGTTGCCTGAGCCAGAGCCTGTAATGCGGATGTAGCGCCCAATGTCTACCGCGCTGAGCTCGGCTGCTGACGAAGAGAACGTGTCGGAGCCTGTCACCGCGCCGTCCGTAAACGTCTCACCGCTTCGCGCCAGCGTGGGGCGTACGGCAGGTAACGATTGGCGTGGGTTGACGCGTAGGAAGTACTTGCTGACTTCCTCAATGATGTAGAGCCCTGCCTCCCCTGCGTTGGCGTTGCGGATGCGCAAGATGTCTCCGGCTTCGACCAAGAACGCGGTCCAGTCGTCGACAGTCTCGTCGCGGAACAACGTAATCTCGCTGCGTGGGTCGGTGTAAATGCCGCCCACCGTGCCGTTGAACACCCGCCGCTCAAGCAGCGGTGTGTTGATGAAAACGTCGATGTGTCCGCCCAAGTGCAGGTCGATGTGCGGGGTGACCTGAACGAGGTCCCGGCGCATGCCGGTGTCACCATAGCCAAGGACAGTGAGGCTATCGATGGCAGAAAATGTTTCTTTGAGGACAGCAGAGATTGCACGTTTAGAGTTTAGGTCGCGTACCGTAATGGCTTCCGGCAGGCGCGTCAGCAACTCTTCTGACGTCTCAGGATCTTGTGCCCCGACGTACGGGTTGTCGTTCTCTGCGAAGAGCACGAAGCGGTTGAAGCGTGTAAGCCCTGCAAAGGGCCCGTTTCCCACCTCGTATTGTGTGCCGACGTTCTCAGCAATGACGGGCACACGAAGTGTGTAGTCGATGACCTCGCCCGCCGCGTTGGTACGCGGAACCAAGTCGGATGCCTGGTAGGTGACTGCTGCGTCAGAGTCGAGTGCGAAGCGGATGTTCGACGTCTTCGTAAAGACTGTTGATGTCGGGACAAACCCGTCGTGCGTCTCACTGAAATGAATGAGCACGGTACCACGCACGGCACGTCCGCCCCGCCGCGTGACAAGCCAGTTCGACACCAGGTTGGAGACGGCTTCGTCAAAGTCGTCGGCGTTTTGTAGACGCTCAACGGTGCGTAGGCTCGTGGCGTTACGCGTGGCGGTCGCTTCTGCACGAAGCAGCGCAAAGACTGCGCCTACGGCACCGATCGTGTGGTCACGTAAGATGGCGCCAGGCGAAAAGTCTGCGTCGGGGAAGAGGTCCGTCAAGAAACGCGTCAGAAACGCTTCCGCGCTCTGTCGGTCTTCGTCTGATATGACAAGTTCGGGCATGGTTAGCCTGTCGGCTGTGCAGGAAGCAGAAGTTGCAGCACTTCGCCGGCCTGATTTGTGATCAAAACGGACGCCTCAAACCCTAAGCCGTCCGCCTCAAAAATTAAAGAGACAAGCTCAGCATCTTGAAGAGCCTCTCGATCGTTGGGCGGCGGGTTGTCTGCCTGGAGGGCGAGCAGAATTTCGTTAGCCTGAGAAATGGACGCCCGTACAACTTCCTGAATCTCTGCGCGATCAGAAATATTCGAGCCAATGAGAGCGGGGAATTGGGTACCGTAGTTAGCGTCCGATAAGTCGGTGCCCTCCAACGTTAGAAAGGCTTTTGCCCATCGATTAATGAGTTTCTGAAACCCCTTTACGCCGATGGTTTTGTCGAACCCAAAGGTGTACGTGCCTGCCTGAACACTTTGTTCGTCAGCGGGTAGGAGCTCAATGTACGTATCAAATGTAGCGGCCATCAGCTGCCTCCTGTGTCAGGGGTACGAATTGCCCCCTCACCTAAAGCTACGGTCTCGTTTAGCTTACGCTCTCGCTCTCCGATCTGCACCTCTTCAGCTTTCCACAGGTCTTTACGCGAGGCTGCACCCAGGGCTGCACCGCGAGAGGCTGCCGCCACTGCGTTGTACGAGGTTTGGGCGTTGCGTGCCAGTCCCTGTGTCTCTGCCTGCAGTACAGTTTTTGCCGAGCTGTCCCGTGCCTCGGACAAACCACGCGCGGCTGCACTCCTAAATTCTTGTGTGTCAGAAGGAAGGGGCGCGCCTTGCAAAATCGCTACCGGGTTGAGCGGTACGTTTGCGGCGTTGGAACGCGGGCTGCCTGAGAACGACCCGCCCTCTAGCACGCCTTTGTTGATTCGGATTTCAAAGTGCAAGTGAGGTGTACGTACAGCGTTGTGGTCCGGTACAAGCCGCCCGTCGTCGGTTTTCCTTCCTTCTGTTGTGCCTGCCAGACCCACGACGCCTGTCACCGTCCCAAGCTGCTGACGCGTGATCGTGTCGCCCACCTCTACGTTTAGGGCTTGTAAGTGGGCGTACCGAGATGTCAGACCACCTTCGTGCTGCATGTAAACGACGAAGCCGTAGGTGCTGCTGAGCGACGCGCGTACGACTTCGCCCGGGGCGAATGCGTAGACAAACTGGTCTGGGTCACTACGTGTGTCGAGGTCCACGCCTTTGTGGCGTCGTGTAATCAGGTTGCCGTTCTCGTCGCGCCCAAGCTTTTTTGGGTTACGCCCGCCGCCTACGGAGGTTGAACGGCTTTTGGCAAACGGCGACAGTATGTCGATGATATTGAGCGGCCAGATGAAGTCTTCTGGCTGGTCATCGTTGAAGTTGAGCGTGTAAAACTTCAACTGCGCGTCGCCTAAAATATAACCCACACGGCGTGGGCGCCCAATCTGACGTGGGTCCCCGTTCGAAGGCATCGACGGGTCGACGTAGCCATTGAGCGCGGTCTTGTAGTTTCCGTTGATGTACTTGGCAAAGGATCCTTGCGTCTGTTGCGCGGCCCCCGCCACGGCACTGACTGAAAGTGATCCGCCAGACGTTGCAAAACATTTGGGGCGCGCGTCACCGGCAGGCACGCTGGGCCGGCTGTTCGACCCCGGCACAACATCGGAGGTGGGAGACAAAGACGCGTCCCCGCCCGACCAGTACGACGCCTCACGCTTGAACCTGCGCAAGTAGATGAGCGGGGAGCCTCCCCAGCGGGAAGCCAGGAAGCTGTCTGCTGCCTCGAGCCCTTCTGTACGCAAAAGCCTCTTGTAGGCGTCTACTGTTCCGGGGCCGCCTTTCCACAGAAGAGCCATGAGCTCTCGGTCGTAGCCGTGGAACTGGCGGTAGCGTTCTTGGTAGAGGAAGAAGGCGCGGATCGACGCCCTCCCGTCGCCGTCAAAGTCAGAGTTAACAGCGCCTACGTCGGTGGCGTTGTCCTCGCCGATCTGGAGCAGTCCGTAGTACTGAGAGTCTTCACGGCGCGCACTGGGGTCGCCGTTGGACTCGATGTCGATGAGCGCTAAGAGCAACCAATCGGGGTACTGAGACTCCGGCAGGTTAACATCGTTCGCACGCACGCTTCGGATGACTTTGCGCCATCGTTTGACGTTTTCTTTCGACATGGGGGATCACTCGTCAGTCCAACAACGAGTCGATCTTATCGATAATCTTGCGTTTTCGGTAGGACAACTGCCCTTGCGACAGCCCTGTCTTGCTCATGATCTTCGGGTTCGACAAGATAGGCTTGCCTGAGTAGCCCGTTGAGTGCTCAAAGATAATCTTATCGATCGGGTCCATGTCGTAGTAAATCATGTCGACCATGCCGTCTTGGGAGCCGGACGCCCACACAGATTGCTGCTCGAACATGTCACCGCCAAAGTCTTCTGACTCGATGAACTCAGGGCGCATCGTCTGTTGGACCTCATTGAGCTTGCCCGGCGACCACCCTAAGTGGTCGGATAGCTCGTCGTTGGTGGGCTCTCTGCCCATGCGGTCCATGATTTCGCGTTGGCCTCGCATGTACGAGTGGATCTTAAGCTTCTTGTACTCGGGAACACGCACGGCATCCTGGTGCGTGTACACCGCTCGAGAGAGCTTTTGAAGACGATTCATGATGTGAGTGGAGAGTGCGGCGCCCGCGTTAGGGTCATACGATTTTATCGCCTCGAGCGCAAGTCGTTTGCCCTTTGACTCGAGTACCGGACGTGCGATCGCGCCTGACCATTTGTTGACCTGAGACTGGACGAGCGGCTCGACCTGTTGCATCAGGGGCTGCAGCGTCATGGGGCCCGGGTTTTTCTTGTAGGCTTCCCAGAGCTCGATGTCTTTGTCTTTTCGTGCTGATGATGTCTTTTCCACCTCATCCTCCGGTCTGAACTCCACGTTGCGCATGTACTTCCCGCCGTCATCTCCTTTGCGTGGGTCGTCTGTCTCGCCGGTCGCCTGTGCGTCGAACCACTGCGTGCGTGACTTTCCGGGGACGACGGTGTCCTTCTTGTCTGACGGCGTGACGTTCTTAACCGTGACGCCTGTCTCTTCAGCGACCTCGCGTTCTGCTGCCTGCGCCGCTGTTTCCCCTGGGTCAATGCCTCCGCCGGGTGTCTTCGGCGTGTCCGGTTTGCCCGGCCATGTCCCAGACAGCACGTTGCCGTCACCGTCGCGGACGAGTACTTCGGCGCGCTGCCTTAGCTTGGCACGCACTTTGTCTGCCGCGGCTTTACTCAGCATGGGTTATTCACTCACGTATATGGATTCAATCCAAACGTATCCGCGATGGGATGGCTGTCTGCCCAAGCGTCTGGCAAGTAGTCCGTAGACTTCAGTGCGCCTGCCACCCCACCTGCGGGAGCACCTAATCCCATTCCTGCAAGCGCTGCATCATCCATACGGATGCGGCCACGACTTGCCAGGCTTGCTAAGGCGCCCAGCCCTGCGCCCAGCCCCCACCTGCTGCGCCACCTCCCAGGGCGGTTCCAAACGTCTTGCCTCCCAGGACAGCCGCATCTTCGCTGCTTACAGGCATCATGCTTAGTACCTGCTGATCCACAGGGCCCAGTCCGTAAGCTGTTTTAAGCCCCGCGACCTTCATCGTACGATTGTATCCGTTTTCAAAACTCATCAGTCTTCTCCAAAGTTGGTGCCCAGACCGTAGGCAGCGAACGGCGTAGCCACTGCGCCTGCTCCTACGCCTACATCTTTAAGGGCTTCGTTTCGTGCTGTGCGTGCGGTGCCAGCAGCCTCCTGGCTACGTAAAGACCGACTAAGTGCGTCGCGTACCGGAATGCGTGGGTCACCCGCGCGCTCAAGCGTTGTTGCCTGCTGAAGCGCTTTGTGCATTTTTTCTGGGCGCTCAACGACATAGTCATCTTTGCCCTTCCACGTGCGAACGGCCTGCGCGGCGTCGGCGCTAGCAGACTGTGCTGTTTCTGCCGCTTCACGCATGGCTTTTTGTTTTGCAGGGAGCTCCATCAGCGACGCCGGCGCGCGCATAAGTCTGTCTATGACGCCGGCGCATTTCATCGTTCGGTTGTATCCGTCCTCGAAGCTCATCGTTTACTCCGTAAACTTATTCTTGAGACGCGCCCACGGTGTTGTGTCTCGTTCCGTCTGGCGCCCCGCGCCGTACTGGTAGAACGCACCGCCTGCTCCAACGGCGCCACCCAGTCCCAGCTGCGTAAGCCCGCTGTTGTACTGCCTATTTAAGGAAGGCATGACTTCTTGTGCCAACTGCCTCCCTTTCGGCGTGGCGCTGATGCGTCGGATTTGTTCAGGATCTGCCTTCTCGACGACCTCGCGAAGTGAGCCCAGCGCCTGCTCTGTTTCTTGTCCCGCTATGTCGCCTGCACGCCCTGCTGCTTGCTGGCCGGGACCGGATGCTGCTGCGCGTTCTGCTGCGCGTCTCGCCGTCTGGCTGCCTGTAGCCTCTTCGACGATCTTCCCCGGGTTAGCCGCAGCGGCTTGTGCGCGTTGCGCCACTTCTCTGCGTGCAGTCGGGGTGACGCGGTCAAGCCCTGACGCGACTTGCTGCGGAGTAATTCCTTTTGTTTCCCCAAGATACAACAGCGCTTGTTGTTCACGGTTCGACAGACCTTCGCCGCCGTCTGCCACGCGTGACAATCCTTTTCGCGCCTTCCGGCCTTCTATGACGGACTTCACAGGCTGCTTAAATCCTTTCACGCCTGCACTAAGAGCCTCACCTAAGCGGCGCCCCATCCCGCCGCGAGCGCCAGCAAACCCTTTCATGGCATTCTCGACCCCGTAGATTGCTGACGGCACCAGAAGAGAACCGCCTACAACGCCACCTGCGGTGCCGATACCGCGTTTAAGTGCGTGTTCGCCCTCAGACAAATCAGCACGCTCTGCCCGCAGGCCGTACTCGTTCGTCCAAGCACCAAACGGGTCCAGCCCCGCCAGGAAATCTTGCGCGTAGTTCGACGGCGCTGCGCTCTTGGTGAGCCCAGCCAGCTTCATCGTACGGCTGTAGCCATTGTCAAAGCTCATCCGAAAGTCCTTTTATCTTGACCCAAGTGGACCCTTCGTTCGCAACAGCGTGGCCGGCACCGTACTGCACAAGATTGCTGAGCGTGTTCACCCCCGCGCCTAACGCTCCGCCCATCAAAGCACCCTTTAGACCCCGCTTTAAGTACTTCTCTTTGTCGATGAGCTTGATCGCGTTAGATAAGCCGCGCCCGTCGATTACAGCATCGAAGGCGTCACCCATAGCCGCGCGGTGTCCTCGCCCGATATTGTCGATGGCCGCATCCAGTCCTTCGTCCTTAATCGTACGCGCGGTGCCTGCCAACGATTGACCCGTGAGCGCGCGGTACTGTCCTCCCGCAAGCGCGCTTGCTCCCGCTGCCGTGCCAAGTCCTGACAGCGCCACAGGCCCTAAGTACGAACGGTCCTGCACTTTGGCGACCGTCCCCATCGTGTAGGGGTCGGAAGGGTCAACGCCAATCTCGTAGTTGGCCGCCTTGGTAGCCCCGCGTATTAGGCCTGGCGCCGCTCCCGCCGCCGCTCCTATGGCCCCGCCTTTGAGCGCTGCTAAGCCCGACTCAAAAAGGCCCTTGTTCCGGTCTTCAAACGACTTTCCCGTGAGAGCGCGCATGGTCCCGCGTTCCGCCATGCCGGGTTTTTTATACCCCGTGATTCTCTCCCCGATATTTAGCGACCCTGAAGGCGCCATGGAACGGCGGTAGCCTTTGTTTACAGCAGCGTTATGCCCCAGTACGCCTCCAACTGCTCCAATACCCGCACCAGTGAGCGCGGTAACGACCGACGCCTCTTTCGTCAGCCCTGCGACCTTGAGTGTTCGGGTGTACCCATGTGTGTACGAGTCAGATCTCATCATATACCTCTTGTCCTGCCATAGTAGCCCCACCGGTACCTACGCCTGTTGCGACGCCACCTGCTAACGACTCTGGAACACCGCGCCGCCCTGTCGCCAAGTTGCGTAATTTGCGGGACACGACGGGGTTCATCAATGTGCCGGGAACAGGGTTCGACTCAATCAATTTAAACGACCCGTCAGGCAGCTCTGCTACGTCCAGTGCTTGGTGCAAATGTTCAGTAGACCCCACGGGCCCCTCTTCGGCGAGACCCTTCAGCGACTCTCGAACAAACTGGTGCATTCGCTCACGCTTGCCCCCCGTCACAGGCAAGTGGGCAAAGCCACCTTCCCCTGCGCCGACCGCAGAGGACACTGAGTTCCACGTGTCGCGCATCCGTCCTTCCGGCATGCGCCGATACGTCGCGGTGAACGGTTCCGTGTTAAGCGCGTGCACGCGGTATTCATTCTTAATCGGAATCTTTTCCTGGACGACAAAGCCAGTCGGGTTGTCGAGCGCTTCGCGTACCGAACGCGCGTTGTCAGGTGTGGTCTCTTGCACAAAGTCGTCAATGGACCCTAGTGACCCCGTTGACGGCTTGATGACGTAGCCGCGGTCTCCGAAGTGACGTTTGAGGCCGTCGTAGTCTCCGTACTGCCGCATAGCCTGGTCAAGGCGATACGTCTCGGGCAAGGCGTCCGGGGCGACCTGGCGCATTACTGCGTCGAAGTTTGCTTTGTCAGAGAGGGGCCCGGGAAGCGCGCCAGCGTTGATGTTTACGTCACCTTCCACTGGCAGCCCGTACCCATGGTGCAGCACTGCTTTTCCTGGTCGGGCGTATCTGCCGCCGCTCTCCCGCACCGCGTCAACCATGTCGGCGGATACATCTTTTCCGCCGAAGATATGTCGTCTAATGTTTGCAGCCTGGGGCGAGCCTGTCGCGAACTCAAGCGCGCGGTCGCCGATCTGCTCTTGCAGCGCGCGTACTGTGGGGTTGTCGTGCAGCCGCTTGCGCATCAAGTACGGCGTCGCCAACGCTGCCGTACCCGCTCCTACGGCGGACGGGATCGCGTAGTCTGGCTCATCGCGCCCTGTGACTGCGTCGATATAGTCTGACAGCCCCGCCAGCTTGAACGTGCGTCGCACCGCGTTGTCAAAGTGGAGGGTCATGCTGGGAAGTCGTTAAGAGATTGATAAACGCGACGGCGAAACTTGAGCAGCCGATTCTGCCATGATCTTATCGTATCTGAGTTGATCGGAGTACAGGGATTTCCTTCCGTGTTGACCTGGGGTGGCTGGCTGTCGGGCCCTTCTTCTAAGTTTAAGATACGAACGTAATAACGCGCGCCCTTTCCTTCCGTTGTGTTCAGCGGACTGCGTACGCCTTCACGAACACCGAGTGAGCCTTGTGCTTCAATCCACTGATCGAGCGTCGTAATAGGACGTGATGCGTAACTAAAAGCGGCGCCGGGGTCCGTAAGCATTTGGCGGTACGCTGACCGTATCTTAAAGTCAGGTGCTTCTCCTGTACTGCGGTCGGATACAAGCTTGAGCTTCTTCGGCTCGTCGTTGGGGTCAGACGATGGGATGTGTGCAAGCAGGTCGGCGTTGAGGTCAAGACGTTCGATCGAGCCATCTTCTTTTTGCAGGCCGAATACCTCGAGGAAATCGAAGATGACTCGCGGGTCAATGTCGTCTCCAGTCTGCCCAAAGAACGCGCGGGCGTAGTACTCGCGCATACCTTTTAGAGTCTGCGTGCGGTCGCGGATGGTGTAGATGGGCTGGCGCGGGGCACCCCGGACAAATGTATCGAAGTCGACCGTACGCTCTCCGTCCTCAAACAGGTTGTCCATCATCGTGTCGATGTACTGACTGAGCGTTTGTGCGTGCGTGAAATTGACGCTCGTCGACATGCTGTTCTGGCTGAAGCTGTGGGTGACGTTGGTGAAGTACCCAAACACGTGGTTACCCGACGTCTCATTGTCGATGACAATCCCCGGGAATCCTGGCAGCACATACGGGTTGAAGTGCATCGTTACGCCGCCGTTACGACGTGATGCGCGTGTGCGGAAGTGCTCGTAGCGGACGTACAGCCGTTGCAGGTTTGCGTTGTACGACTCACGCCCTTCCGTGTCCTTTTCGCCCGACTCCTTTGCCAGGAAGTCGTACCACGTTGGCGTGTCGAGCTGATTGTAGACGGGCCCCTTGAAGTACTCTTCGGGGGTCAGAAAGTTGTGTATGTTTGAGCCGTCCACCCCCGACGTGTCTTTTGAGGTCATGCGCTGGTTCGCAATCGCGGGGTAGCCAACTGTCAGCGCACGCGCAGCAAGCGACGCCTGCCCGGACGAGTCCGGCGCGTCCAGATAATTGAAGATGTGGGGGTTGCCCAGGTAGGACCGCGTAGGTTGGGTGGCGTAGTTTTCCTCGTAGGAAAATCCTGTCACCATCGAAGGCCACAGCACGTTGCACGCAGGCGGAATGCTGAACAGTGTCTGTGGTTTGGTCATGTAGCTTGCGATGACCTTTTCTTCGGCGACCCCCGCAGCGTCTTCGCCTGTACCCGTTATGTCTTTTGTTTCTGCGGCTACTTTTAAGTACGGAGCGGTCGGCATGAACGCCAGCTCGTAGTAGACGTGTTGAAAAATAGACTGGATCAACTTGTAGAACGAGCCATTCGGGATTTGCTCACCGATCCCCGCGAGCGCTTTAACCGCTGACGCCGATTGTGCTGATTTGAACAAAGGGAACACGCCCCCTGTTCCGCCGCGCAAAGGACCCTGTCCAAGCGTCTTTAAGGAATCCTCAATGAAAGGTGATGGCACAAACCGGGAAGAAAACTTCGTACGAAAATTCCACGGCGCAAACCACTGTTGCACGATGACCGACTTCTCTGTGTCGGTGAAGACGCTCCCAAGAAGGTAGTCCAATATGTTTTTGACGAAATCAAATGGGCGCTCAATACGAGTGTCTCCCGAGACGCCGGAGTTGAACAGGGAGTTGGTGGGCGCGAACGGGTTGACCGCCCCCGTCACATCTGCCCGGTCTACGGAGGCCGCGTTACGCGCGATGTTATTCAGGCTCGTGACGAAGAAGGGGAACAGGCGCGTCAACGCCTCGATGAAGTCAATGGCGACGAAGTTCATCGAGCGCCCCTGCGACTGGGCGTTGTAGCCGTAGTTTAAGATCTCCCCATCAAACATCAGACGGAACTGGTCCGGCTCGCGCGTGTTTCGGCTCCGGTACGTATCGAGCGCGAAGATGGTGCACCGAACACGGTCGTCGGCGCCTATGCGTTGCATGATCTTATCTGCAGGGACCGCTATCTGTGCTTGCGGAATGCCCCACACGCCGAACGACACCGACGCGGAGATCGCAGGGACCTCGATGCCATTAAAGTAGACGAGCCAACTTCCTCGGTGGTGCAACGCAGACATTAAACCTCCACAATGAACCCATCCTGTGCGAACGCCGCTGTCAGGCAGATACCCGCAGCGACGGCAACGCGGTAAAGCGCATTGTCGGAGCGGAAGTTGTCGAGCCACAACCTCTCGACGACTGGGTCGATACCCGCCGTGCGCAGCTCGTTTATCGCTGGGCGTATCAGACCGTAGCGGGGACTTAGGTCTGTGTCGACATCGATGAGGCGGCGCTTCGTGGAGAATTGAACGTCTGTCACATCGTCAGCAAAGTAGCCCGAGAAGAGGGCGCCCGGCTCAAACAGCGTAGCGGTCGTAATCAGCGCACGCGCCGCGGTGGGCGGGTTCGTGCCTGTTAAGATGAACCGAAGAAACTCTTGGCGTAGCCTGTTTGAGTATGGGTAGTTCGGCGTGCCGCTCAAGATGACGTCTTCAATGGCCAGCGTTGTGGGGTCGGTGTCTTCGTACGCCATTAGAAGTCCTCGCTGATTGCCGCGTTGGGTCCAGTACCTCCAGGACGTTCGCGATTCGGTACCTGCTCAACTTCGGTAATCCGCATCGTAGACAAAGACAACTGTGTTGTATTTTGAGCGCCAAAACGTTCACGCAGCACAAGAGGGTCTGCGCCAGTGCGAACGTCGTCTACCCCTCCGATCGTTGCCTGGATTGCTGTGTTCTGGGGCGACGCGCGGTTGGCTGCTGCCTCTGCGGCGGGCTGAGCAACGCCGTCTACCAGGTTCGACTCACCAATAAGCTGCGACAGAGGCGAGTACGCCGAGAGTGTGACCAACGTCTGTATTTGCTCATCCGTTAAGCGCTGCTCTTTTATGGTGTCTGTTTGTGAGGTGAGCTGCTTGGTCTGAATGTCACTCTCAGTCAAAAGCCGGCTTGCGGGCACTGAGAAGTTCGACGCACGTGCCCCTGCCTCGGGCAGATACTGCACGCGTTTGACGAGCATGGAGAACGACAGCTGCGCAAACGTTTCGTTGTTGGCGCGCAGGCTGGTCGACGTCGCAAGGATCGATCCGACCACGCGCCGTGTGTCGTACGCTAGGACGACTGGCACCTTAAACGAAGCAGTCTTTGAGCCACGCAAAAGCGACGAGTAAACAATGTGCCACGCGTCGTACCACTGGTTTTGCTGCGTGTTTAGGACGATCCCCGTGTAGCTCCACGTTGGCGCACGCTGTCCAAAGAAGTACGCGATGTAAGCGTCTGACAGTACTTCCGTGACCTGGACTTTTTCCTGGAACGACTCCTGGACGCCCTGGAGCACAAAATCGACATAGATGCGCCCTGCGAACTGTGGGCCCCGTTGAACGAACGCGTCCGCATACGGTTTGGCTTGTTCAGGTAGTGCGTTCTTAATCTGTTTGAACAACGCCTCAGTCGGCACCGGAATGTACATCCGGGCCTGCGTTGTCTGCGTCGACTCGAGCGACGCGCTGGCGTTGAACTTGGGCGTGAACGCAGGATGCTCTGCGTACAGGCCTTTGTACTTGGACTCGCTCCCCTCGTTGAGTGAGGAGTCGCCACCGTATACTGGACCGCTCATGTGCCGATGTCCTGTGTTTGCTGGTTAATCGTAGGGACCAGGCGTTGCTGTTTCTGGATGAGCTTAGCACGTGAGACGATGCCGGGCACACGGATCGACGACGAAGCACCCTGCCGTGCGTTGGCGGTGATGTTGTCGTGGAAGATGCGTACGTAGCTGTAGCCGGACGTCCCGACGAGTTTGAGTTGGCGTTTAGCGGATACTTGTTGTGTCACACGCCACCTCCTGTGGCGGTAGGCTGGGACTTCTTGCCTGCTGCGGTGTCCTTCTCCGCGATGGGACTGTTGTTTTCGATGGCACGTGTGAGGTTCTTCATCGCCTCGGTGTTGCTCTGTACGATGATGGAGTTCCCGCCCATTGCGCGGTTAAGGTCCGTAAAGAACTCACGCTGCGATTCGATTGCCTCCACCTGGCTCGACACGGCCCCGCTCTTACCTGATTTGTCTCTCTTATCGAGCGTCGAGGGGTCCATGCCTGCCATGGCTTTATTGACCGCCGCGATACCTGCTGAATCTGCTTTAAAATCATCGGCGAGCACCATATCGAGGATACCGCCCAGGCCTTTTTCTCGTGCCTCAGCTCGCTGGTCTGACGTCAGGCCTTGGAAGTCTGCGATAAGTTCCTTCGTGGAGCCCGCCTTGTCTGCGCCAAGATCCTCGAGCTGCGTAGCAACTTTGTTACGTGCTTCGTCAGCTGTTTTAATCTTGATGATGTCACTGAGGGCATCGAGACGTTTCTTTGTGTTCGCGGGGTCGATGTCTGCTGTTTTCTGGCTGCCACCCCACCAGTTCGAGTTTTCATTCATCAGCTTACCCGAGCGCTCCATTATCGCTTTCTTTACGTCTGAAGGCAGACCTCTAAAATACTTTTGCGCCTTCTCAAGCCTGCCTGCGAAAGCTTTGCCGTCCCGTTCTTGTAGCTTTTTTGCATACGTAGACCCCCACGACCCGTCTTGTTTCGCCGCAGCCAAGACGAGATAACCCACGTCTTTGTAGGTAGTCAGTTCTTTAAGCGCTAATTTCTCTGCCTTCGACATGTCGTCCAGGTCAGAGAACCCTGTGCTCTCAAGAGCATCGTTTAGGGCTCCTACACCGCCGCCTGAGAGAAAACTTTGACCTGCTTTTGACGTTTGCGCTGCTGCGGTCTGTTTACCCATAGAATTTAAGTACTCGTCTCTACTTTCCGTGCCCATCGTATTCGCGCTGTCACGTTGGATGGCGGCGATCTCGTCTGCGGACATATCCGAAGGGTCAATCCCCTGGCTTTGCAGTGTTGCGCCAATTTCGGTGTCCGTTAGAAGCGCTGCGTCTCCTATGTTTAACTTATTTTTCGCAGATATTTTACGTCCTAATATTTTTGTTACTTTCGCGTACTTGTCAGCCCCGACGCGGTCTTGAACACTTGACCGCGCTGACGCCCTCTCTTGTACAGACTGGCCTGTCGTACGTTCGTTGATCTGCATCATTCTCGCCGCGCGCTTCTCGATGTTTCGCGGCTGGAAACCTCGCGACGCTTCATCTGCGACGTCCATCATTTCGTCAGCGTTGGTAAATATGCCACCTGTCGCGCCAAGCTTGAACATATCGCCGTACAACCCAGCGGCGCGTCCGTAGGCGCTGGTGCCTGTGACTTGTTGTTGGTAGCTCTGGTAGTCTTCTGTGAAGGGTCGGTACGTCCGCTCAAAGGACGAACCGTACCCGCCGCCTTCCCGTATGCCGCGACCGCGCGCCCGTGCCATCGCACGCTCTAGCCCTGAAGCATCCGCGCTCATGCTCTTCTCGTACAAGCCCAGTCTTCCGTATGCTGCCGACAACGCTGCTGGCCCGCCCTCTTTGGTTCCTAGTCCAATACTTGAAGCCCCGGTGTCCCGTTTAAACCGCGTCGTACCTACCGCTTCGAGACGTTTGCTCTCTTCGTAGTCCGCGAGATATCCCGACACGCCGTCCTGCATATCCCCTAAGAAAGAAGTGGGGTCGCCTGGTCCGTACTTCTCCATGAAGGAGCGTTGTACAAGCCCGCCGCCTTGCCGCGCGTCGTAGCGGCGTCGGTCAAGCTCTTGTTGCATCTGGCGCATCGTGCCTTCTTGGTAACCCTTGTTGCCCATGTTCCGGATCATGGCCGCGCCGTCGGGCCCTGCAGCGAGCTCAGCGGCAGTCATAAAGTCTAAGTTGGGGTTGTCTTTCTGAATCGACATGATGGCGCGCACCATCGCCTGCTGCGTTCCTTCTGGACCCAACGACTCACCAAGCTCTGCAGTGAGTTCGCGTCCCCTAAAGCCCATGATGCGCTGACGCGCGTCTTGGCTCATGTCCATCTCCGAGGCTTTTCGCAGCGCGTCCTGGTAGGTGACATCCCCGCTCTGGAAGGCTTTGACGCGATCTTGATTGATCGAAAGTTTGCCGTCTTCCCCTTCTGACGCGAAGTACGGCAGAAGCGGCTGCGCAACGTTCGACAGAAACGACGCGTTCATCTCTGTCATGCGCTGTCCCATACCGGATACACCACCGTAGAGTGCCAAGTTACGCGCGTTAACGGCTCCGCCTGCTACCATCTGACGTGCCTGTCCTCCGCCCATCATACCTGTTTGAAGCCCTTGGCCAGCAACAAGACCTGAGCCCTGGTAGATTCCGGCGCCTTGTAAGCCCTGTGTCTGCATGAGCTGGTCGACGTCCATTCCAGCCATGCGCGCGTACTGGTCCATGTTCGAGACGGCTTGGTTCATCTCGTTTAGGCCGACGCCCAAACGCCGGAGCTGTCCAATCTTCTGGATGTTGTTCCGGAAATCAGGGTCGCCCGTGATCTCTGCGAACGTGCCAACAATGCCGGACAACTGTTTGACCGTGTCGACGATCTGGTCTTTGTTCTGCGCAAAGTCCATCAGGCCCTGCTCGCCGCCTGCCTGCATGATCTCCATGAAGTCACGTCGGTTACGGCTGCCGCCTGACGCTCCTGCCATCCGGTCAAAGTCATACGTGAGGGCCTGGGACGCGCTCGTAGATAAGCCGGAGCCTGAAATGTCGAGGTCACGCGATGCTCCCACCATGAACTGCCGCGACGCAAACTGGCCGCGGATGGCATCGGCACGCCGCTCAATAGCAGGTCTGAACGTAGCTTCGGTTGCCTGGGTCACCCCGGGGATGTACTGCGCAAACGCGCCCCCCAGCATACCCATCTCAGCACCAAATTTAGCGCCTGCCGGGCCGCCCATAAAGCCCCCAAGAGCGGCTCCTCCTATACCACCTGCGTACATACCGCCTGCCGCGACCAGGTTCCCTGCCGCAGCTTCCGCGTAGCCTGCTGTTCCCTGTGAGATGAGCCGTGCTTGTTCTGAGCCTGTGTACATCGCGGCGTCGTATCCACGAGAGAACTGAGGCATGGGCGTGTTGCGTACAAGCCCGGGAGAAAACGGAACCATGGCGTCAGGTACGCGCTGTCCGCCTGTACCGAGCGGGCGTGGCGCTCTAAAATCGGGAACAGGCGCCTGTCGAAACACACCTGCACGTGCTGGCGTCATGTGCCCTGCGGACGCCATGTTCATGGACGGGTCCATGTACGAGGCGTACATCGGATTCATATTGTAGGACTGCGCCTGCGCCATGCCAGCTTGCATACCGCCCATAACTCCGGGAGACTGCGAAGCCGTGTGGAACGGTTGGTTCACGTTCGACATGCCCGACATCGGGTCAAACGAAGGTGTAGGCGGGGGCGGGGGTGGAGGTTGGACGGTCATCGTCGGCACAGGCGGAGGCGGCGTTTGCTGCTGTGGTGCCTGCGCAGACATCATCGAACCCATGGGCGTTGCCGTCGGCCCGCCGAAGTGCGAGATCGTTGTCGACATGCCCTGGTAACCGGACATGACGTCGTTTAGCGTTCTTGAAAAGTCGTCTGCCATGACGTCCTACGTGCCGTTTAACCACGTATTAATATCGAAGTTGTCGCCCGTGACCCAGGTCAAATAATCCTGGTTATGCTTCTCGGTCTCGAGACGACGAATCCGCTCCTCCATCGTACCACGTACATGGCTCGTACGGTATGCACTCTGATCAAGCTCTGCGAGTAACTTCTTAAACAGCGGCTCGATAAACGCGTAACGGTCCTTCCACTCGACGCCTGGGCCCACACCACTCATCGCATACGCTGTCATGATCTCGTGGTTAATCTTCGTGGCTTCGAAGCGCTGCTCTCTGTCCATGACCTCTGCCCACAGCCTGTTCACGGCCAGCCCGACGCGATCTGTCCAGGGTGGTAAGTCTACGCCCTGACGCTTGAGCTGGATGCGCGCTCTCAGGATGGGGTGGGATAAAAATTTTCGATGTAACCCTCCTGGAAGACAACGTCGATCTTACGGTCAAACTCGTAGAGCTTGTTCTGCAACAGAACGAAGACAGGCTGCGGGATGGTCGCCAGCCATTTGACCGTGTTACGGATACCATCGTCGTCGCGCTCAAACGTTACATCCCCGTAACGGACAAGCGAGCTTACGAGGTTCTGTTTGGCGATCTCCGAGGTGATCGTCATGCGATACTTGGGCTGCATCGACTCCAGCACTTCGTTTAGACGGTCTTGGTCGGCTTGTGTACGTGTGCGCAACACGACGTACTTGGTGTCGGTCATCGGGATCTTTTCTGCGTACGGCTTTAAGTCCACGACGATACGGTCGATGATTTTGCGTGCTTCAACTTCTGATATGTTCTCTGATTTGAGTAGATTCTTGTAGCGCTCTTGTGGCGAATCTTCGAGATCGGCAAGTTGAGCTTGTGCTTCCTCGAGCTGGTCGTCTAACGACTTCGACGATGCCGGTTCCGGGCTTTTGGCTTTCGGCGTGGGCTCGCCTGCGTTGGGGCCCTGTGCGTTCTGGCCGACTACTTCGCTGGGCAGGTCTGTGCCGTCTGTGCCTTGGGGTGCTTCTTGCCCAAAGAAGTCCATAAGGGCAGAGGCAGTCTCCGAGGAGATGTCAGCGTCGTCAGGGATAGGTTGGTTCAAAAGGTCTTCGCTACTCATCGTAGGCTCCGTATAATGCTCACAGTTTTTCGCGTTTGGATGGTACAAGTAAACAACACTACACACCAGTGAGATAGCATGGCAACTTCGCCTCGAGCTTTGATTTGTGTTCTCGACACCGAAGAACAGTGGGCGAGACTGATGCAGTTTTTTCGTGACCACGATGTTGAGGAAGGTTCTGACCCCATTAACGCCTACGACGCGCGCGAGGACTTCGTCTATTACTGGGGCCGCGACGGGTGGCGCAAGGGTTACTGGCACGCACGCATCTACCGCGAAGAAGCCGGTGGGCGGTGGAACATGCTCGCCCAACAAAACCCGGACGACAGAGCTGCAGACGTTCTGCAAATCTCACGCGCCGTAGCGGGTCACATCCAAGACATTATCCAACCTAAAGACGAGAACGTTGATGACTGACAAAGATCGCAACAAAACCATCCTTGAGGTGGTAAAAGAATCTGGAGGCGTAATCATGGTCCAAGGCAAGACGGTGGCATTAAAGACCGGCTTGAACACCATGATTTTCTTGCCGCCAGACCGAGGCTGGGAATTCGTATCTGTAACGCCTAACTACACCCACGCACTTTGGAGACCGCCTCGTGAAGAAAGAGAACACAGCAGCGAGTGACACACTCCGCATCAAGACCACGCGCACCTGTCCCTTAGGTAAGCGGTGCCCTGTTTACCTGGTAAACGCGGGGATGACGCCCGGAAGGGTCATCCGGGCAGGCGACACTATCCGGTTGGATAAGGACCCCAACCATATCCATCGCGTAGTCAGTGTCACCACGGACTACGGCCCGCACCTCGGACGCTTCATGATCGGGGGGAAGTCCGAGCAGCTCGCAGCAGCCATGCTCATCTTAGACAACAAAAGCGTCATCTACGTGCGTAGCAATGTCGAAAAGATATGCGCTTCGTGCCGGGAGGTCGTTGTAACCTTTGACAATTAGGAGCCTTATAATGCTCACCCTTCGTAAGACTACTCTCCCTGAAGGCTCAACGTTTAAAGCGCTGCCCAGCGCCGTTGAACGCTACCAGGCGCTCTATCCCGCCCACGACCGTTCCTACAACGACGCCTGCGACGAGCTTGTCGAGATGGCGACGTTGGCCTGCGACCAGGACCAGATCTTTACCAACCCCAAACGTGACGGACAGATTGTCGCGTACTCCAATCTTCCTCAGCCTTCTTGGCTTGTGATCGCAGCGTCGACCAGTGACGACGCCACCCACGTCATCGTCACGCTACTTGCACACAAAGACAGGGACTTCTCCGATGAGCTCGACCAACTCTCTGCGTGAGCGTGCAGCCACATGCATGCCTTCTCTTTTCACGTCTCTACCCACCCACGCGCCGTACGCAAACAAAGCACTCGTTAACTTTTTCTACACAGAGCTGGGCCAGCTACCTGCATGGGCACGTTGGTACTCAAGCTTCAACAGACACACAGACGTAAGCGAGCACCTGAAGTCGTTTAGTTCGGAGTTTCTGCTGCTCGCACTGAACGGCAACAAGATGTACGGCTACAGCTTAGACAAAGACTTTAGCAGTGGGCGTGGTCATTTCCTGACGATGCCCAACACCGGAAGCATTCTCACCTACGAGAGATGTCCTGCATTTTTGTTGCAGGCATAAACCCCAAACAACGGAACAACTTATGGCTATCAAACTCTACCGACACATTCACACCGGACAACTCATTGTGCTGCGCGAGAAGACCTACGCGCCCAACTGGATTCGGCGCACGACGGTCGACTTCGTGGCAGACATTGCCCGGAGTGAGGTCGATTCGTTCGACAACGCATACGTCGACATGTGCACGTCGATCATTGTCGAGCGGCCAGGCACCCCGCCGATTGCAGGCGTTGCGTGTGAGACCGTCTTCCCGCAAGACGAAGATGAGACTACACGTGTCACGCTGTACTATTACAGCTGGCCGGAGATCAAAGGTGACACGCTGCACTTGGAAATGGCGCGCCCCAACAACACATATCACGCCGACGAGCAGATCGTAGACTTTCCCGAGTGGCTTGTGCCTGACGCTGCTACCCTCTACCAAGAGCTGCCTACAGACGACGAAGACGCGGACGAAGAACTGGTTGAAGACGCTAGAGAGTAACGCCGCCGTCACGACAAAGACAAAAGGAGGTACACATGCCTATGCTGACAACCGAAGATTTTTGCATTCCCCCTGCTAGAACTGCGGGGATACCACGAGGAAGTCTGGTGCTACCGATGGTGGTTACAAAACCGCCTGTGGTTCCAGAGGCTTATCACAGAGCGCTTGTGGTTCGTGGTCATGCTCCCCAGCGTCGGTGCCCTAAGACGGTGACCGTCCACGCTCTACCAACCGCTACCTGAGGAAGACGATGGCAAAGGACTGGCTGACGACGCTGGAGAAGGGAGCCCGCAAGCAGCAGGGTAGTAACCCGGACCTGTACGAAAAGAACCGTCACTACAAGGACAATGCGTCTCTTGGCATGGACGACGTTGACATTGAAGAAGAGTGGTCGTTTGAGAAGGAGGTTTATGGTCGCGACCCGTATGCTGTGACACGGCTGCATACTGTCCACCCGGAAGGCATTGAACAGGCGTTGCAGGCGGGCGTCGACTTGGACACCTGCTACGTGTGCGAAGTGGAGGTCACGCGTCCAAAATTCCAGCCTGACAACGTAGACTTATTTCTCGATAAGTACCCCGCAGTACACAGCTTACACAAAAACGACTTCTACGTGTTAGGATTTGGTTCGTACAAGAAAAGCTACGACCGCGGGTGCATTGACTTAAGTGTTTACCTGGTAGACACGCACCTCACTTCGACGACGTACAGTCACACAGGCTTGGTTCGCCCGCCCATCATATTCAAGAAGATGTCGTACCTGCTGGACACCACTTCAACCCCTGACTGGATTAAAAATCATGGACGCACGATCCGCGCTGATTGAAAGCTGGGCACACTTAAGCCGGACGCTTCCCAGTGGCCTTATGAACCACCCTACAGCGCGTGAGGTGACGACGTTGGTCTATCGCATTATCTCAGATGAGATCAACGACGTGCGCACATGGGACGATGTGCGTGACCTCACAACGAGTGTTCTGGACGAAGTTTGGGCGCCTTCTCTGCCAAAAGAAGTCTACGTGCACGTGGTACAAGTATATGAAACATGGGTTAACCAAGCACAAAAGCTTGCGCCGACCTACACCAACCCTCCCCCCTACGTATAACTAAGGAACAGCTATGAAACCCAACGAACGATATGACGCGAGCAACGTCGAGCAGACTGCTGAGTACAACGGCATCCCGACGTGGGTGCGTGTTTTTGAAATCCCCGACTACGCCGACTGGCAGATCTTCATTGGCTACAACGCCATGGACGAGGACACCCCGCCGCCGAAGCGTTTCTACGTGCACGTCTCACACCCCAAACTCATCGAAGACGAAGAAGAAATCGGCCTGGAGCTCGACGCCAGTGGCGACGCCACGATGCAAACGCCGGACGCGCTTCAGAAGGCTCTCGGGGACGAGACCGACGACCTCGTTGCGCTGGCCAAGCAGGCGCTTGAAACCTACGCCGCGCTCCTCTTCCTTCGCGGAGAGACTACGTGAGCTTGAACAACACTGACGTCGCTACACTATTCGTACGGAAACGTGGGGCAGGGTCGGGCCGCAGCAGTACAGGCAACTTCTGGTGGGAAGATGGAAAAATCTACTCCTACAACATGCTGATTGGACAGTACTGCGGCTCGACGTTGTTTTTGACCACACGTGACGACTCCCCGTCTGTCACGACAACCCAACACATAGGAAAACTTTACACCGCTTCGTTTAACACGACGCGCGGTATCGTGTCATTTGACCTGCTTGATCAAGTAGGCGTACGCCTGGGCGACGTTGTCGCTTGGACGCGGCATACATACGGGGGCGACTGCATTAGTCTTGGCTTTAAAGCGTTCTGGTTGCACGTCGCCGAGTACCTCCCCCCAGACCCCCGGCTCACCACCATTGGACATACATGCGTGTGGCGAACCCACCGCAGCTGCACACCGTTTGAGCTACGTGACGCGCTCATCCCTGACGCAGTCAACAGCGCTGCGTGGGACACCACTGTGTGGATGATCGGCGACTACTACATCGTGGGACTAAACGACACGGACTACACGCGTGCGCACAAAGGCACGCCCACCTGGAAGATTGGCGTAAAACAGAGACCGATGACGGCGCTCGACCGTGCCAAAGAAGACCGGTACGCCTACTGCGGTATGTTACGCATTGAAGGGTACAGCTTCTCTCCGTCCAACGACGGTCATGAGTGGTTCCGCGTCGTGCCGGCCAACGTCTTGTCGTACCCCGCTAACTTCTCCCACCCTGTGCCCTTAGATGAGTAAACGTAAAGACGATCTCGAAGACCACCTCCTTAACATATGCGACGAGCTTGGCTACGCGTTGTTTTTTGATCTGTGCTACGACCTGCCCGATTTCCACGACACGCTCCACGACAAACTCTTGTTGTACCGTGACACCCAGACACGTCGCCCGATCAATCAAGACCGTATGCTTAAGCTCCGAACCGCCCTACTTGACCGACTGGACCAAAAAGAAATGGCAGAAGAAGACGGCATTAAAAACATGGACATCTTCACGGACGAGCAGAAGCAAGCCGCCAAGGAGATCGCCCAGAGCGACGACATTCGTGCGCGCCAGCGCATCATCACGGAAGTCCTGCCAATGGATGCACCTGCGGGTGTGCGCATCCAACTGGATGAACACGACCGTATCTCAAGCTACGCAGGCTACCTGCCTGCCTACGCAGCCTACGCACTCATCGACCACTACAAAAAAGAGTAACCCATGTTCACCAAGCTCATCCCGGCGGCGAAAGCCGCCTTTTCTTTTTTCTCCAACAACCCGGCCATCACGCGAGGCATTTTCGGTGTCGGCACGGCCATCTACAACGCCACATACAAGAACAACACGCCTACTGAAGCCCCGAGCACGGGGTACACTCCCGCACCACGACCGCCAGACGGGTCTGTCACGTGTCCCACATGTGACGGCTTCGGTATCATTGAACTCCCTGACCCCGACCCCGGCGAATGGAATTAGAGTTCCACGAAATATCGATTACTGTGGCTGCTCCAGAGTGGCACTACTCATGGTTTGGGTGGGACGATGACCACGGAGCGTGGAAGGTGTGGACACATATTTACGTGTCCCACGGTGATCGATACTTTGGTACTTCACAGCCCTCTTTCTACTTAAAGCGTCAAGCAGGCGCTGCGATGCGTGAATGGCACGCAGAGCTTCGTTACACACACCGCATAGGACAAATCTAACATGCTTATCTGGACTGACTTTGAAACCACGGGGCTCGACCCTTTCGCCGAACACGTTCTTGAGATTGGCGCCATCGCCACCAACGACTCGTTCGAAGAGGTGTCGCGCTTTCACTGCGTCATCTCAACCACCGTCGACATGGACGCCGTCGACCCGTACGTGCTCGACATGCACACCAAGAATGGTCTGTGGGACTCGGTGACGCACTCCGACACCACACACGTTGACGCGGCTGCTGCGTTCTTGGCCTGGGTCAAGACACACGTCGACAAGGGGAAAGCGCCCTTATGCGGGAGCTCTGTGCACTTTGACCGCGGCTTCATGAAGGTGCACTTCCCGGACGTCAACGATTGGCTTCACTACCGAAACATCGACGTCTCGACCCTCAAAGAACTCGGCAAGCGGGTGGGGTGGCCAGCATACGACGGACCCAGCGACAAGCGTCACCGGGCGATGGATGACATCGAGCACTCGATGCGTGAGCTCGATCACTACCTGTCCAATATGTAAGAAGGAACGACATGAACGAAAAGGAATTCGTTAACAAACTCAAACGGCTGGTTGATAAGCTCGAGTACATGCTGTCTGACAGGTCAGACTGGGCCGCGCCTCAAGAGCTCATGGATGTGGCACATACAATAGGCAGGCTCGGCGAAGACGCTCCGCCTTTTGCCCCGCACATGGCCGATCTAGCGCGCCGCTCAGAAACGGCTCTCAAACGTACATTCGATTACGTTGCCCAGCCTCCCATCAACCACGCACTCCCCAAGCACCCCTACGAGCGCTACGTGGCAGGGTTCGGTATGGATGCAAGATCAGTAGACGACGCAGAGGAAAAACTGCAGCGTCTCATTGAGGCCCCCCCGGACAAATCTTTTATCCAAAACATGGTGGTTGCGTACGAGTACGCAGGTAAGAACACGTACAAGCTACCCGCGCCGCTGGTAGGTATGTTCTTGCACACCAACTTAGACAACGTCACGACGTCGCGTCTCCCGCCGGCGCCGCATGCAACATTCTGGGTGGACCTTTCGGGGTACCCGCTTCACATCTACTCCCCGGATACGCTGGAGCCTATGCCGATCTCCGGCTTCATGTGGCACGACACGTACAAAGAGACCGGCCAGCGCGCCATACGCGTCCTGGCATGGGCGCCCGAGCTGCCCTCTGCAACGCACTTCGGCGAGGACGCACACCTCACGTCCGGGTTGGATTTCGGCGTAGATGACCTGACGACGGGTGACGTCTTACAGACCTTCCACGACCACACGTACAAGCGACATGAGGCGTTGTATGATGCGGGACCGCATGACCGTGCGTGGACGGACACCTACACGCTCTCTGCCTGCATGGAGATTGGGTTTAATCTGTTGCTGTACTTGGACGCTGACCCAGATCTTGCACTGACTGTCTTTGATGAGAAACGCCGCGAGCTCGAAGACAAGATTGCGCGTGGTACCAAACGCGGGCGTATGTCGAGCTCTGCACGACGCGCCAAGAAGCAGCTCCAGGAGACGCCGTCCGGCAACGTCACACTCGTGGCCCCTGCGGTTGTCAAAGCGCTCAAGGCACAGCAAGACGATCTCGAGAAGAAAGCGTCGACGTCGTCAGATGAAGACAGCTCGAGTAAGGTGCGTCTACACATGGTACGTGGGCACTGGCGAAACCAACCGTTTGGCCCTCGCGATTCACCGTCGTACCGTCAGGTGTGGATCAAACCGCACTTAAAGGGCGACCCTGCGTTGGGCTTGCCCGACGGGAAGACTTACTACGTGCGGTAGCTATGCGGCCAAAGACAATGGTGAGTGTCCCCATCATCAGTCCGGGACAAACCATTCGAGGGTACGGACTCGTCGTTGTGACAGGTTCGTACCCATTCCTTGCATACTTGTTAGGTGAGCTCTATCCCGTCAACGTGTTCATTGCGTCGCGTGACGAGCCCGCCCAGGAATTCGTCCAAGAGTTCCTTTCCGAGCACGACCCTCCCTGGGAGTTGCGAGACGTGCGGTACGTGCGCCAATCTTCCTCTCTTCTACTAGATACCCTCGACCAGTTTCTTTACTACGACGTACCCCTGCGTCATTGACAACCGACAGCCTTCTTATTTAATGTGCCTCAAGAAGCGCAACGCTTCTATACTCCGCCCTGTGCAGGGGTTGAGACGCACACACTACGCCAACAAAAGGGGTAGCCTTCGGGCTGCCCTTTTTGTGTTTCCCCTACGGAGCTTATATGCACTCAAAACTTATCGAGATCTCTCTCGACTACGACGACATGAAGCCTGCCTACCAGCCGGCCGAGCCCTACGACTACAAGACGCACACGATGCTCGTGTTCAGCCATGACGACGACATGTACGTCGCCGCCCAGCAAGTAGACACGGTGGGCGGTATGTCGACTGTCCGGTCCCTCGCCATGAGTCTGCGCGTCCACGGTCACACCTTTGACGACTTCACCGGGTTTGGCCACATCCCTGTGACATGCTACCGGTTATTTGATGTTGTGCGCTTGTACGACGTCGCCATCCGCCGCCGCGCCAAGCAGCCGGGTCCTTCCTACAAAAAACACTGTACGTGGCGCAAATTCTACAACGGCCTCCTCTTAGAGGTCCCGCGCCTGGCGGGCGTCGACACCCACGAGATAAAGGTCACGGCGACCTACAACAACCAGGGGTGGCGAATCGACTACCACCCCCTCGCAGGCGCTGAGCCGAGTGTGCCAGAAGAAAAAGACATCGAAGACATTGAGACAGGCGACGACGTCGACAAGTGGCTAAGCGGTGCCAACAGCGAAGACGTTCTGGGTGTGGACGTCGAGGAAATTGAGCGTGTCAAAGCAGCAGGTCAGGCGCACAAAGAGAGCGTCATGGATGCACTGGACGCGATCTACGCCATTGATATGGCGCCGAGTAAGCGCCGTGCGCTGGTCACGCAGTTGTTGTTTGGTTAAGCCGTTGGCAGAGATGTGGAGGTCGAGCCCCATCTTTGCTACACGCGTCGCCCGTGCACCGGGCGGCGCTTTTTTTGGCAGTGAAGCGTCGGCGGCTCGTACCGTCATCAGGCAGGTGCCAACGTTAATGGAGGTTGATCGCCGTGTGGGTTCGAATCCCACCGCTGCCACTCGTCGCCCATGGGCGATTGAAGGGGAATGTCGCACCCCGCCCTAACCAAACAGGGCCAATGAAGTACCGCGATGGTGCGAGATAAGTGCGAGGTTTCGAGCGTCTGATTGGCGCGTACTCGTGGAAGCGGAGCTCATCACTCCGTGCAGGGTCGAATCCTGCTCTCGTATTGGCCGGCAGGCCACGTAGTGCTCACGATACGTGCGCACAGGGTCGCTCCCTGTGGACACAGCGCTCGGTGCAAGTCCGTGGCCCCTGCCCCAACCGGGTAGGGGAGCTAAGAGAGCGGCTGTTTTTTGGCGAGGCAAGGCGCAGCAATGCTGCGATGCTGAAAGGTAGGTTCGACTCCCACCCTCGCCCCTTTAACCTTCCCCCTACAACCTACACGGAAAAACATGGGCCAATATTTCTACATCGTAAATCTCGACAAGAACGAAAAGATCCACCCGCACAAGTTTGACGATGGCCTCAAAATGAGCGAGCTCAACAACTCGCTCACTGCGCTCTCTATGCTCCTGGCGACAGGCGAAGGTATCGAGGGAAGATGGGCGGGAGACCGCATCGCTGTGATCGGCGACTACAATGCCAACCCCGAACTAAAAACAGCGTTCGAAACGTCGGTAGACATCTCCGAGGACGTCAAGGCCGCGTTGCGCGGACGCTTTCCATGGTTAGACTGGGGAGGCGCGTAAAGTGGGTACTTGTAAAGGAACACCAATGCGTAACTGGCGTAAGAAAGCTGACAAAATCATAAACCTTTTGAGTGATGTTAGTAGCTCTATCATTCACTTCCAAAACAACCCAACCCTGTTGGGAGGGGTTGCCTTAGGTGCTGCGACGTACGCCAATTGGTCTTGCATGTCGTATAATGAGCTGCGTACCTACTGGTCCGACGACCATTACATTCTGGGCGTTCCGTACAAACAGACCGTCTGGGACGCCATGGAAGAGACAGGAAATCTTACTCTTACCAAAAAGACCCAAGACGGGCACGTGTCTCTGTGGGTTTACAAAACAGATGCAATAGAAATGGGGTGGCGTGTCGACAGAGACAATCCAGAGCCCACAGGGCCGTTTATCCCGTCGAACGTGCCCAATGAAGTCGCGAGCCAGGCGGTCGCAGCGTTGTTATGGGAGAAGTACGGTAAAAACATAGCGATTATTTCAACCGAAGGCGGGCACAAGATCGGTGCAGACATTTTGAACGACGTACTGCCTTCGGAGACAGCGCGTGGTATATACGATGACCTGGTTGAGCTACGGAAACTGGGCGATAGAGCAGTCCTTATCCATGGTGAGCCTGGCACCGGTAAGTCAGAGATCGCGAAGTGGGTGGCCCATGAACTTGGTGGCCGGACCGTGCGTATGGACCGGGACACCGCTTCATCACGTGCTGTGATAACGATGGTTAAAGGCCTGCACCCCGCCGCGGTCATCATTGACGACATCGACCACGCAAGCGGTGAGATGATCTTTGCGTTTGAGTCTCTCAAACGTGCCTGTGGTACCGTCATCGCAACGGCGAACAACGTGTCCAAGCTTAACCCTGCCATGCTACGCCCCGGACGCTTTGACTCCCTAATAGAGGTGACTCAGCTAGATCAAAGCGTTTACGACTTGCTTACGCGTGGGTTTTCCTCTGACGAGTGCGCGATGTTAGAAGGGCTGCCTGTAGCGTACATCGAAGAGTACCGAAAACTACGTCAAGCTCTAGGCGTGGCGCGGGCCAAGACGCGTTACCTGGAGCTCCGAAAACGACGCCAAGACATCGCTTCGTCCTTTCATGTAAAATGGGACCCCGACACGGAGGGCCGCACGCCAAGACGTGGGCTTACACAGAAAGCATCTGAAAACTTTACAAAGACGAAGCCGTTTAGTGGGTAGCTGACGATTAGCCCCCGGCAGCGTGAAAGGGTGCCTCAGGATGGGGGCGCCCGGGGTTTGATACCCCGCCCACTACTTCACACAGCGCGTTGCACTTTGCGTTATCAGTAAGAGTGCTAATGCTTCAGTCAGGCAACGCGTTGGGTGCCCGGTCACATAGTGTGGCCGGGGTTTGCCGCAATAGCTCAATTGGCAGAGCAGCTGCTTTGTAAGCAGCAGGTTCAGGGTTCGAATCCCTGTTGTGGCTTAGCAGCACCCCACTAAGGGGCATTTCAGCCAACAACAAGGGGAGTTAAAGACGCCGTCCATACGCTGACGCGGTTCGGCTTCACGCATGACAAAGGACGGGAAACCGCAAAAACCGCCCACCGGCACTACTATGATGTGTGAAGGTGCGTGGCTGTATCAACACACAGAGGAAAACCAACATGAAACTTACCACCACATACGAGCAGGCTAAGCAGAGCTACGTACCGAGAGCTCAAGAAGGAACAGGAGCAGACATGAAATACAAAGAAACACGCACGGGCATCCGCGACCGTTCTGCGTGGGGCAGGGGTCCCTGGGACGACGACGATATGGAAGACGAAGATCTATACGACCCCGCTGAGACGCATTGCTATTGCGGCTGCGAACTAACCCCACAAGAGGGCGCGGACGACTTCTGTGCGGCCTGCGCGCGAATGGACGCCGTCGAGATGCGGCGCACGACACTGGAGTTCGACGATGTTTAGGCATGAGTACGACAAGTGCGACTGCGGAACGAAGAAGAACGTAAAAAACAGCCAATGCTTTTCCTGCAGTCAAGTAGACGACACCCCGGAGCCTGAGGTTATTTTGATGGTGCCGATGTCAAAGAAGAACGTGCGCCGGTTCGCCTTCTGGGACAACACCGTCCCCAAAGAGGTGCGACGATCGTGCAAAGAGGTACTCACTACGTACCGAGAGCTCAAGAAGGAACAGGAGCAGACATGAAATACAAAGAAACACGCACGGGCATCCGCGACCGTTCTGCGTGGGGCAGGGGTCCCTGGGACGACGAACCGGACTACGCTCACTGGATTGACGAGAAGACGGGGCTGCCCTGCCTCGTTGTGCGGAACAATCTCGGAGGGCTGTGCGGCTACGTCGGTGTCGGAGCACCACATGCGATGTACGAAAACGACTACGCGCTGCACTACGACATACACGTCCACGGCGGGCTAACGTATTCTGACGCGTGCCAGGGCATGATCTGTCACGACCCCGAAGAGGGCGAAGACCACGTGTGGTGGTTCGGGTTTGATTGTGCCCACGCAGGTGACTCCGCCCCCAGTATAGGTATCTCCAACAGTCGCGACACCTACCGCGACATGGCCTACGTAATAAGCGAAGTCGAAGACCTCGCCAGACAACTTAAAGAAAGAGAGGAGGACGTATGAACGGAGGACGAGAAGAAGGCGACGCAATCTGTAAGGTGTGCGGTGAGTGGTACTGGTTTGAGGTAGGCGTGGGCGGCGAAATATATTGGCTACGACACCGTGATGCCTCTTCACACTGTACAGGAGATCCCAAAAGGACAGGCCACGCCTGACAACGTCTGGCTCAACAAAAAGAACACTTACATCTCAGCCAAGCGCTCAGCCAAGCGCGACATTGTCTTTATGACGTATGACTGGGAATGACACTTACGCCTTGTCGAAAATGCCCTCTACATAACGGAACCTTTATGCCCGACCAACAAGAACTCAATCTTCCCCGTGTGCGTACCCCACGTCCCCAGCGCGTAGACCTACACAACCAGATCGTTGACGCACTGTTGGACAAGCTCAAGACACGCTGGCCAGACGCAAGACGTAGCGCCGCTGAGGTGGTTTACGACTACGATTACGCAGACGGGTACGAGCTTGCAAAAGAGCTTGAGGACAACGGCTATTACGGTCTGGGCCTCGACGATGCTTCCTTTTTGGACGGCATGAGCTGGGTGTCCTCCCGCGTTGTCGACGACGCACAAGAAGAGTGGTGGGCCCGCCAGCCCGATGACGATAGAAACCGCATCCAAGTCGGCGACGTTGTTCGCTTCCCGTTTCGCGAGGAGCACCACACCGGTGAGGTCTATGACATCGACCTTACCGGGTTCGCCTGTGTGCGCTGCAAAGAGCTTGGCCACGTGCCTTCATGGCAGTTTGGTATACAGGACATATACATCCCCGTGGAAAAGCTTGAGCGGTGTGTGCGCGTGGTCCTAACAGAAGACGACGCAAAAGCGTGGGCGGACATCGCCCCAGAAGAGTATGAGCCTTCTGCTGAGCACCTGGTGCGGCTGTCAGAAGCTTGCAGCCGGGGGCTCCCAACAAACCCAACATCTGAGGAACCCTAAACATGCTACCCGAACCTCCCGAACAACCTATCGTCGCCGATGAAAAAGGCGTTATCCGTTTCTTAAAGAACAGTATCGTAAGCTACTTGCTGGATGAAGGCCCTTTCGACATGAACCACCTGGCGATGTGCGACTTCCACGACGCTGACCGCGTGCAGTTTGCACAGCTCATCGGCTACTCCGTCGATGGCTTCTGTGATTTATCCTACGCCACAGACCGCGCGGTCGAGCCGTCTCGTGGGCAAGAAGCTTATGAGATCTGGGGCACCGACGGGCATCCCCACTCCGTGTTCTTAGCAGCGCACCGTGACCAATGGCTCGCCATCCAGGTCGACTCCACCGACGAAGACGACGAGCAAGGGGGCATCCCAGAGTGCATGCTCGAGTTTGAGGCCCAGTCTTGTGACGAGGCGTTTTCTTTTTTCCAGGCGTATGCACATGGACAGCCCACATGGCCTGCTGCGTACCACCTCAACAAGCAGAGTGTGTACGACTTACAGCGCGGCTACCACCGCGGGATGGTCGCACGTGCGTCGGAGTAGGCGAAACGACCTGCGCGCTTTTGTGTATGTGTTGCGCATGCTCGTGTTCTTAGCCAACGGTGCGCGAACACCACCGTTAAAAGGCAACTACCATGGATGGATTCACCGTCATCATCTACGACGATGCATGGAAGATCACCGTCACCAGCAAACGCGGCTGCTGGGTCAAGGACATGTTCACCGCTGCACTGCCGATCGTAGTAGAAAAAGACGCAGACTGGCGCCGGCGGGAGCCAGGATGATGTCTACGCTAAAGCCCGGGAACTACACCAGAACTGGACAACTTAAATGGGACGCATACCAGACAACTTACGCAACTTGGACGAGGTCCACGTCACAAAACAGGCCCTGCTCGAAGCGCTCAAGACCAACCTGCACGAACACCTCCAGGTCTACGACCACGCCACGGCGGGGTGGGCAGAGACCATGAAAAGCCTGTCGCTTAAGCTTGCGCACGCGTGTGAGGACGGCGACTGGGAAAAGATTGCTCAGGCACGCGGGCGACATCCGGCAAGCCGAAAAGCCGCGTAGCTCAACGGTTAGAGCTGTTGATTCTAAATCAGCTGGTTGCGGGTTCAAATCCCGCCGAGGGCACTATGACACAGCAAGACAAGATCTACGGAGAAATACAGGGGTGTCTCATTACCTGGGCAGACCTTGGTGGCGGCGTATTGTGGACCGTCATCTCTACACACAGATACAAGCGCAGCGATTACGCAATCGATGCGCAGGTGCTTACGCTACTTCACCAAAACTTACGAGCCTACTGCCGTGACAATTAACGCTTACGTAGTAGGCACCAAAATCCTGCACGCTCGCCAGCATCATCTCTACGACGACCGCTGGATCATTGTACCTATAAACTCCTACAGAACCTTCTCTGACATCGAATCCACGCTCCCGAGGATGCACCGACGTTTGCGCACGTTCTGCCAGTTATGACAAATATAAACATCATCGCGCGTCTGCCCAGACCAGGAGAGGCGATCTTTTTACGATCAAGCCTTGGCGAGTTTGTCCTGTACTTCAGCCAGAGTTCGGGCTTCGTGGTGATCGCACGTCGCTCCACTCCGGCAGGGGCGCTGTGCGCGTTGCACTTCTGGGCGCGTCACTATTCACAGTTGGGCCAACCCTACGATGCCTAACGTCACCCTCACTATATCCAGCGAAGACGATACGGCGCACGGTTTAACCTTTAGGGCTCGATCGGCCTGTACCGCGGGGCAAGCCGAAGACATCTTGCCCCGCTTACATGCGTATGGCCGTATGTTACATCGCTTGACTAAACGCTCTACATAACGATACTTAGACTTATGAAACCTTTCTTGTAGATACGCGTTCGCGGCCCACCTCTTGTCGGTGTTTACACAGTAAATCACGCAACACTTACAAGACCGAATACAATCCACGTGTACGCCACCTGCGCGTACGCATCAAAGAACTTGCCAGTGAAGCACACCACATCCGACACGAAGAGCGTCAATGCTCGGGCATGGAGAACACCACCGTAAGACTGTCGTGCGCCAGCTTGGGTATGCGTGTGTGCGCGGTGTGCCGTATCCGGGTAGAGCCCCGGGTACGCCCTCAAGATACGTACATGGCGCCCGCGTGCATTGCGTAAAGCCAAAGAGGTTGCCGTACGTTTTGGCCACGACGCCGATGCGGCAGAGGCCTGGTTTGACGTGAGCGATTTATTATCTGCACGGTACTAAGAATGAGCAGCGAGTAAGCGCTGCGTAACACCTTGCTCCAGCGGGCGGTGAGCTAAAACACCCGCAGCACAGCGATGCGTATACTTTGTACACTTTCACGGCTGAACTCATAGGCAGCCGCCGTACTAAGGTTCCGGCGCAGGCGCTGTGCCGCTTTGCCCCTCGAGCGTAATCAAAGAGGGGCGTTTCTATTTTTACGCTACACAGAGGATCCCTCCATGCATTTAAAGCTCATCAACACGCTCAACCTCGCGCGTCTGCGTGACGCAGCAAACATGTCCCAGACAGCCTTCGCGGACCGGCTTGGTGTTACACAGGGTACGATCAGCGCGTCTGAGAGTAACGGTGTCCCCGTAAAGCGCGTGCCTGCTTACTACCGCGTGTTCTTCGAGGAGTGCGGCTACCTCGACCCGCTTCCTGTTTTGGTTCCAGGTAAGAAAGCACAGAAACACTACGACCCCATGACAGCGTTTGGTCAGATGCACCTACCCGACGCTCTCGCTCAGGTCGCGAAGCTTAATGACCGTGTTGAGGGTTTTACGCCCGTACCTGCGTTGGAGCTTAAAAAGTTCATGAACAACGAGCTCGCCACCGGCTCGCCTTACCTGACGAGCTGTTATGCTCTGTGTGCGGCGGTCGGGGTGCCGACGCGTGCTATGACCCAAGACATTGACCTGACGAACATCGGCGCGGTGGTAGCAGAGCTTGCCCGCGACGCCGGTCCGCAGCTGGTTCTGGATGTGATCTACAAGAACGAAGACTTTAAGGCACAGTGCGAGCTTCACAACGTCGCGATCCCAGACAACTACAGCGCGCCCGTCGCCAAGCTGTACGACCCGATGGAGAACGCTGACCCGATGCGGCTGTCCCGTAGCGAAGACCTCATCGAGATGATGGGGCAGGACGACTTTGAAGAGTGGTCCCGGCGTAACTGTGTGCGCTGCTACCGCGCCTCGCCTGAGGTCTTAACCCAGCCCTGGCACAGCCCAAAGCTTGGGCGTGACGGGTACCTGTGCCCAGACTGTCAGAACCATGTGTGACGTCAACGTCGCTGTGTGGTTTGACGACACGCGCCGTACCGCTCAAGCAGTAGGGACACTCTCTCAAGTAGACGTCACCCTTACTGCTTATCCGCCCTACCTCAACGGGAGGTACACCCTAACACTAAAATACGCGGACCAAGACGGACAGCAGCCGTAAGCAGTACAAAGAATTTGAGCACAAAGACGAGGCCCTGATGAACTTCCACGCTCTTGAAGCGCAATGTTTTTACAGGGGAGATTTAAACCCGACGGAGCACTTTAATGCCAAGCAAATATGTTGAGCCCGAGCTCGCCATCGCCGCCGAAGGCCCGCGTGGGTGGGTGAAGGTATGGCACACCTACGCACACCACCGCTACGATGAACGCAACATGTATTGGTTTGCCGCAAACCCACATGAAAACGTCGACGAAGAGTTCGACATCCGAATGTGGCCTGGCTACGACAACGTAAACGATGCACTAACAAACGTAGTCAACGCCGTGCTTCGTGGGGACATCACCCCGGAAGGGGCGTCATGGCGAAGCTGATCACTCCAGCAATACTACGGCGCAGCTGCCAGCTTGAGACGCTGCGTACCAAGCCTTTATTGATGCCGCCTAGCACATGTGAGCTTAACCTATGAAAATCCTACAAAGTAGCACACCCGACTACTGGGAAGCATTCCATGACTTTGACCTGGTTCCTGTTGTGTTTGCCAGAATGTCGAACGTGTACGTGTCGCTCCGACACCTCGACCCACAAGAAGGTGAAGCGCGCCCAACGCTCGTGACCATTGACGTACTGCAGTATCCGCCCACCACGGACATGGCTGTTCTATTCGATGACACAAAGCAGGCGCTGCCTACGCTGTGGGCAGTGCTTCGCTGTGTGCACGCTGCGCCTTGTGGTTTGCGTGACTACACCGAAGATGAGCTCTTGTCTGTGATTGCACAGGCGCTGCGTCGGGCGAGGAGGTGAGACGTGGAGTTTGTCCAAGATGAACCAACCCGGCTACTGGGTGATAAACAGCTTAGTACAAACGTGCGTCATGATGCCTTTTGAGTTTTTGTTTGGCGCCACGCAGGGCTGCGCCAGCGTACCCAGAAGGCAGTATCGCTGAACATCGACTTGTTTGCGGACCGGCTCTGACGATGCTTTCTACATCACCACAGACCACGCATGGCAAGCGCTGTGCGCTTCGTACACGCCTGACATTTCGCTCTACACATCCGAGGCGCTCATGTTTGCGAATATCGCATGCCGTGAGTGGTATAAGAAGGTGCACCAACTAGTGTAACTATCACTATCACTATCACAAGGAGGATGCGATGCACATCCTTGCAAAAAGCGCGTTTGAAGTCGTGCTTGGAACAGGTGTCTTCTTCGGGCTTTCAAAAGCCTGGGAGTCGACGGTTGGCAAATCCCAGATGGAAGAGCGCGTGAGCGCGCTCGAATTGCGAACGTCGGACCAAGAAGTCCGACTAAGTCAGGCCGAAGAGGCCATCCAAACTAATGCCGCCGCGGCAGCGAGCATATACAGCTCGCTGAACGCTTTGGATCCGGCCCTCGAACGCTAATCGCGCTCGCAGGGCCGGATCCAAAAGGAGGCTGTCTATCAAAGCCCTCTGGAACGTATGTTTCCAGGGGGCTTTTCTTTTGCTCTTACACAAATGGGGCGACGATGAGTAACGAACGAAAACCCATTCCACTTACGACGCAGGTGTTGGCTGCGCACTGGCTTAGGCGACGGCACTGGGCCACGTATCCTTCGTGAGCGACTGGCAGAGCTTGAAGACGATACGCACGTCGCCAACACGGTGTCAGGTGTCATGGGGGTGTGTGTCGTGTGTGCTGTGGGTGGTGCTTTGGACCTGAGTGAAGGGCTTTAAAAACACAGGTGCTCTGGGTGGTATAAGAAGGTGCAACGACATCGTGTAGCACTTCGCTACACGACACTTAACTCACGGAGCAACCATGGACGAACTACTCAAAATTCGTTTCGAAGAAAAAGAAGACGCGCAAGCGCTGAATATTATTTGGCGTAAGAAAGTTCAGGCTATTTTGGCGCTCAAAGACGCGTCTGCCCTGATGAGGGCAGCACGCGCCGAGGCGGCTCTGTGGAAACACAGTGAACGCGCGAAGTTCCAGTGGCGACGCCACTGGGCGTTCAAAGACGCTGTATGTGCGCATATTGCGCGGATTAAGGAGGTTGAAAAAAGGACCAACGAGGTGGCCGCATCGTTGGCCTCAGAAACGACGTCGCTTGACGTAGATGCTGACAACGATGCGTACAAATTACGAAACGCCGTCGCCTCGCTCGAAAGCGAGGTGGCGTACGTCGTGGAAGCCGTCATCTGCGAGGACGTTTATGATGGCCGACTGTCGGCGGGCGCTAACCACGCGCTAGAACAAGCTCGCGACATTCTGTTTCCGCCAAAAAATGATGTAGAAAAGCTTGAGCGCAGAGTCGAGAGACTCGAGCGCAAGCAGCGCTCGCGCTAATCGCGTCGGGGCGCACACAAAAGGAGGCTGTCTATCAAGGCAGTCTCCTTTCTTTTTTGCTTGCACCTTTTCTTGCGCCACGAGGCACACAGACGATCAGCATCGAAGTACATCGTAGACGACACATGGGAAGCCAAAGAAACAGGCCAGCTTGCAATAATCGACAAGCGCTTCAAGCTTGAGCGCTCAAGCGGCGGCGAGCATCTGTGTGGCGCACGTCGCGGGCGTGAAGGGTGGCCTTCGCCCGGCGCAAAGAAGCCCAGCATACTTGAGGCTCAGGTGAGCCTAACCATGAACATCTACCTTAATGTTACGTTAAGGGCTGACCATCAGGCTTACCCTTGGACGAAGGCCAGCTGGCGACGTTGGGGCTGGCCGTGGACTACTACGCAGCTTCTCCAGCCTCTACACGGAGCCGCAAGTCGCCCAGGCAACACGTCCCAGCGCCATGCGAGCGAGCGTGCTTACCGAGCCAAGACGATTGATAGGAGAGACTTTTGAAAGCTGATGCCTGGAAGTCCTGCGTGAAAGTTGATGTCTGGAAGCACCCCGACACAGGAGAGCTGGCAGTGGGGTACGTTGATCTCGTGGACACAGCGTACATTTTAATCGGGACGTTTCTGGCGGACGATAGCGCCGTGGGGCTCTATTGCCTACACCTACGATTGCGCACGATAATCTGGCGTAGAGCGAAGGAAAGAGGCCGCACTCAGAGGCTCTCACGGAGGGGGCAAAAGAGGGCGCCACCGGACGACGGGTACGAAGCGTGCCAAGCCTTTGAAGATAGTGACCGGTAGTCAGTTCTGATCTACACTCAACAAGCTCGCGCGCGCGATACGGTTTTTGGCCGGAGTCGGAGAGGGTATTGGTTAAACGCCAATTATTATCGTACTAAACTCAATAGTTTTGCCAATAATTGGTCGATAATCAATAGTCCGAAAAGCGGGGTCTAAAAAGTAGCAAACATATTAGAGAGAGAAGGCTACGAGAAATCCTCAATAATCGATATTTCTAAATCTGGCATGCTCTTTGCTACGTACTACGTCTAATCTTCTTCTAAACAGGAAGTTTTTTTAACAGTGTTAATTATATATAGTATATGGAATATAGGGGAGTACAAAGGCAAGTACTGTGCCAAGTGTAGAAATATCGATTATTGAGGATTTCTCGTGGCCTTCTCTCTCTAATATGTTTGCTACTTTTTAGAAGTGCTTTTTCGGACTATTGATTATCGACCAATTATTGGCAAAATTATTAAGTTTAGTACGATATTTATTGGCCTTTAGCCAATACGCTGTTCACCCCCTTGTGACCTCCATCGTTTTTGCATCGCTCAAGCAGCTCCCAAGCCCCGTAGGCCGCCAGAGGGACGGTAGAACACCCGCGCTATTTCGCCGGTCTCGCCGCTGCCGCTGGGCGTGGGTCAGTGGGTCTCATTGTTTGTGTCATTCCTACACAATGGTGTGACAATGTGTCGTACCTTTTGAGAGTGAGCATTGAGTGAGCATTGCATGGTGGGGAGGGTTAAGAGATGTGTAGGGACGTCTTTGAAGAGACGTGTAGGCTTCGTGACGTTGTTAAGACTTAGTGTGGGCGTCGAGTAGGCGCTGCACATTGATAAGACTTAGTGTGGGCGTCGAGTAGGCGCTGCACATTGATAAGACTTAGTGTGGGCGTCGAGTAGGCGCTGATAAGACTTAGTGTGGGCGTCGAGTAGGCGCTGATAAGACTTAGTGTGGGCGTC